AAACGCCTGTATTAAACCGCCCTGTATTAAACCGCCTATTGCTAGAGTTTCTAGGAACACGAAAACCGCCTGAGTTGACGAGAGTTTTCCTAGAAACTTAGGAGTCTACTAGAAAGTGTTGTGCCATCCTAGCAGATGAGCGGCAACCGAGTGTATCATCTTGAATGTAAATTATGTGTACAAAAGTTTTACTTTTATTTTAAATATAAGATCCCCCCAGGGTTCTCATATAGAGCTTTGCCCCCGCCAGAAGGTCTCGTGATGTTTCTAGTAATCTTTATTAAATTACCTGTTGACTTGTCCTGTCGCTCCGTAACCTACGCTACAAGTCAGTAATTTAAGATTCCTGAACCACCACACCTTCTGTGTGGCAACTCTAAATGGTTAATTCTATTAACTCATAGAGTTATGATAACATACATTTAAGTATCTGTCAACGAGAGTTTGTATTTGAGTCTCGGTACAGGTATTGTGCACCGAGACATGCAGGATCTTACAGTAACTCTTGGTATGCTTTTTGGTACGCCTCAGTGTTAGTAGGTGTATCTTTTGCAAGTGCAATTAACTCATCTGTGATCTGAATATTCGTGTTATAACGTGTGTGGAACTCGTCAGGAACTTCTAGATATCTATTGATGAATGCTGCAGCAAGCGGTGTAACTAACCCAATGTCTAGAGATAACTTAACTTGTTTCTCATAGATTAAATATTGAGACTCAGATGGGATTGGTGGAGTTACATCAATTTTCTCTGGTTCTTTTTCTGGAAGAAGGGGATTATTATATAATGCTTCATCTGGAAGCACAGATTTACGCTCTTTAAATATATAAGTCTCTAGATCAGATGCTTTAGATCCTGAGTATATAGCAAAGATGCTAGCTTTACCTTGTGATGCTCTAACTGGTAGGTAACTAGTAGGGTAGCTCCTTAATGCATCATGGAATGGACTTCCTGAATATTTGTACGTATCTCCATAAAGATCATCAATATTCATTCGTTCATCTTCAAAGATATGGAATGACTTAAATGGTGGGATGGTGAAGTATTCCATCTGTAATCCATAAACTAAGAAACGATGTGCATATGCACTGATTTTTAAGACTGTGAATGCTTTTTCACCTTCTTTATGTGCATTACCCTTTGAAGTAACTGGATAACGTTTGCAGAACATCTCTACTAAGCGTTTCTCATTAATACTAAGAGTGGAGTACAGTCGTCCACTTAATCCTATAAGTGCATCGAACATAAATGCTAGTTTATCTTTTTCTTCTTGAGTTAGTTCAGGAAATGGAAGTACTTTAGCATTAGGAACATTATTGTTCTCCTTAGGTTTTGTTTTACCAGCATTCTGTCTTAGTTTATCTTTAAAGTTATACATTATTTATATCTCCTTTTTAAGGTCAGATGACCTGCTTTTTATTTTAAAGCCTCCGTAGAGGCTTGTGCTTTACTACTAGATATCACAGGCTTGATCACCTGTAAATTTTTTAACTGGTCTTTCTTTTAACGTTATGACTCTATCTATAGCGGGATCTAATTTAATCCATATTAGATTTAGTTGAGCGACAATATGAGACATGTTTCTAGCTGTGAAAGGTATATCTTTTGGCAGTCTAAATACTAGCTCTTTGAGATCATTCATTAAATGACCATCAGCAAAGAATAAATACGCTAGCCTTTCCACACGTTCATACTCATCCTCTTTAATTTCAAAGATCCCAATAGTTTCTTCGTTATTAAAAGACTTTTCATTGAGAAAAGCCACCTTGCAGTGGCCTATAGTAAATTCAGTAACTAGTTCCATTAATTAAAACCCTTACTATTAGTCAGATCAACAAGAGCTTCCATAACTGCATCAGCAAAGCTCTCATTCTTACTAGATGGCGTGCTCAGATGAATAGTATATGAGTTCCTAGAAACTCCAGCATCAGAAGGTGCTACGCTTCGCATGTCAGACTCTATAGCTTCTTGAGTATGTTTCAATTGTACAGAAGGACTGCAATCTTCCCCAAACTTATATGATTGTGTGTTATTTACCACGCCACCACACGGAACATTGTGCATATCCGACATTAATCTTTTATCGGAGTTATTCAGCATTGCGATTGGTCCCGACTGCCACGGATCTCTAATAGTCACTGGAGTACTCGGGCGGTTCACCTCAGTCTTCACGAGTTTGTATCCAGCATCGATTAGTGAATTAATCAGATTATCTGCCGGGATGCGAGCTGTGCCAAAGATCTTACGAGCATTCATGAGTTTGGCCTGAAACTCTTTGCAAGCCTGAAGATCAATGTGCAAAAACGACAGTTGCATAGATTTAAACTGTACTGTAGCAGTCAGATCTTTAAAGCTGTAATCCCATGTGTCGAGTTCATGATCTGCAACTACTTTAATGGTTTGTTGTGTAAACATTATCTATTCTCCAGTTTATCCAACAGCTTACGAGCTGCGATATTATGTTGTTTAATTTCTCGGTTAAGAATTTCATTCTCACTATTTAATTCTAGATTCTTAACAACATTAAGACGACTGCATATAATTATCAAGCCTAGAATAGTTAAGAGTGAGCCGCCTAGTAGTACAAGAAGTAATGTTTCCATTATTTGATTCCCATGTAACGTTTAAGATATACTATGAAGTCTTCTGCTGTATGTTCTAGGCTACCTTGGGCCACGAATAACTTCAGAGCTTCACGCTGTTGTTTGAGATTAGCCACCTCTCCACGTAACTTTGTTAGATCCTCTGCTAATTCTCTGGCTCTACGCATAATAACGAAAGATACGAGTATTACTATGAATAACATAACTACTAAGACGCTTGCTACAATTTCCATTAGTTACTCCAAATTAACATCCAACTCTTATCAAAATTAGATGCTCTATTAATTAATTCGCCCATAGAGACGTTATTGTCGTCTATGGCTTCTTGTACAAACTCTTTACCGAAATCATCTAATAGGTATTCTGTACCATTTATAGTAATCTTGTAGAGAATTGGGACTAAAGGATGTTGATGATTAAGTGGATTCTCATTAACAGTTATCTCATGCCTTCCCCACGTCGTCTTGAACAGTTTGTGGGAGAGTAGAGCTAAGGGGTTTGACCAGACTACGTACTCCATCTTTCTTTAACTCCTGTTTTAACTTTTGATCTTTATTATACCAAATTATGTGCTCACCGTCAACTACAAATTTGTGGAAAGGTGCTGGTACGGTGTACACTCCATATTCTGTTAAGCGTGTCACAACTTTATGTGCACATAATCGGCAACCATGCCCTTCTAAGTGAGATCTAGCCGTTTGCCAGTAATAACCATCGTGATCTGGGCAATAGATCTCAACCTGCTGTTGCATAGTTCTATACTTAACTCTCTCATACCCAAAGAACTTACCATGTGCTTCTACAGCTCTCCTAATAAAAATAAGATTAAGTGCGTCTTGCTGGAAGTCTGGATGAAGTTGTTTTAGCTTAGTTCTATTAATAGATCCATCTGATTTAGTGAATCTATTTATGGGGAATTGTAATGCTTCCTCATAAAGTAATTCGTTTATTTTATTTCTCATAGTATACACGAAAGGCCAGAACAATTAAGTCCTGGCCTCTAGAAATTAGGTAGCGTCAATGCTCACTAAATCCGTTATAAATTCACCTGATTCCATAGGGATAGAGATCGCAGGGTCACATTCACAGGAGGTTATCCATTCGTCCCATTTACTATCAAGTAAAGAGATAAAGCTATTAGGACTTCCTCTTTCTTTGTACCTAGCTAAATATTCTTCTTTTAGCTCTCGTTCTGGATAAAGCAGAATAAAATCTATTCCAGCAGCATGAAGAGCATCTCGTACTTCTTTATGGCTAGAAACTAAGATCAGTTTACCCTCTTCTATAGCTTGTGAAATGTGCTCAATATAGTTCGCTGGAAAGTTATCCTTCGGGAATTTAGAAGAATCCGAATCTAGTACACGTGGAAAACACTTAGTAAAGTAAGTCTTACCACACCCTGGAAAAGCAGATATAACATTAAATTGCATAATTATTTCCTTAGTGAAGTTGCTTGCCGTTTAAGGCCATATCAGCAGTTTCCAGAAGAGATTCAGTAATCTCACGAGAAACTAGATATTCATCAATTGAGTGGCGGCGTTTGCAGGCATAAGCATTAACAATCAGATCTAGAGCACCAAGAACATCATGAATAGTTACTTCTTCATCCTTGTCTAACTCTTCTTGGGTAATCTCAATTAACTGGCCAACTGCCATTAAAAGTCCAAGAATATCTGCTGTTTCACCCGCCACCAGCGGATTAGCACATCCTACTGTAAGATCGAAAGCATGATTGACAATTGACTGCCCATCAACGCTTCCTTCCTCAATCTGCTTCTCCAACTGCTTCATCTGCTCTAGCACTGGATTTTTCTTTTGTGTCATGGTAAAGATTTCCTGTATCAGTTGGAAGGAATGCCGATTGTGCCTTCGGCGGATGTTGTTTAGCAATCCAGTTGAGGATCAGTACACGGCTAGGAACGATATCGGTATTATACCAGAAATCATGAACCCAATGTCGTGCATTTTCAAACTTACCGAACTTATACGCTTTCTTGAACAGCTCAAAACCAAAACAGTCAGGTGCAAAATCTACATCACGATAAGGAATTACCTTAGATCCGGTGAGATCTTGAATCGCTGCGTTAATCTCTGTATGCGAGAACTTCGTTTCATGGAAAGTATTAAAGAAGCGGTAATTAAAACGTCCGTTCGTTTCGACAAACAACTGGATGAATAAATCATTAAATTGGCCATCAAACCAGTAATTCTGTAATCTTTGCAGTGCTGTCATTTACGAACCCCATTTATTGCTGCGATAACGCCTTCATACATGAAAGGAAGAACTTGTGAAATGTGGAAATCTTGGACTGTCCAACCAGCTTCTTGATACATAATGTTAATGATTGCACAACTTAACATAAAAGCTGGTAGAATTATAAAGTAATCCCACGTTGCTTTCTGCAAGTTAGGGTTATAAAAATTAATCATCTGTTTTTAAGTCTCCGTATTACTTTGGCCTGCTCAACGATTATGAAAGCGGCAACCACTAAACCGAAGATTAGGATTGCCGTAACAGTTGTTAAATCAATCAAGGCAGACGCCAAATATAATGGGCTGTCCAAAGTGTTTCTGGTTCATCGTCATGATGCATCACTAGGGACTCTGGAGAATAACTATTAGCCAGTTCTTTACGAACCATCTCACGTTCTTCACCAGTTTCAATATTTTTAACAATCACTTTCATATTAAGAGGAGTTAGCTCAGAAAGTGGTCGCCATAAGTCTTCCAGATCTGTTTTAGTTTTATTCTGGATGGATTGCAAGACTTCTAGTGTCTGAGGATCTACATTAATAAACCCACGTTCAGTAACAAAACCTAGAAACTCGTCCAGCAGGGTTAATTCACTAAAATTAAGCTTCATCTTTCAGAATATCCTCGATCATGTCAGAAGATTGCTGTAGTTCGTCTACAATGCGTTTAACGTCAGTTTTTGTCACTTTACCGGCCAACATCGTGAACAGCATTGCAACGATGATGATAGGAACTGGCAGAACAAACAGTGCTACTTTACCAACGTTCTTCGGGGTCCAGGTATGATACTTAGTAACCAGAACACCAACAATAACCAGATAAAAAGCTAAGATAATTAACATCATTTCTTAATCTCCGTGATTACCTGAGCGCGCAGGACTTTAATAGGAAGTTTAGTGTTACCAACAAGAGTTTCAATATTCGTTAGCTTTTCTTTAAGAAGATCTGAGCGTCTTTGTGCTAATTCGATATCTTCTTCCTGTTCAACGAGACGTTTAACTAGCCCATCATTGGTGAGGCGCATCCTATCCATATTTTTATTAGCATTAATAATGCCAATGATTCCGCCAATTGCTGCTAAAGTCGTGAGAACCAGCAATCCAATTAAAATTTCTGTAATCATTTAAATACTCCGTTGCCACATTCAATATATGGGCTTATAGTTCTATAAAACGTGATTTTTTCTAAAGATTGGTCAATTGATTTACAAAATCTTTTGGCCTCTTCAATTTGATGCTTTATTTCTTCCAAGTCTTTCATAACGTGTGCATCTTTTACTTCAGCACCGGAATATTTTGAGAGAGCTATATCAAACTCTGCTTGATTAAGCACAAGGTTTGCTTCTGAGAGCATTTTATTACGTTTTGCTTGTTCTTTGATTTCCGGGCTAATGTACACTTGTTCAAGAGCTTCTTTCTTCTCATGCTGATTAAGCATGAGGTCACTAACACCGAGTGTGATAGCTAGGGAGACTAGGGCATTCAGCCCTAGTACAAGTAAGAATTTTCCATTAGTCATTATTTCTTACCTTTCAGTTGCTTAACTTCACGCTCAAAAGATGCTGCACGACGTTCGGCAGTTGCCTGATGCTCTTTCGCAAAACGTGCTTCTTGTTTCGCAAGGTTGAATGCCATAGCATTCTTGTTCAGAGAATCATACATCTTTTTCATTGCCGGAATAGACATCTTCATGAGCTGACCTTCAAAACCCTGCATATCGAGGAGAATTGCCAGAACGTTAGCCATTTCAGTTTTAGTCATGTTTTCCATTAGAATTTCCTCTCTCATTAATTTATGAACTTATTATACAGAATTTTAAAGCTAAAAGCAACTGAATTTTTTATTTACTTACCAATCGTTAACGAAACCTGAGAACTCAGAAGCAAATACTAACTCAAATTTCTCAGCAATTTCAGGGTGATCTTTACAGATCAGTTCAATGCACTTCTCAGGTTCCATACCATCTTCTTCAGGATCACCGTAATACTTGTCCCAAAGATCATCAGGAATAACTTGCTCAGCTAGATCTTGGAAGTTCACTAACTGATAGCGTGGAGTATCCTCATTAATAAAGATCTCATGCAATTCCTCAGATACTTCTCCCTTATAATCGGAAATTAGCAGAGCATTGCAAGCAAAACATTCCCACATCATCAAACGCTCAGAAATCGGGTTCGATTTGTCTTGAACATAGGACTGAAAGACTGCCTTAAAAGTAGATTTAACTTGCTCAAACTTATCTGCTGTTGCGATTAAAAGTGCTTTATCAATCTTTTGCATTTTGATTCCTTCTCATCAATTTATAAAGTAATTATACAGAAAACTAAGCATTTTAGCAAATGAAGTTTTTAAAATAAAAGGCCTAAGCCTAGGCCCGTAAAGAAAGAGATAAGAACTACCATCCCTATTGCTATAAATATCTCACGAGCCATGCCATCAAAATCAAACATTGATATCTCCCCTCAATACCGCTGCCACATCTTCATCGATTTGGAGTACTTCACCAGTAGTGCAGTTAACCACTTTATCATAGCTTGTGAATTTGCCAGACACAATATCCTCTAGAGGAATAGGAGTCTTGCTCATCTCAAAAGAGACGTTGATATAACGTGGGTCACGCACAGAATTAGTGTGCACATGTCCGTGAATGTTTAGCCTACCACGAAGTTCTGCTTCGTGCAATGGACAATGTGACAGCCAAAACTTCTTGCCACCACCTGTTTGCTTACCTATAGCCTGAATATCATCATAAACGTCTACAAGATCTTTAATATGCAGACCCTGACGCTCAGCATCGTGGTTTCCCATAATTAGTTGGTTAGGCACGTTGTGGATAACCGACTTCAACTTGGCCAACCCTTCTCGCCCCCACGGCACTATCTCCTAGCAGCACAAGTTTTGTACGCTTGCCAATGTGCTTGGACAAAGTATCTAGGATATACTCATCGTGCTCTTTCATGTTCTTAAACCAGGGGCGAAAACGAAGAATCCCTGGGTGGTCTAAGTGGAGGTCACTCCAGAATTTAACTTTCATTATTTATTCCTTACACAGGTGGATGTAATAGTATAACTATCGTAGAATATACCTTTTGTGAGTCCAATTTGAATACTGGAATAATCTAGCTCACCTCCAGCTACATCACATAAGTGTTTTGTATCTTCTGCAGTAAATCTCATATTATCGTCGTAGGAATCACATCCAGCTAGTATTAGTACTGATAATAGTAGTAATCTCTTCATTACAGAACTTCCTCCGCATATTTATTCCAACCCTGACAATAACTACTAATACCACGAAGTTTGAATATTTCATCATAAACCTCATGGTGCTCTTTCGCTTCTTGGTAGCCTTTGTCAACCTCTTCCTGTCGTGCTTGTTCAAATTCAACACGATTCTCTAGCATCTTCCAGACTTCTTCGTACTCTGGCCAATTATGCTCTACTACGACTGTTTTAAGATCCTCTTTACCACGTTGTGCTCGACTATACCATAGTTTGGACAAGATATGCTCCAAAGTAGTAAAGTTACTTTGAGTGATATGCCCTAATTCTATGGCTTTCTCAATATCAGATAGCTTTATAACTACATAACGTTCTTCACGTTCCATTATAGAATCCTCTGTACACCACAGCTATCATTTTTATCTGTGGTAAATGTCATGATTTTACCGGCTTCATCATTAACTTGCGCAACCGTCAACTGCCCGTTGAAAACACCGCCAGTATCGAGATAAACACGGTTCTTGTACAGAATTGGGTAAGGAACACCAGTGTGACCATGGAATACGAAATCTACACTTTCAACTTCTGGTACTTCCACAGTCAATTCATCTTTAAATCCTGCATAACGCTGGAAATAGGGATGCTCTGCACCTTGCTTAGACAGATGAAAACCAATTTCCTGAATTACATCACGATCCCACAGATACGGCTCAATGTAATAGCTAGGATGATCATTGGGATCATTTTCACTTGCAGCGATATGATCAATAATATCATCCCAATTAGGTGTATGTACATCGAATCCAGCATCTTTATACTGAAACGGTATTCCGCCATGAACAACACCGTATTTCTTGCCACGATGGAGTACGGTCATGAATACAGGCATTTTAGCTGCCATATCTTCTGCGATACCTTTAATTGTATCGGTATCCAGATCATTCATTGCCCACATTCCACCATTATACATCCAGTTGGCGTAGTCACCAGCAATCATAAACTGATCATGGTTGCCACGAACGCTACGGAAGCGTGGGTTATATAAGAATTTGGCTAGAACCTGTAAGTTCTGCGGGCCACGGTCGATCAGGTCGCCAACACAGACAACATAGTCACGCTTTTCTTTATACCCTGCTAGTTTAAGAGCCTCTTCCAGCATATCATTACAGCCGTGAATATCTCCTACGAAGAACAGGTTAACATCATCTGGTACTACTAACATTTCGTGCAGGTTAAATTCTTTTTTCATTATCGAGTCATCCAATTAGTGTGTTTTTCAGCTTCTGTATCGTTTGGCTCAAAGACAACGTGACAGTCTACTGCTTCCCAGAAAGATTGACGGATGATAGCATTTTGTTCTGCAATATCCAACTCTTCCCATTCTTCAAGTGTTTCTAGATCTGTATCAACTTCGGTATCACAGCCCACCAGCCCCAAAGTAACAACAATAGTAACACGGCCTTCACGTTCTTCGGGATAAGCCTCAGCATATTCCCAAGCAGCTTGCTCAACATAATATTCTTGCTCCTTTTCAGGCAGTGACTTATATTTTTCTTCTGTGATTCCCATTTCTACAGCACGAGTACCACAGACCACGTTGTTATGTATTATAAGATATGCGTAATTCAATGTGATACTCCTCCCATCAATTTATACATATATTATATCAAAATTTTTAGCAGAAAGCAAGTAATAAAAAAGCCTAGTCAGCTAAGACTAGGCTTTGGGTATTAATCCTCTGGATTATCTTCCAGGAAGTTTTTGATTGCGTCATGCATAGTTTCTTTACGAAGTTGACGACCAATCAGAATGTGGTTGGCTTCCACACGACCATTAGGGAGACGATCTGCTAGAACTACTACAGGAACCTGACGAACTCCAAATTTCTGCATAAGTTCTGTATTATCAGTCTCTTTATGAACTTCTAGACTGTAGTCCTGAACTACTTTATCAAATACAGGCTCGAACATTTTGCACGGATTGCAGGTAGATCCCTTCAATAGATATACTAATTTACTCATGTTTATCTCCTTTAAATGGTTCATATAGGGCAAATTCCCCAAATAATTCAAATCTTAACTCATTGGCAGTTTCTACAGCATCTTTGAGGTTTGTGAAGTATCCTCCCGAGTAGGATTTACCATCTTTCATAACCTGTACTTGCCATCTACATGTTTTCTTTGTCCAATATACGTTCTTATATCCAGAACTATTGTTCGAATACTTTAACGCATTAGCACCATTTTGAGAGACTGTAGCTTCTCGTAGGTTAAGCCATTTATTATCAGACCTAACTCTGTTTTCGTGGTCTACTCTTGCAGGCATATAGCCTTCCATGTAAAGAAAGGCTAATCTATGTGCCCCATGAACTTCGGAATCAACAGTAATATTGATATAACCGTTATTTTGAGGATTGCCAGCAATTTTTCCTGCAAATTGCTTGTTAAAACCACTTCTATCTACTTTTCGGCTCTTCCATATAAATATCCCTGTATCTGGATTGTACTCTAGAAGTTCCTTCAATCTTTCTTGGGTAATCACAATTTATTAACTGCCTCTAAAAACGCACGCATCACTTTAACAGTTGCAGTGCTAAGATCTAAGGTAGCACCTAAGCACTCAGATACAGCAGCCTGATAAGGGGCTTTTAGCCTGCCTTCCGGTACTTGTACTTTCTTATAGGTTTTCTTTTTGACTTTATCCAGCATCGTTTCAAGAACATTGAGAGGCAACTTCTGACCTTCAATATTCACGCCAAGCTCTTCCATTAGCATGGTATTTAAGTCAATACGAGTAAGTTTCTTGCCTTTGCTAGACATACGAATTCCCGCCTTTTTCTCAAGTTTTGCACGCTCTGGTGAATCGAGGTCACGTAATGCGATGTTCAATTCATACGGAGCCATATTGTAATGGTTAGCCATCTGAGTATAGTAACGATCTGACATTTGTGAGACTCCTCTGATTCAATTTATACAAATATTATATAAAAATTTCAGCGGAAAGTCAACTACTTTTTTATATTAGTGTGCTTGATGTGGGAATCTCTTCCTAACTAAGTACATAGTTATTGGATATATTGAATACATAAGTATAGGGGAGAAAAGGGTGAAATAAGCCGTGACTCCCCAGCTAACATTAGTGGTATCAATGCTAGAGTAAGGGCCATAAGAATCATACCGAATGAGACAGCCAGGGCTACTGTGATGCAGTTCTCTAACTCCATCCAAAGCCAACAATATTTCGTATTCCTCTGGCAGTTGCATTTGCAAACGCCGAATGTGCCCATAATTATATACTCTAGCCCATGAACGACTTTCTTTAATGTATCATTTTGGGTAACTAGTGCGACAACAGTGAGAATTATCATTAAGATGAAAATTACTAGGCTTATTTTCCATACTCCTAGTAATATCATGGTGAATAGTTCTGCAAACATGGCTTTCTCCTATCATTAAGTTTTTAAAGCCCCCTTTGCTTTAAAAGGCGGGAATTACCCCGCCTTGATTTATTATCAGACTAATTCTACGTGACCACCGTCGTAAGTACCACGATCGATCTCATCATGATAATCACCAGAACTATTCCAGTCGGCACCAAAACGAAGTTTGATACCAAGTTCCTTACCGGCTTGTTCAAAAGCCTTCTTAACAGCCCAAAATGCTTCCAGATCTTTCCAATCAATCTTACCATTAATATATGGTGCAAAATCGATAGCGTCTCCAGTTACATGCTTACTTTTGCTAGGGTCTTTCAAGAATGAAGTACCATTAGCAATATTTTGGGCACTTTGTGCTACTGTACGAATACCCTGTACGATTGTGAAATCGTATGGGGATAGTTCTAAAGCCCTACGAGCTACCTTTTGTAGCTCGGGCTTAACAGTTGCTAATTGTTTTTCGCTATTTTTACCAAATTTAAAACTCATATAGATCTACCTAATGATCTCCGTTGTGGGGAACAGAGCTTTGCTAAGTACTCATTAAATTGTTCCGAATCAGCTGTATCTACGGGTTTATCCTTCCATGCAATACCTATGTATCCAGCATAGATATTATTTAGGTTGAAATATGGACAAGTGTAGACGTAATTAAAAGTAATGTTCTTAAATGCTGGTATATTTGACCCAGTATATTTATTTACTTTTACACTTAAATCCGCAGCGTAGTTAAAGCCTTCCAGGTGACGTCTATAAAGTTCAGACGTCTTATTTACTGCTTTATCGGCCAAGTCAGCCCTATCCAATTGCGCATTGCTTTCCCATGCAATAATGTTTGAATAATCATTTATAGCATCTGGTTTATACTTTACTACAAAAACGGCATCCGCACCAGTCTGGGAGAAAAGAACCATACTCTTTTCTCGTGCTACATTAGGAAAGTTATCTATCCTTTGGGTTTGAACATCCTGTAAAACCGAAGACGTGGAGAAAGTCTTTAAAAATGACATCACCTCGCTAGTGTTACTTACAAACAAGAAAATAATGACAGCAACTAAGATAGTTAGCAGACGTTTTAGTAGCGAAGCTGGATCTTTCGCTTCTTGTAGCAGTATCGTTAATAGTTGTATAAACTTTTCCACTTGTAACCTCCTCTAACCACTACCATTATACTAATTCTAGAGTAAAATTACAATGTGTTTTTTAAGATCACTTCTGGAGCACAATTTTTTGTCGTTGTCAAGAAGAATTTTAGGCAAAAGAAAAGCCAGAGTCGTTAAACTCTGGCTTAAAACTACTTACACTTCTCCATGTTCTTCTGGATGCGGGGCTTGGGCTTTACTACACTGCTCTTTACGATAATTCGCCAAAATTTCAATACGCTTATTGATTTCTTTGCTGTTGAGATAGATATTCTTATTCTCTTTTACCATGTCCTCGATTTCATCGACAGAGAAGAACGGAAAGTAAATATCTAGCATCATATCTTCTACAAACTGGTTGTAGGATTCATAGGCTTTCTTGATTTCTTGACCTTTCTCGCAAAATCCGCCAGAGAACGTATGTCCCATAAGCGTAGCATGTGGATGTACAACCCAACCGTGGCAAGATAGGAAGATTGTGCAGTAAGCAGAAGCACTAGGACCGAGTAGGTGTCCAATAACAGTTCCACGACAGTTAGCGATTAGGTTAGATAGTTGTGCAGCAGTATCAACGTAACCACCCGGCCCATTAATCATCAGATTAATTTCATCATCTTCACCAGCCTGCATCAGTATCATGGATAGGTCACGATACTCATCCGGTGAGCCTAATTCTTCATCAAAGAAAAAGGTATATTCGTTAGATTGGCGAACAGTGTGAAACAGGTTAGTCTTTTCTTCTTTCTTATTAGTCATAGTGATCCTTAATTATCCAACTAGTGGTTCTAGCTCTAAGTCACAGAAGTGGTATACATCAGTACGAAGTGCATCAAGTCCGTTGAAGGTATTCTCAAATTTATGAGAAATGTATTTTTCAGGAATACCGCTTTCAGACGGATGATCTGTCTCGATGCGATACTTATTAGTAATACCAGATTCAACCTTAATAAGTATGGAATCCATATCTAGAGTATTGGTTTCCATGATTAGCTCTCCCTCATTGGGAAAACGCACATCGGTAACGATTGCGACGTCTGGGTCGTCTTTATCGATGGATTGCTCCAGAATTATGAGCCAAATGCGTTCATGCACCAGCTGCCTTCCTAACTCAGTACCTACAAGCTGTAGCACTTTTCTTGGGGAGATAAATACGCTATACAGCGCATCATCAGCTTGCCCAATTAACTGCTGAGGATCAAGGTATTTTCCTTCAAAAATCGGCCAAACGTACGAGAAGTCCTCAAACTTATCGATACCATACTTAAACCATACGTCTCTAGCTCGCTCCAATTGAGATTGTGTGACCGTAAACCATTGGTCAATCTCTTTTCCCCTGCGCTCTCCCAGAAACTCTGGAGTTACCCCGAGGATTACGGATGCAAGTTCGTAAACGGGTTTAGCAAAACTGTAACGACGGGATAAACACGTTGGGAACGTGTCATTACACCAGTCAATCATTAATTCTGCAACGGTATCTTTTCCCGCACCAGCCTCACCATGTAAACCGACTAATACTGACATTAATCTTTCCTATTTGTAATGGGTGGATAGTAAACTAAGCAACGTTTTTCTTGTAAATCTTGACGATAGAAGCAAACCATACCAGTCAGTCGTGAAATGTAAGAGTAAACTGCTTCCTCGCATTTTGCTTTTGCATTCCAATCTTTGTAAGGTACAACAACTACTACGCCATCTTCGCCATTTGTAGCTAATTTCTTTTCGAATTTGAAATCAAAGCTACACGGCTGAAGTCCTTTAGGCCAGTCAACATGGGCTTGCTTTAACTCATGTGAAGGCTCTGGTTTTATTTCTTCTGCACAGCCTGTGATTGTGATTGCGGCTGCGAGCAGTACTCCAAGTTTCCAGTTAAACATGCTAATCTTTCCTCGAACTCCTTACTCTGCTTTTTAGCAATTAATGTAACCAATCCAGGCTTTGCAGATATAATGTCTTGACGACTAAGTGCTTTATCAAGCTGACTAATTTTCTTGTCTAGATCTGCTTGGGAAACATTATTCATTGTGAAATACTGATTCATACGAGTTTCACGAAGTTCACTCTCAGCTTTCACATTATTAAGGGAAGTCTCTAGGGACGTAATCTTTTTAGTAGCTACTGCAAGATCACCTGCTAGAGTCTCAACCTTATTTACTAAGTGATAAGCACCGAATCCGATGCCTATCGCTAGACCTGCTCCCAGGATATACCACTTACCTTGCCATATTCCTGAAAGAAGTTTTTGTATCAAATCCATGTGCTGCTAACCTGTCTTTATCTGATACGGTAATCATATCAGGCTCACCAGTTCCTAGTACACCGAAGATATACTGTTCGAGAACTTGGTGTAAACGGTATAAGTTACTTTCAATTTCCTGCCACGGAATACCTGACTGGTGGAAACGAATGTTTGTCTGAATTACGAAGTTACGAACATCATCGTTATCGTTCTTCTTAATACCTTTCACATATGCAATTGGTACGCGCAGTTCAGATAAGATACGTTCTGCTTTAGGTTTTGCTTCAACCAACATATCTCGCATGGTTTCACGAACATCACCACGATTCTTGTCTAGTAAGTAAGAACGGGCATGTAATCCCATTTCTTCCATTTTATCAAATACAGCATCGATGTTGAACGTTTTGAAACTGAATGCCGGATGCCAGCAGGACAGCTCATGTAACCAGTAAACTTCACCTGCAATAAACAGCGGATTTACTGAGTATTCGAAATCACCACGGAAAGATAAGGAACCTTCACGAAACACCTGACGATTATGAACAATATTCTTTTCTACATCGTCGGTTACTTTTACTAGCAGCTCTTCAGTTTTACGCTCCCAGACACGATCTGGATCAAATAAACTATTCTGCAAATCGTATACATCATTGAACTTTGAAATGATTCTCATAAATTATCCTTTTGCCTCAATCTATAAACATATTATACAATACTTGTGGCATCTGAGCAACTGAAATTTTATTACAAAAATAGCCCAGTCGCAAAATTGCAGGCTGGGCTTTGTCATTATTATTCTTGCTAGGAGGTGATTATCATCACTCTTGTTTACTTAATTCTCTAGCACGACGTAGCGATCCAGCGGTTCTCCATAGTTTAATGTCGTCAACAACTTCTTTGTAGGGAGCAATAGTAAGACCTAGCGGCCCCGCTACCAACAGTCCAAAGAAACCAATTACACGCATGTAAAGCAAGCATTCTTTGGGAGTCATTGACTGGACAGCCTGTCTTTCCTCAGCACTGTCGAACTCGTGTTCTTGATCGTCTAAACGTAGGTACTTAATAAACCATTCAGCAGAATATTCATCCAGATGACGAATAACTGCAATAGCATAGCCTAAACCAATAATAAACCATGCTGCTACAATGAATAAAATAAAGCTCATGATATCTCCAGTTAAAGTTGAGGTCAGCGACCAACTCACCACTTACCGCACTAAGGGGCACGACTCCCTTATCCGTAACAGTTGCAGGTGACGCAACTCGGTCCTACGCGAGTTCTTTACTTGCTCTGCATTTCAGCGCGAAACTTTTTCATCTTACGAGTTTTACGGAAGAAGAAGTAAGTAGCTACTGGCCCGAACAAGGTGTCCATGATAAGCATACCTGACATAATGAATTTGAACATCTTTTCATCGTCAAATTCTGCTAATTCTGGTGGACGATATTTGTTTATAACATAAAGAATAACATCTTTATTTTTAGAGATATACAGATCATCAATCAGGCTGTAAATCGCGACAACTGCACCAATAACAAACCACAAAGCAAATGGAGAGATAATCATTTAAGATCCTTTTCATCAATTAGAATAGTAACAAACAATGGTACACAACCTGGGCACAAATCTTTACCAAACTTTTCCATCACATCCCAAAGTGGTAAAGTAATCACACCATTCTTAACTCTAGAATCTGTATACTCAGCTATTCGTTTATCCGCGAATGTTATTGCACTAGAAGTTTCTTCGTACTGTTCTGCATAGTTAGTCCAGAACTTAATATGTTCCTGCTTGAGGAAGTCTAGTACAGCATCAGTTGCTGGAATCTGTACTAGACTGTTGAGATTTAGCTCTTTCACGTTCTTCTCTCCGACGTTTGCGTTCTTTCATCATGTAAGCTGCTACAACTTCATGGTAGTAGTCGTTAATGTTACCTTCAGGCAAGAAATGCTTAATCGTTTCTAGCTGGCAGACAACACGGTAAAGATGTTTATTTGGTAAACATAATTTCATGCCCATAACAAATCCAGAGAAGCCTGGAACACTGAACATGGGTTGGGCTTCTACGTTGCCCTCTGGATTGATACTAAGTTCAATCGAGATGCCCATTTTCATGCTATAAAGCTGACAGCCTTCACCATTGCCAAATCTTGACCAAACAGTGAAGTCCTCATCTATCTGATCTTGGATTTCTTCGACTGCATGTTTAATTCTAGGGTCTAAATTACTCATCTTCACCTTCAAAGCCGCAGTCATAACGGCAAGTAAAAGAATCAGAACTATTAGTACGTTGAGTAGTGATTTCACCACGTTTACTAACAGTAATAGCCGGAGTAGAGAAGTTTTTATTAGTATAGATTTCTACTTTGCCATTACGTTCTTTAACATCACGTACTTTACCATATTCGGTGGTAATGCCGTTCTGCTGAACTTTAACATTACCATTTTTCATAGAAACTTTGGTAGATGCCAGAGAACCGAAACTAACTGCTGAGATTACTAGAGCAATAATAAACTTATTCATCTTCATCGTCCTCTTTACAGTCACGGCATACATCATAATCATTGAAAGAATGTTCGTGAGCTTCACACCACCAAGAACAAGAATCGCACAAGAAAATTTCTGTTTTCTCTATTGCCTGTCCAAGTAGTTCGTCTGCTTCATCTTCTGTAATTTTCAAACTACAAACATCAGCAACACGTTTAACAATCATTTTACCCGCTTCATGATAAGACATACAAGTCCCAACAACATCATGCTCAAGTACGTGAACAGCACAGTCTAGTCGAGTTTTCATTTCAAAGCCCTCTCATCAATTTATATAAATATTATATCAAAAGGAGAGGGTTTTAGCAAATGAATTATTTACGAAATTAGTCGTAGCACCACCATAACCCACGCTTACGCAGATCATGATCGCGATTATAGTCGTAATTTTCTGGATCTTTCATCACACGATGAAGTTCGCGACGGTTTCCCTGCCGAACCATTTTGTTAGAATGCCACTTAACATTCCTACTAACAGAATCCCACCAGTGCCCATCTTTCTTCTCGTTACGGATGATATTTTCCTGAATCTCCTTCTCAATTTCATCCCAAGTTTTAGCCCATGCTTCATTGGATCGAACTTGATAATACTTCCACTGCTTACCATCCCTATCCGTGTAGATATACGGAATACGGATATTAGTGCTATGAAAATTATAAGTAGAACGATGTGCATCACGCCAGTGACGATCACCAGATTGTTTACGATATGTACGGCTCATATTACCTCCATTAAGTCTTTTAAATTAACTTAATGTGGGCGAACTTCAAAATATAACATCAGTAATCTCCGTTGTCGTTGTATACTACCCCACTGCTCGGGAGTTCTTCTACTGTCACATCCTCGAATTCTATAGAACTTCTATGGTTTCTAGCCAGTTCGATTGCTTCTTCCGCAGTTTCCGCAACAACAATAGCTGTACCACCTAACCACAGGCCTCTATAGTTCACTTTAAAAATTTTCATTTCGAAAATCCTACATACAAGAAAACCCCAGACTACTTATTCAATAGCTGGGGTTTATTATTAATTAGATAATTTCGACAATATCCTGAGTTACAAAACCGTCGAATTCATCAGAGATACCACCTGTAAAGGTGATGCCCATAATCATTGCATCCATCTTTTTAATCTCCGAGATTTTCATGCCTGCTTTACTATTCTTATAATATTTGCGAGGATTCCCACACATCCAACAAGAACAGATGCAAGGAGTGGTAGTGATAATGCCTAACCGCTTAGGGCTTTCTTCATGTGGGAAGACTGTCCAATACTTCTTGCGATTGTTTTTCACACGTTGCCGGTGATGGCGTCTTAATGCTCGATCCACACATTTCTCCTAAAACTTGGGAGATAAATGGAGTTTGCTCGACTACCTTGCGTAGCTGGGAGAAATCGTATCCAAACCCCATTATATCACCTGAGTAAATGTACGACTAATAACGTCGTTCTGTTGTTCACGCGTCAATGCGTTAAATCGAACAGCATAGCCAGAGACACGGATGGTCAACTGAGGATATTTTTCAGGATGTTTCTGTGCATCCAAAAGCTGATCACGGCTTAACACATTGACATTTAGGTGCTGACCACCCTCGACTTGAGGAACCACTTCCACATCTACAATGCGAAAGGCCTCAGGGTCAAAGTGAGGTGTGATACCTTCTAGATCTTCGACTAGAACTTTCTGTTTAAGTTCACCATCTTTAGAATATAGCTGAATGATCTGATTGTTATGAACAATGTTAATTACGCCAGACTTAAGACTTTGATATGCTTTCATTAGATCTCCCTGATGTTAGAATTTGGCTCAGCTTTTTGTTAACCCAGAAGCAAGATAAAAACTGGAAGGCAGGCTTGCTTATTATCTAATCACTAGCTACTGTTGGGGTGCTAGCATTCCGGTGAGATTGATGGTCTCGATTAGATAAATAAGCACAGGAGCTTTGATTTTAACGTTGCGATCCTCCTGGTCTGTTGCAACTACGTGATTGCTCACGCTAAGACAATGGCTATCTAAAGTCTTAGCTTCTACATTTATACTCCTGGATAGCATGGAGTTGCAGTCTACTTCCTGCTGTCACGCCTGGCCATTTATAGAATGTGGACTCTCTTCTCAGCAGGATCTGGTACAATGACCTGATCCTCTGTTTAGTAGTTAGTAGTGGATTTGAACCACTGTAGTCACTCCGTATGAAGGAGGTGCATAACCGCTCTGCCAACTAACTATAATTTGGTACTCCGACTTGGGATCGAACCAAGATTTGACGATTATCGGTCGCCTGTTCTAACCTGTTGAACTATCAGAGCATTACATCATTTCGTCTAAGTAAGAGGTATACTGGTATTTAGCTTCTCCAGTTTTATCTACTTCGACTTCTGTTCTAGGTACTTTTCGTACCAGACCATGAATCATCTTATAGTTAATAGACTTAGATGGTTCGTGATCTTTTGGAAATACTTGTTTAACCGTTACTACTTTGAAGCCTTCACGAGGTGTTAGCACAACAACTTGATCACCCTCTTTGATTTTCCAAGACTCAGGAAATTCGTAAGTGTAGCGTTGACCACCCGTTTGGAATACGACAGAAAGATAACGTTTCATTTGGTTTCCCTCTCATTAATTTATATAAATATTATAACAAGAAATAAGAGAGAAGGCAAATGAATTTTTAAATTTGGTGCTCCCACCAGGAATCGAACCCGGTTCAGATGCTTACAAGGCAACTGCATCGCCAGCAATGCTTTAGGAGCAATAAACCCGTTATTTCAACGGAATTTCTTTTTCAAATACAGGAGACTTATCAGACATTACTGTCATAGCCAACTGTTGTAAGAATTCGAAGGAGAGTTTTAAACGTTCTTCACCCAACTCAACCTCAACGCACTTCATTTGTTTATCTACTTTTAGCTTTAGATTATCAGCCATTTATAGTGAACTCATACTGATAGAAGCAGGTAACGAACTGCTAGTAACTAGCTTTCTCCAGTCTAGACTAAATTGTTTACGAAACTCTTCATAAGTTTCTTGAGGGAAGAAGCTATAGCCACGTTCTTCATCATTTAGGAGTACTGAACCATCATCTTTTTCATAAGCTCGGTAGTTATTCCCTATAATTAAGGTACGTAAACCTTCAACTCCACCGTTACGTGAATCTTTATTACGAAACTCAAAAACGTGCATAACGTTTCCTTAAATTGGTGCGGGATACGAGAGTCGAACTCGTGTCTACTGGTTGGAAGCCAGTTATTCTAGCCACTGAACTAATCACGCATAAATTGGCTGGAGAAGGAGGAATCGAACCTACCATTAACGGAGTCAAAGGCCGTTGTGCTAACCGTTACACTACTCTCCAAGTATTTGGCTGGGATGCCACGGATCGAACGTGGAACCTTCGGAGTCAGAGGCCGACGATCTGCCAATTGATCTACATCCCAATAATTTTTATTCTACAGGAACCGTGGCAATTGGATCTGGTTCTTCTAGACGTTTACCATTATGATCAACACGAATAATACCACAACCTTCACAGATTACAACAGCACCATAGCCTTCTTTAACTTCGGCTTCTGTAATCAGACCAGAAAGATCACCTGTATCTTTGCCCCACATATCGATAGAGCATTCTTTGCAGAAATCAGCCATATTTTATTTCCTGTTTAAGTTAATTGGTGCATCCTCAGGGAATCGAACCCCGATCGTAAAGTTCGTAGCTTTACATTCTTTCCGTTGAAATAAGGACGCAATATTTGGGGTGGCTAGTGGAATTCGAATCCACATAGGCCTGATTCACAATCAGGATCATTAACCAATTATGATATAGCCACAATTGAAAACTCGCAGGGTTAGCGAAACCATCCTCAAATAGCATTTTCTAGAATACTAATCAAGTTATCTCCTATTGCACGAGGCTCAAGACGAGTACGAATTTTCAATTGTGGCGGCTCTCCGAAACTCATCACACTAACAACTAGTTGATTACACCTGGATTCTCGCCCAGGAAATTCTCTAGAAAGGTGCACCGTTACTCTTTGAGCCATTGAATATCAAGAAGCAGAAGGACTCGAACCTTCACGAGATAGACCATTTATCTCAGCCTCGTTTTCGGGTATCTTATGAGGAGTGGATGTTCCCCTTACGCCCTTTAGGAAGCCCCGTCTACCGATTCCGGCATACTTCAAGAATTATTTAAAACTTGTAACCTTCGGGAACCTTATCCTTAACACCAATATACTCAGCTTGGATGTAGTATGTTGGCACATGATCTTTAGGTAGATCTTTATTTACATCATTAACTTCCATCAAGGCTTCGGCCTCGGTGTCAAATGGACGATACCAGATTTCACCACCCCAGCCACGTTCGCTTTCGGTATACTTAACAATGTGTTTCATAAGATTTTCCTTATTAGTTGGAGGAAGGTAATGGAGTCGAACCATCACCATATCGCTACAGCGGGCAGGTTTTCAAGACCTGTTACATACCACTATGTCCTACCTTCCAGTTGTTTGGCGGAAGAAGAGAGATTCGAACTCTCAAGCCGTTTTACCAGTCAGCCACTTTCCAAGCGGTTTTCGTCACCTAATCGATTTGCTCTTCCGAATTTTTAAGGATTAAATCACGAACTTCCTCAGCAGATACTGGAAGTATGAGATTATACATCTTTTGGTCATACCTCTGACCATACTCTATAAACACATACTCTTTAGTTAATGTATTAACAGCTAACCAGATATCAGTTATAGGAGTTTTCATCATGAGTTAATCCAATGTTTGGTAGGGATGGAGGGACTCGAACCCACACCCGAAGACTAGAACCTAAATCTAGCGCGTCTGCCAATTTCGCCACATCCCCATTTGTTTGGTGGAGTCACTCAGAATTGAACTGAGTTCCACTGCTTGCAAGGCAGTAAGTTTAACCAAATAACCTATGACCCCGAATTTTGGTGGAGAAAGAGGGAGTTGAACCCTCGTCTTCTGCGTGCAAAGCAGATGTTCTACCATTAAACTATATCCCCAAAATCTTTAAGTTTACTAAGGCTATTAGCTCGGTGTGCGTATTACCCTCAGACATTAGCCAGTAGAGGATAACCGCTCTTCACAAACCCGATACACTATTCAGTTGCCGCTGAATCTAGTGGACTAATCTAGAACTTATTGCAAAGTATCCCCCGCCATTAGGGGTCTAATTGCAATTGTGCTTTTTGGCAGCCAGTCCTAGGTCGAGCTAATACCTTAGTGAACTTTGATGAGGATTTCTCCTCATCAATTTATATAAATATTATAACAAGAAATTAAGCATCAAGCAAGTACATTTTTAGCGATTTCTTGTAGTTCCTTAACGTCACTAACGAAAAGGTAATCAGAGCTTCCAGAGTGCATACTCTGCATAACCACACCATCCTCTGGTGCATCTTCCTTCAAAGTAAGTCCTAACCAGAACTTGGCAAAACTAGGTGTTACCTCACCTTGACTTGCCTTGAACACATCGCCTTCTGTGATCTCTTGACCAGTGGAGAGTCCCATGTATGGTACGTTCAGATCAATATCTTTGTAGAACTCAGCTAGATCTTGCTCGAAATCCCAACCTTTAGAGATAGCGAACTCCATTGTTACATGACCGAAATAGCCTTGAACCTTGCTTGATAATTGCATTTGCAATTCCTTATTTTGAGTTAATTGGTACTCGGTGATAGAATCGAACTATCGCAACCGCCGTGTAAAGACGGGGTTCTCCCATTAAACTAACCGAGCAAAAGACGTCCTATAATATAGGCTTCAACTACAAATTCACAGAAACCTGCTAAAAACATACCTATTGTAAAATCGGCAGAGAATACATAGGAATCTTTTATTTTCTGCTTCATTAAGTAAAACCAGATAGTCATTAAAATCTCTCCATTCTAAAGCCAATGAAGTAAGGTGCATTACACGGAACATGCGTAAGATCTTTAAGAGTAATTTTACGTCCTAAGCGTCGTTCCATACAAGTGAAACATAGAACAATATCTTTGGGCTGCTCTTTTCTTATCTGATCCCAGATCCAATCTTCAACCATACACATTTCATGGTATTGTTCACAGTCTCGACAATAATGACACTGATGTTCTGGTACTTTTTGATTTTTAATACACAGTTCAGTAAAGCGTTTTCCGGCTCTGCCAGACATTTCTGATATTGTTTCTAGAACTTTGTTAATATTCATAACAAATTCCTTTAAATTGGTTGACCGTCTGGGATTCGAACCCAGAACCTACGAGGTAAAAGCTCGGTACTCTTATCCAGTTGAGTTAACGGTCAATTTAATACATGTATACTTCTTTAATAGAATAGACTTTCAAGTAAGGATGATTAATACCAAATTCCGCCATCACTTCGTTTTCATCTTTTCCATAATGGGCTAGTGGATACTTCTTACGATCTTTGCTAGAACGTAGATCACTTACTTTTAAACGAAATAATTTCATTTCGAAATCCTTCTATTAAATTGGAAGCGGGTGTAGGAATCGAACCTACCTCTTTCTAGTTTATGAGACTAGCGATCTCTACCAGAGATCTAACCCGCAATTGTTTGGTCTCCGTGGGAGGATTTGAACCCCCGACCCTACCGCCCCAAACGGAACGCTCTGGCCAAACTGAGCTACACGGAGAATATTCTTTGTTAACTCACTTTATAAAATATATTATACAGATATTTAAGCATAATAGCAAGTGAGTTTTTAATAAATTTACTTATTGCGTAGGCCACCTCACGCTTCAAACGCTCTGCTGACAAAGAAGTTTGCGAGACTTCTCTTAAATGCCAGAATAGACCCGCCGATCTATCGGAACCTACTCAATAAGTAAACTTTCGTTTACCTACACCTACCTGGTCGGGAGGATTTTCAGCGACTAGAACCGGCCGGAAACTCATCGCCTTGTTTATCTAGGAGTCCGTTCTCTAGGAAGCAGAAACCTAAATTTGGTGCGGTCGGAGGGAATCGAACCCTCAACTTCTGGTTGGCAACCAAAAATTATACCTTTTAACTACGAACGCATAATAAGTCAATCTAGGCAGGACTTGAACCTGCTATCACTTGTGCGGATTTACGAGAACCATTCTTTCACTCGAATCGAACGAGCTTCTACCCTCGGCAAGCTGGTGTCCCCTCTCCACCACGCTAGAATGTTTGTTAATGAATAGAGTCCGGTGTAGCAGTCCGTAAGGGTGCACCTACTGTAGCCTTTACTCTATTTGTTTGGTACTCCCAGAAGGACTTGAACCTTCAACCCTCCGCTTAAGAGGCGGTAGCTCTGACCAGTTGAGCTATGGAAGCATTAAATCTCTTTTAAGAAATCTTTAGGAATAGTAAAACTAGGATAATCACCTGTTTCGTCTAATGTTACACTTGTATGCTCTATTCCAGTATATCGAGTATCATCTGAGGCTAAACCATAATCATGAAATTTCAATGAGTATACAGTTTGTCCTGCATGTTCACCTTTAATAACTAAATATTTGCGTGTCATACTATATCCTAAATTGGCGCGACCGATGGGATTCGAACCCACATTCTCTCCCGTGACAGGGGAGTACCATTACCAAGCCAGCCCCGATCGCATAATTTGTTTACTCAGCTTTGAGTTTTTTGATAGCTTCCTCAACCTCTTTTAGAGCTTCACGACGCTCTACTTGACCTTGAAGTTCTTCAAGAAGTTCAGCTTTCAGAGCCTTAATAATATTACCACGAACCTTAATATTATTAATCAGATTATCACGATCAGCTTCTAGTCGAGCAATTGCACGAGTTGTCATATCTATTTCCTCAGTTATTAATGAAAATGGTATCTGTGACTGAATTCGATATCAGTAATGATAGCTGGTTGGCTACCGGTTTACTTAACTCTACACAGAATATGGCGGGCCGTGTAGGATTCGAACCTACGTTGTCTTTCGACATGGATTAACAGTCCACCGCCAAACCGCTTGGCTAACGACCCTAAAATTTGGACGACCGCATGAGATTCGAACTCACATAAGGAGGTTTTGCAGGCCTCCGCCTAAGCCATTCAGCCAACGGTCGATTTATCTTGCTTTTCGAGATTAGTAAACTCTAGATCTTTAGAATGTCCTATAGATCTAGCATAATAGCCATCTCCAGCATCATAGCCTGATTTACCACACTTACACATCTTAAACTCACATAGACGTGTAAAGATATGTTCAGAACCACAACACTTAAATTTAACTAACATTTTCATTTAACACGCTCCGGTAAATCTTCGAGTTTATATTGAGTAGCCACATTAGCAGCATCTAGTAACAAACCCATATGTTTAAGAATCCTAGTGATAGCCTCGCCTTCTGCTTCTTCTACAAAAGTGCGTAGTTGAATGAAGTCAATACCACCATCCATACCAGAGAAAATGTTAAGTAAGCGAAGCATTACCAGCTTACGTTCTTTCAGTTCTTGTTCTGTCATGTTGCTTCTCCAGTTCAATTTATGTAATAATTATACAGAACTTTAAGCGGTTAAGCAACTACATTTTTCAGAAATATGATGCCTTTCTTTTTCTTCTTATATTTCCACGTTAACGGGTTCTGTCGATTATGAACGCTTGAGATCTTTGTCTCGTCAAAGTTCTTCAATACCATGTAATCACAGGCCAACTGTTCTAGTGGGATGTGATCTCCGTCAAAAGCATAAACATAAGGCTGTTGACTAGCACGATAATGATAGACTTTGTTAATTCTGCGTTTCAGTGACTTATCCGCACAGTAAATAAAGAAGTTTTCAGGATGCATCAGCATTTCCTTCAAATTGGTGCACCCCGTTGGTAATGATCCAACCTCTCAAGCTCTTCAGGCAAGCGCTAATCCATCTCAGCTAAAGGTGCAAATATTGGCAAACCTACTAGGACTCGAACCTAGACCGTACGGTTTTGGAGACCGACATGCTGTCCAGTAACACTCTAGGAATGCAGAAATTGGCGTCCTGTGCGGGGATCGAACCCGCAAATCCTACCTTGAAAGGGTAGTGACTTTACCAGTTTGTCTAACAGGACTTAAATTTGGTGTTGGATGATGGAGTCGAACCACCCGAGACCCTTCCGAGTCGGCAGATTTACAGTCTGCTTCGCTACCTCTACGATACTAATCCAACATATTTGAATGAAAAGTAAGTCGGTTAAACTCAAGGTGGAATATTTCAGGAAATCCTGACTTTACCCCTAAAAGCAACTCGCTTAGTTACTTCTCATTCAGATATGTTTTCCAAATTAGATAACTATTATATCAAGTTTTAAAGGACTGAGCAAGTCAAATTTTAAAGAACTTGCTCAGTGCTATATCAGTTACTCGAAGCTAGGAGTGACACTCAGTTTGAATGGAAGCTCGAACACTTCTTCATAGTCATCATTGAGCGTAATTACACGACCTTCTAGCTTAGTCATGGTGATTTCGATATCAGCCTTTGCATCAGGAGCCATACCAGCTTCCACACATTTAGCTTTGACTTCCGGCAGAAGTTCTACATCGTAGAAATAAAGCCATTCAATCTCACCTTCCCAGCCACCCCAGGATTTACAAACAGCACTTTCAACACCAGTTGCAGTAACACGTTTTGACATTCGTTAACTCCTTCATCAATTTATATAACTATTATAGCAGAAATCTTAAGTAAAAAGCAAGTACATTTTTAAAATTTCTGCTTGGAGGAGTTAAACTCCTGATTCTTCTGCCAGATCAAGCCCAACCAATGTGATTGCCATAATAGCCGCGCCATGTTCTTTCTCTCCTAGCTCTTTGGCTTGAGTGAGAATATTTAGGAACTGCTTTTGAAAATCTGCAACTTCTTCTGTCATGCCTGCTTCAGCAATAATTCCTTTCAGCATAAAGCGTTGTGCCGTAATTTCAGGATTAGCCATTTATTATCTCCAGTTATTTAGAATGTAAGCCAAACTTAGGATCATAGCGATCGTAAGTCGTACCATTAGTTGAAGCCTTGATGCTATGAAAACGACAGTACATAAATTTACGTAGTGCTTTCTTAATAGCTTTCATTTTATTTCCTTAATTTGGTAGGGGTGGTGGGATTCGAACCCACAAAACCTGAATTTTAAGTCCAGTACCTATGCCAATTCGATTACACCCCCATGTAATCTTAGCGAATCTCTAAACCCTGGAAATATCGAGGGAATGGAGAGCCAACTTCAAAATTGATGCCCCAGTTAAGTTCAACGAGTTCAGATTTATTAAGATCTAGGCCATTACCTTCAAAGATATAGCCGTAAACCGCAGGGAACATAGCTGCTAGATCTTCCATATCGGAATGAGCATTGTGTTCTTCACGGAATTGCTCAAACTCTTCAAAGAACTTTTCTAGGAAGAACTCAGGTACGATGAACGTTACCACATCAGTAGAATCATCAGTACGATACACCGTAGCTTGGAACAAGCCAACACCTAAAAGGTTTATTGCCGGAGTAGTAAAAATATCCATCTTAGCCTCGCTCAATGTCTAGACAAATTGCATATTCAGGGTTGATACCAGTACCTTTACATGTAGGACATTCCCATTCTCTACAGAAAATATCCCCAGGTTCTGCATCATCCTGCCTACCACCACCATGACAATCCTTACACCGACATTCTTCTAATGCTTTCTTCATTTCATAGAATCTAGACATATAGTCTCCTAGTTAATTGGTGGCTCCCGGAGGATTCGAACCTACCTACCTTTCGCTTATGAGGCGACGGCTCATACCAAATGAGCTTGAGAACCAAATTTGGAGGAAGATGCCAGACTCGAACTGGCACACCGTGTCTCCACAGCTACTGGCTGTTTAGCAAACAGCTCCCTTACCTTTAGGGTTAATCTTCCGAATTTATGAATATATTATACAGAAAATTTCGGCATTAAGCAAGTGAAATTTTACTGAACACTGCACTGATACACTTGTTTGATACGTGTCACTGACTTCTTAGTTGGATTGATAGAAGAACCTTGCCACCAACGTGACTCTGAGCTAAGAACAGCGCCAGGAACAGCCTGCTCTTTTGGCAGAACAATATCAAAACACTGTTCACCCATATTATCTTTAATGTGTGACCAAATATCCAAAGTAAATCGTTCTAACTTATTACAAACCTGAACTTGACAAAGTTCCTATTGCGGAGCAGCAAATACAGAAGTAGATACTAGAGTCAATGCAAGTACAATGCGTTTCATGTTTGATTCCTCTCTCGAATTTATAAATATATTATACAGAAATTTTCTATATTAAGCAAGTGAAAATTTCTGTATAATAGCCCTCGCTTAGAGGGCTATAACTACTTTATTTGTTAACGCGTACAAAGTATCCTTTATAAGCTCCAAGAATAGAGTTGCCTAAGAATACTAGCCACATTGCTAGGATTGCGTAAGATGCACCTGTAGATTGAGCAGTTACAAGCCAAATGTACACAGTACCAATGTTAATAGCAATCCAAATCAGCCATTGTTCAGCATATTGTTTGACCATAAGCCACATAGCAATCACACTACCAACCGCAGTAAATGCATCCAACATTGGGAATGGATCAGCCGTAGTAGCAAGGAAACTACCATAACCTAACGTGGCTACTGCTAAAATCCCTAGAGTCAGCAAAGCTTGAGCTTTTGTCAGAACTTTAGTTGGAACATCCGGTAGATTACTTGGCTTATTTTTATGCCACAAGTACATTCCGTAGAACTGCATAGGAACGTAGTACAATAGGTTTAGTGCTGCGTTACCATAAAGATCAGCATTTAGAGCTGTAATACCGTAGGTCAGAACACCTACCAAACCCCAGACATAGTTGGAAACACGTCCTTTTGCAACCAGAATAACACAAACCACATTGGTTATTGCAGTAGCCCAATCTAGAGCTGTACCATTATAGTTTGCTAAACTAATGAAGACAACCGCTATGAACAGCCACAGATATTCCAGAGGTTTCCAGTTTTTAAAGTCATTTACGAGATAGTTAGTCATATTAAAACTCTCCAACGTTAAAGTGATGAATCAGCCAGTCTACTGCGTTTACTGCTTCGTCCATACGAACTTTGTAGTCCGGAGAGTCGATGTAAACAGTACGCCCTTCAGGGAACTGATTTGGAAATTCTTTCTTCATCTGCTCGAACAGTTCAGAAGTAATTGAACGATCGGAGTTAATACGTAAACCATCATCTACCCACTTGACAGTAGGCGCTAGAACAATTACTAAATCGTAATGTTCTTCTTTTGCAATTGCTGTAACCACAGGGTTCTTACTATGTTCATAAAGTCTGTGGTAGAACTCAGTAATAAAAGCATTTGTATCCACAAACATGATCTTATTTGCAGTACGTTCTGCTTCAAACTCTAGCTCTTTGTGTCTGAACGCAATTTTACTATAGTCTTCGCTGGTAAGCAGATTTTCGTTACCAACTAGATCAACTTCACAATACGTTCGGCCATATTCTTCTACCCACGAAGTGTTGTATAGCTTCGCAAGGTATTTTGTTAAAGTAGTCTTTCCTGAGCTTTCAGTCCCAATGATTACAACCTTACGCACGTAATCTTTACGAACTACGCTAGGAAGAAACTCCCAATACTTCATAAGATCATTACGAATCATTGTAGCTGAGATTGGAACACGAGTCCGATCAGAATCTACAATATAATGACCAAACTTCGGCAGATATTTCTTATATTCTGCATCATAGTCTAGTTCGCTAGAGAAAATGGTGATCTCAGGCAAATGTCCGTAATTTTCATTAAGGATTCTAGCATATTCCGGCCAACCATTCGGATATTCAGGAATATCATCTTCAATAATGTACTCTACCGAAATGTGCTCAATATCCGCGTAAGTTTGTTCTAACCAACGAAGTCGATTCTTTAACTGTAATACTTCCTGATCACGTGTGTTCTGCTTATTCAGCCAACGATTATCATGACTAACTACAACAATAACTCGTTCACACATAGTTGCTGCTGTATTAATTAAGTTAATATGACCACGCGTTAATGGTGCGAACTTACCAATTACTAGACCAGTCTTAATCATATTTGATTCCTCTCTCAAATTTATAAATATATTATACAGAGAATTTAGCATTCAAGCAATTGAATTTTTAAACTTTTTAGTGGAAAATCGCAGGGCACTTAAGGGTAGCACGTTGTTGCTGCAATAATAGTATATGATTCTAAAGAATTAAATACTAAAGACCTTAGTTGAATAACTTATGGGCTTTTCTTTTGCCTTAAATACAGAAAAGCCCGCGCTCTCGGGGGAAACGCGGGCTTGTTTCGAAGATTACGTGTAACTATTACTTATTACGCATATCCATGATCATTTGACCATCGTAGCCAGTACCGACAACAGTCTGTGGTACACCACCTTGGTATTTTTCAGCACGAAGCATTTCAACTTCCAGCTGCTTCCAACGAATCATTTCAGGAGTAATGGTACGTTGCAGAGCGGCGTTAGCTTCAGCTTCTTTCTTAGCTGCGTACAGTTTAGCATCTGCGTCACGTTCGTTAGCTACTGCCATGTTTTCACGAGCGGAACGATCTGCCTCAGCTTGCTTAACTTTCTGCTGTGCTTCTTGTTCAACACGAGCCAGTTCAGCTTTTGCAGCGTTAACTTGTTCTTCACGAACTTTTGTGTTTTGTACCTGTTCCATGATTACCGGTGGCAGAGTAATATCCTGAAGGAATACTTGCTTAACGGTGTAACCATAAGGACGCGCGTACTCTTCTACTTCTTGCTGAATAGCGGTTTGCAGTTGAGCCTGAATCTTAGCGTCGAACAGATCTTGTGCTTTTGGTACAGACTTACCAAACTCACGAATCGTAGACAGCATCTTCTCTTCAACGTACTTGTTCAGAGCTTGATCCTGAGTACCTGCGTTAACACGGTTCATAGGAGCTTTAGCACCATCAAACTGCAACATAACGGTAATGTCAACTGTAGACTTAAACTTATCCTGGCTAGGAACCTGAAGTTTATCCAGTTTCATAGAAATATCTTTCGTACTAAAAGTATCAAAAGAGGCGAATGGGTTGACAATATGGAACCCCGGCAATACAGGATTAGGACTAACTTTACCCAGGAAAGTCTGAGTTTTAACCGTACCGTCCTGAACAACTGTATAGGAATTGAGAGCCAGAATAAGAGCGCCAAGACCAACTACAGCACCAACACCCCAACGTTTAATAGTACGAATTACTTTTTGATCGGAAGTCAGTTCTTTAGTGTTTTTAGTAAACATATATTTCCTTATTATTTAGAAGAGTTAGCTACTACAGTTACTTTAGTTGCAGAAATAAACAGGCTAGCATCCACAGCAAATTCAGGAGCTTTGATATCTCCGTTATGAAATATGACTATACCGGAGACTACTTCAAATGCTAGCGCTGTAACATCGGTGGTATTTACTTGTGAATGTTCACCTACTACTTTTACTATATATCGTGTTTTCACTTTATTTTCCTAGCAGTTAATAAAATTGGCCGAGGTGACAGGATTCGAACCTGCATAAAGGAATTTAGAAGACTCCTGCCTATCCCTTAGACTACACCCCGTTTAGGTATTTTTAAGAACTCTTATAAAAGCTCTTAAAGATACCCGACGGTAGGTAGGGTCAGCCCCCTCAGATTAAGCTCTGCAGCCCTTCCGTCAGATAATATCCTCCAGTTTAAGTCAGGGTGACTTTGTGGTTATGTTCTCCGTATGTGAAGAACTCGGTTAGGCTTAGGTCATGACTCCCAGCCTACTGCTGCCACTCAACAGGAATTATCGCGAATTACCTATACTATTGGGCACCATTAGTGACATCTCTCATGCCAGCATTTCCCACTCTCATATTCACGCGGTCTGTTAGAATCGCACCTCCGATTTTCGATGCGAAGCTGGATGCCTAGTCTCTATGTTAAACGGGGCACACACTAGGCAGTGATCCCGAGTTCCGAGTTTGGTTGAGGCCGTCAGGTTTCCTCGTGGTTTAGCTGTTTCGATTCTAACCTAATACTGATCAGGCGGCGTACCTCCTGAACCGTCATAGTATGTACTCCAGCAGCGAATGCTTATCCGGTATAAGCCCGAGTTATCCGATTCTTTCCAGAAGGAGCAGCGAAGCTCAATGTCAGCCTGTGAGCATCTGGCAGTGTTATCACATAAGTCGGTTCGACACCCCACTATTCGATGGACAATCGCCGCATTGTGGTATACATACGTCTTGACTTGCATCCTAGACGGGTCAGCGTTGAAAGTTACATGGGTTTCTCAAGCCCAACCTTCAGTCTTCTACCCCTGGGACACGCACCGTATTTCACACTGTGCCTAGCTCATGTTGAGAACCATCGTTTTGTATAAATTAGAGAAGAGTTTACGAGGTTTCGGGACAGCTCCCGAGTTTTACAAGAAGTCTCGAACCTATATTCGTTACTCTAGTCACTTGGCCGGATATACCGGACTGGACTCGGAACTCTAACAGGTGATCATTCTAAACTCACCGACTCTATTCAGTGGAATAGCTATCCTAGTAGGAATCACTAAACTCACTCAGCGTAATCGGCTCGCTGTTCTCTAATTTATGAATCTATTATACAGAATTTTGAGGCGTTTAGCAAATCAATTTTTAATTAAATTCGCCAGCAACCTGAGCAGCAATGCCACCGTCGTAACGACCAGGAAACTCTTCCTTAATCGCTTTCATCAGCATACCTTTTGTAATCCCAGGGTTCAACTTAACTAATTCTGCAAAGTATTTGCGAATCTCAGAATCAGAAAGCTGAGGCGGCAGATACTGTTGTAACCATTTGTTCAGTATATATTCATACTGAGCAGACTGCAAGCTATAACTATCAAGGTCTTGACCGTGAAGTTTAGCTTTCGTCTGATTAATGCTTTTCAGTTGAGCTTTTAGATAAGATACAAACTGTTCAGAAGTAATGAAGTCTTTATCAACACGCTGAAGATCTCCGATTATGGTCTGGTAGCTTTTAGCTACTTCTTTATCAGAACCATCAACCTTAGATTCCTGCAAAGCCCTACGCAAAACATCTAGAATATTCTCTTCCATTATTTAATTCCCAGTGCTTGGTTAAAAGATTGTTCTGTCATAACTGCCGAGACTTTGGCGAAATCAAACTTCTTAGGGTTTGTAGTAATTTCAGCAACGTTAGTAGTTTTAACTGTTTTCGTAGTACGGATACCACGAGTATTAACACCAATAATTACAACTGATTTCATATTTCGCTTCCTCTCATTAATTTATGAAAGTATTATACAGAAATTTAAGGCTTTAAGCAATCGAATTTTTTAAGTTTTCTTAACCACAGGCTTGTAAAACGTATGGCCTTGAATCTTCGTTGTTTTCTTAAACTTCTTTGTCCAGTACGGTTTATCTTTACCACTATGGAAGTATAACGCTCCATGTGTTGGATCTTGTGGTAAATCAACGTAGTATATCACTCTAGCTAAATTCTTAGCAACTTGCCAAGCCTCATCGGTTTTATCAACTTTTGGTCTCTTGGCCACCCAAGAGAACTGGTTAGACTGATATACTACTTTACAGTAAGAATCAGGAAAAGTACCAGAGTTAACACGGTTTTTAGTAACCTGTGCAACTGCGATCATTCCTTTAGTGCCCTCACCTCGTGCTTCGAAGTAGATATTTTTTGCAATGCAATCAATCTGCTTTGAGTCGTAGGTCGCATGACTATTGAAGCTATAGGTTAGGGCAGCTATTAAAAGCAAAGCTGCCTTCATTTTATTTACTCCGGCCAATCGTACTCAATACGATTAGGGCTTTCTTGATACCCTTCGTCAAGCAAATCATTGCGCATGTTCTGCTTAGCTACAGGGTTCGAGGTTACTAGTACCACTTTCTTGGGTCTCTGTCCAAATTCTAGGAGTAAACGAAGAATTTGATAACCTTCCATACCATCTACAGTTAGATCGTTATCCATATAAACGAAATGTCCGGTGGTATCGGTTGTATTCAGAAACTCAATAGCGGCTTCGGGGGTTCGAATGATAATATCCATCCCATGTAGGTCACGAACATCATCAATCAGAATATGAAAAATCATAATAGCCTCGTCTCATCAATTTAAAAATATATTATACAGAAAACTAAACTAATTAGCAAATACATTTTTAAATTGAGAGACTAGTAAACCGATAAACAGCCTAGAGGCGCCACAGGCCATATCTTATGAGCCATGTACCTTTGATCTAGGGTTTGAATCATCAACGAATACTTTGCATCTTTTAGCTTTAGAAGGTTAGAAGTTTGAGTGCTTTTAACTTTTCAGCTTTCATACTTGAGCGTTGATCTTTGAAGTTGTGTTGGTACTACCAACGACCGTTTTTACAGTTCAGCTTAAGAGGCTGGTGTAATAAACATAATCTCCAATAGATTATACTTTATAGTATGGTCAGCGGTCTTATTTAACCTCGTATTTCAACCGCTGCTGCGAGGTAAGATGCTTGGGCTTTCGTCTACCGATTTACTAGTCTTTTAAATTATTACTCTACTTCGATAAAAGTAGAGGCGTTGGACTCAGATAGAACAAAGTCAACGTTAGTTGCAAAGTCCTGGTACTCTTCGTCGTGTTGCTTGATCAGCTTTTCCAGCCCCAGCGGATCGATCAGGAACGGAGTGTTCTTGAGTTCCAGCAGGTTAAGCTGCATCTTAACTTCATCCTCGGAAGTCTTCTTGTCGCGGGTAGCCATGGTATCCTGCAAACGCTCATACTTAGCATCAAACTGAGCTTTCTGAGTGTTAAACTTAACAGTAGCAGCATGGAACTGCTTACGCATGTTAGCCAGCAACTGAGCTTTGAGTTCCATAGAACGCTTAGCTTCGATTGCTTCCGCAACAGTCATAGAGCGCGAACCGATCTCTACAACAGTTTCAGCATTGCTCTTGATCAGCGCAGCTTTCAGACGATCACGCTGGGACATCATATCCAGCAGAGACTGGAAATCAGTCTTAATACGGGTAGACAGAGCATCTACTTCGATTGCAGCGCCAACGACAACTTGGTTCTTGTCCTTACCTTCACCAACATCGATCAAAAGCTGTTGTTCAGTAGCTTTACGGATTTTAGCTTCCAGAGACTTGATAGTTGCCAGAGCACGAGTTTTAGAGATACGAGTAGTCATTATTTGCTTCCTTATATGAAGTTTGAGATTTGAATTTGTTTAAAAACGGCCTATTACAGACCGATTGCCAGCATAGTGTGCAGAACAGTATCAGAACTGTTATCAATATTCGGATTGGCGCGATTCAGTACATTAAAGATTTTCTGGATGCCGGACTGACGTTCAGCCATACGACGCAGACCCAGGTTACGTTTTGCTACTTTACCATTTTTACGGACGTTTTTAGATACTGGCATAATTGTTTTCCTTTTGTTGTTCTCTCAAATTTATGAATATATTATACAGAATTTTGGAGCTGAAAGCAAATCAAATTTTGATTTTTTCGATCATGACGGCTACACAATAACTTTCAACTAAAGCATCGAATGCTGGATCATGCTTCACAGGATAGATTCCATAACGAATGGTGTCCATCTTTTCCATTTTAGCTTTTGCCCAGCTAGCACCTTCGGCTTCTAGATCTTTATAGCTATAACCAGCTTGCATCCACTGATTACGGAAAGATCGAACGTTACCTAAGTTCCAGAATTTCCACGGAACTATTTCTTCATGGGTTCCGGCATGGAACGTATTTGCAGAGTAGATTGTCATATCAAACTCTGGGCCATTGCCGTAGTACAGAGCATTATCTCCTAGAGACAATTCCATAATGTTCTGAGCCATAGAGAAGGCAGCATAATTAGAGCCTACGTCATTAGTGCAGTGATGCTTACCATCACGGAAGGCAATCAGTTTAGGATTACGACCATTTAGAGCCTCCATAATATGGAGCGCAGATGGACTGTTTTTAGCTTGATCCATCCAGAATGCAATAGTAGAGGCAGTTACCTTAGCACCCGCATTAAGCTGATCTTGAACGTCTAGCGTAACGAATACCAGATCAGGATCTTTATCAATTCCGTGCATCGCTACAAAAGCGAAAGAAGGCATTGCAATATGAGTAGTACCGCAATTTCCTGGAGTACCTAGAGATTCAATGTCCAGCATACCAAAGGGCTTGAATTTCATAATTATGTCCTTTATTGTTGTAGAAAACTATTAAAGAGCTGTCTCTTTAATAGACTCCCACTGTTTGGGGTCTTTCAGAGGAAGTTCCTCTTCTTCAAACAGGTCTGTTCCATTTTCACTAACATCCCAGTTTTCTTCCATGATTTCTTCTAGAAGCTCATGTTTAGAAAGACGAGTGTAGTCTCTAGCAGACTTGTGAGTGCTAGCACGGTTAAAATCATTCTTTGCAACGAAGTTACGCATAGTTTCTCCAAATAAGAGGGGCTTTCGCCCCCTGATTTAAATTACTTGCCCAGCAGTTTAAGGATATTTTCCTTAATAGTTTGAGCAGATTTTTCACTCTTATTGGTTTCAGCCAGTTTCAGAGCGAGTTCTTCCTGCTGTTTCTGAATATCAGCAGCAGTTTTCTGGTCAGCTTCAATACGAGCTTGAAGTTCATCAGTAATAGTGGTAAAGGAAGCAACGATTTCAGTAACGGAACGTGGTTTCTTAGAGAACATAAAAATATCCTTAATTAGTCAGAGAAAGAGTTAGTATATGGGGCTTTCGCCCCATCAATCATTACTTCGCTTTACGCTTACGAGTAGGTTTAGCGGATTTACGATCAGAAGCACCAGTAAACTTAATACCGATACCGTAGCACAGAGCGCGAACGTTGTCACGGCTATACTCTACACCGAAAATATTCGGTTTAACGGAGCCAAACTGTCCACGGGATTCACGCATTACGTCAGCCATTGGCTTACGCTTCTGATTGACTGCTTTTTCGTAGTCTTTCAGAGCCATACCGTTGCGGGCGAACATCTCAGCACCGCCGTTAAAGCTCAGAGTTACCGGTACAGACTTATGACCTTCACCCTTGATGAACACAACCTGCTTAGCAGTTGCGCGAGTGGAGTTCTTAGCCTTCGGCTTCTGGCGAACCGGAGCCGGACGACCAAGAGCTTGTGCAGCCTGAACATCTTCAGGATGCTTACGCAGATGACGTTCCAGACGAGCCTTACGATTGGCTTCGGTCTGAGCGAAAGTTTTAACTGCCGGAGCTGCCTGAGTTTTTGCGTTTTTCTGCTTAGCCATTATTTGTTTTCCTTTTTGTTAATCAATTTATGAGATATATTATACGAAATTTTGAAGCGTTTAGCAAATGAATTTTTTAAAAATTATCTGCCGATCATCTTAGCTTGTTCCTCACTGGAAACGTATTGATAACCACCCTTATTATATGCAGGAGCAGTACATAGTTTCTTGCGCTCAATTTCTTCTTGAGCTTTGCGTTCCCTTTCGGCTAATTCTTCATCTAGGTAAACTAGACGTTGCTCCGGAGGTGGTGGAAGCCTAGTTTCTGGCTCACCAATATTTGCCTTTCTGATCTGACGCGGAGATTGTGCGCGTTTTCTCAAAGGTTTAAATCCTAATGAATTTGAGTTGTAAATTCGCATAAAGCCCTCCTCACTTTCAATACGAATATTATACTAAATTCGAGGGCTTTAAGCAAGTGAATTTTTAAATTATTTATTACATCTCAGCAAGTTCTTGCTCAGTAATTACAGTATTGCATAGAGCATCAACTTCTTCATTACCACGAATACCTGAGTGACCTTTAACCTTAACAAAGGTTGGGTTGGTATCATGGAAATTAATATACTGTTGAGTTAGTTTAAATGCTTCTTGCCAGAGTTCTAGATTAAGAGGAGTTTCACCATCTCCCTTCTTCCAGCCTTTCTTCTGCCAAGACCACATCCAGCTTTCCATACCATTTTTACAGTAAGCAGAATCAGTATAGATAATTACTGGACGATTATCTTTCTTAGTAGACCAACGAAGAACTTCTACAATTGCAGTGAGTTCCATTTCGTTGTTAGTAGTTTTAGGGCTAAAGCCGGATTTAGATCCTATACGATCATCATTATCATTATAGACAACGAATCCCCATGCACCTAACCCAGGATTGCCTTTACATGCACCATCTGTATATATGTGGAAAACCGACATTATTTGCTCCAATCAATTTCAAGCCAAAAACCTTCACGCTGTTCATACTTAGCTTCCACAACATAACCTAGTTTGCTAAGTTTTTGCATAACGCTATTTCTAGCGTTTTCTGAGTATTCAGTTAATCCCTGGATGTGACAGTTAAATTCTTTATCTTTAATAGCTTTGTCAATCTCTACGGCAATAAGTGATTCTAGGTCAATTACTTCCTTTTTAATGCTAGCAATAGTATTTTGTTTTGCTTCTAAAGCAGATAAAAGAATAGACATTATTTTTCACCTTCTATAATGACCCTAGTCGCTGGTGGAACTGGCGGCATAGGTGGGATACGTGGATGACCTCTCTGTGCATCATTTGGTGCTCTTGGCGGTTCAGGTCTAATTGCCCTTAATTCCTTTTCTAGGAATTGTTCTAACGCCCGTTCTATGAAATGATCGAAAGGTAAATGGTAATACTGAGACAGAGCTAAGAACCTGCGTTCTTGACTTTGTGTTAAATAAACTTTCTTTTTAAAGAGTCCCATAAGTGTCTCCAATTTATAAAATATATTATATTTGAATTTCACTCAGTAAGCAAATGAAATTTAAATATAATAGCCCCGAAGGGCTATTTGAATTAGACTGTGAATGGATATGCAATAGCAGGATGGTGTTCATAGCCACGAACAGTAAAATCATCCTTACTTACCCACGTTAATACATCATCCAAAGTCCTAATATTTGGATTGATTTCTAAAGTAGGAGATGCAAAAGGTTCACGATCGAATTGCTTGTGTTCCATCAGAACATTATACTGATCTTCATAGATATGAAGATTGATAATCTTTTGACGAGCAATACCTGGCTTAAGACCTGTAATCTGTGCCATAATAGCTAGAAGTGCATAGCATTGCACCATATTAAATACTTGGCCCAGCAAGAAATCATTAGACCTCTGGAAAGAGTTTAGATATAGTGTATCACCTAAAATAGAGAATTGATGGGTATGCATACACGGACGTAGGCATCCTTTACGAAATTCCCCAGGGTTCCAAAAAGTTAAAATTTCTCCACGATCGTCAATCCCTCTTTTCAAATTATGATAGACTTTGGCTAACTGATCAAATACCATACCATCAGAATTAGTCCAATGACGTCCTTGAACACCATAGACTCGTCCCATATCATCCTCGCCTTTACGGAATGGATTACCTAGCCAGGCAATATTTTCATTTGCATTAGCATTCCATGTATTAACACCAATAGCGCGGAATTGTGCTGCTGAGTCGTACCCACGGAGATATCCGATCATTTCCATTATTGCTTGTTTAGCAAATGCTTTACGAGTAGATACTAGCGGCAGTTCTCCTACTCCTACGTTAAAGGTAAAGTCTGCATCAATAATGGTTAGACAACGAACCCCTGTTCTAGGATTCGTTACCCATACACCCTCTTCAAGAATACGTTTTCCAGTTTCAATATATTGCTTCATTTAAATATCACCAATTCTTGTAAGAATGAAAGCGTTTTATCTGCATTCTGTCCTGCTACATAATCCATTCTAGTTGCCATTGAATTAGTTAAAGTAATGTGATGATGCAGATGTACATCAGCAGATAATGGTGTAGCTGAAGTAATAGTAGAGATATACGCCATATCTAGATGATTTTTGACATACATTTCAAGAAGCAGAGTTGCTCCCCCTAATACTACAGTTACTTCTTCCTTGAGGAAATCAGGTAGACTGTATCCAATGTTACTTATGCGTGTGGCTGATCCTACAGAGTTAGGTAGTGGTCTATTTGCATAAATAAATAGGTCAGAATCTCCTAGTATTCTTTTTTGCAGAGTCTCAGGGAAGGCTAACCAAGTTCCTGCACCTACAATAATATTATCAGGTGCTAGAGAATCCAAAGTAGTATAGAAGATATCTAGTTCTTCTTTGAAAGAACCCCAGGGGAGCTTACCATTGAGGCCGAACTCCCCATTCGGCCCAGTTGCATAGATTGCTGCTATCATTAGAACATGCCCTCAAATTCGTTACCCAGATCTTTCAGGGTATCAGCAGAAGTTTCAGTTACCTGACCCACACGATATGCTGCACCAATCTGGATTTCTTGTGGGGCAGGCTGTAAGGAAGTAGTATCCAGCCAGTTCATAATCCACGGAATAGGGTTCTTAGTAATTACAGGTAAGTGGCTTGGCCATTCTACACCAATGTGCATAAATGCGTTACGTCCTACAAAGTAAAGGTATTCTTCAAGCAGTTCTGCATTCAAACCAATCAGACTACGGCCTTTAAAGATAAAGTGACCCCATTCAATCTCAGTTTTCAGAGTTTTCAGGAGTTGTGCTGGTGCTTTAGCTAATGCTTCATCTACCAGATCTTTATCAAACTGCTGGAACATAATCTGGATGATAGCTTTAGACATTTGAGTATGCAGAGCTTCATCTTTAGCGATTAATTGCAGGTTCTTAGCAATACCTTGCAGAATATCGTTCTCTGCTAGAGCAAAGGTACATGCAAAAGATGCGTAGAACTGCATTGCTTCCAGACCGTAGATTGCAAAGTAAGCATCTAACAGCTTAGCCTGAGTTTCACGTTTAACTTCAGGGAACTCAGTTTCTGGATAAGTATTATCACCACGATGATCACGTACTGCAAGGAAATACTGACCTAACAGATACAATTCATCAAACAGTTCAACAGAATCTGCGATACGTGCAAATGCTTCTTGGTTTTTAGTTACAGAATCAATAAATTCTGCTGGGTCAGTCAGAACGTTACGAATAATGTTACTATACGCACGGCTATGTAGATCTTCGAAGTAGCTCCACTGCTTGAGCATACCTTCCAATTCAGGACGGCTTACAAGTGGCATAATAGCTGCCTCAGGAGCACGACTAATGAAAGAATCTGTTTGAACCTGCCAAGCTAAGTTCAGCAGAGTGATTTCTTGTATTTCTCTTGGAAGATTAGGCCATTGCTTTTTGTCACTTTCTAGACTGATTTCAGTTTCAGTCCAAAACTGGCTCCTCTGTAATAGTGCGAGTCGTTCTAGCTCTGGATGAGCAACACGAACATAGTCTGCTACTCCCAGGGCATCTCCGAGAAATAGCTCTTCAGAATCAGGATTCCAGTTCAGATTTAGTAAGGTTGTCATTAATTATTCTCCATTATTAGCGTATTCGCCATGAAATTCTTTAAGTTTAATATCTCTATGTTCTAGAGCTTTTTCTAGAGGCATTGCGGAAGATCTGTAAACAGTACCGTTGTGTGTTATCCTAACCCTCCAGTTTCCTGAACTAAGAGGCTCTAGGTTTTTATGTCCATGGGTATTGTTTTTACCGGCTCCCCTATTTTGGGCATTACCAGCATCGGTTGATTCTCGTAGATTTAAAGGATGGTTATTAAGTTTATTTGTATCTTTATGGTCTACTGTCTTAGTTGGGTAATATCCATAATAGAGACAGAAGATTACTACATGATTTCTTAATTCCCATCTATAACCTTCCACGTTAAGTCGGAAGCATAGGTAGCCATTTCCATTGACGGCTCCTACAGGTTTTCCAGCAAATCTAGTATTAAATCCACCTTTATTAGTCTCTCTTGGCTTCCAATAGAGAGTATCTTCTCTGAGTTCTAGATATTTCTCTAGAAATTCTTTTGTTAGTTGAGGTTTCACAGTATATCTCCTTAATATAGAGATATTATAGCAAATCTGGTAGCGATTAGCAAGTAAAATTTCAAAGAAAAAGGAGACCCGAAGATCTCCTTGTTTTTATTATAGGTTACAACCACCGGATGCACAACCTGCTGCTTCTTCACCAGCTCCACCACCATTTTCAGTGTTGAAGTTAGCGTAGTACCAAGTTTTCCAACCATACTTAACAGCAGTCATGAAGTCACGAACTACTACTGGGCCAGGAATAATTTCATTCTCAAACTTGGTGTAGTCATAGTACATATTCGTACTTATAGACTGACTGAAGAATTTCTGCATGGTTGCTACCCATTTGATCCACTCGATACGATCTACATCATAAGCCAGTTTATAGCTCATTAATGTATCCCAATCAGTTGCACCTGGAGCAATTGCAATTACTTTATTCACTGCACTACCCTTGATAGATACAATCTTACGAGGCGGTTCAATAGAGTTAGTAACACCTAGCAGTACAGAGGAACTTTCACCCGGCATCTGAGCAGTCAGAACGGAGTTACGCATACCATATTTCAGGATATCTGCACGCAGAGATTCCCAATCCATTTCTAGATCAACAGTTACCAGTTCATCAACAGTTTTCTTGTACGTGTCGATTACCAGAGTCCCTTTGGATGGCTTAGTACGATTAAACCAGTCACATGCACCTTGTTCTTTAGCCAGACGTACAGAGGCTTTGTGCAGGAAGTAGGACAGCTTCTCAGCTTCACGGTGAATCCAGTTACGGGCTTCAACACCTTCATAAGCCAAACCTTCTGCTGCCATTGCACCTGCTGCATTCATCAGACCAATACCAACGTTACGACGTTTCTTAGCCGTGTATTCCATGGTTGGGAATGGATAATCCTGAATCTCGATGATTGTATCAACGAATTTCAGAAGGATGTAGCAAGTTTTCTCCCATTCAGCCAGAGATTCCATGCGACCTAGTACAACACCACCTAAGTTACACAGAGATACTTCACCAATGTCCTCTGGACGCATATCGTCTAACTGATCTTGGGTCTTATACAGTTCCGTAATGTGATGGAATGGACGGGTTGGCTGAGTAATTTCAACACAAAGGTTGGTCATACGAATCGGGTCAAGGAAGTTACCATGACGGTTAGATTCACCAATGTGATGAGCATACATACGCCCTGTTTCCATACGGATACGTAACCAAGTATCTAGGATTTCTTTTGCAGAGATTCTAGGAGCTGCTGGAATTGTTTTTCCTTCGTGGTCGATCTTTGTAAGAGATGCCACACGTTTCTCCGCTGCCACGTAGATTTCTTCAAACTTAGCCTCATCTTCATCATAAAACGCTTCATGAACTTCTGGTGCGTAGAAGTAGGACATTAGCGTAATATCTTCGTTTTTCAGGTAACGTTTTAACAGAAGGTTGTTAAAGCTCAGAGAGTAATCCATTTTATCGATTTTATTCTCGTCTGTAGCACGTTGTTGTTTAACCTGCATCAATTGAATGATTTCAGGATCGAAGTATGGATAAGACACAGTAGCAGAACCGCCACGGGTTTGCTGAGTGTTAGCTTTTACTGAACGGTCAATGTGTCGATAATATGGCAGTTTTCCGGAATGCGGGAATGCCCCATTTCGCACCGGATCAGCAATTGATCGGCTTTCAAGATGATACCCGATTCCCGCTCTGGCTGCGACCATTTTGAAGACGATATGCTCGGCTGTGTCGATTGAATCGAGGGTATCAGTACTATCAACAAGACAACAAGAAGCAAAACCGCGGTCGCTGCTCCTAAGACCCACGAGAGGTGGAGTCGGCACGTTGATTTTATGGAGTGACATTGCGTTGTAGAGGTCGATTGCATCGAGAATTGTCCAGTTAGGTTGAGATAACATCGCCATTGCCATACCCATATAGGCAAACTGCGGGGTTTCATAAATTTCACCAGTTGCAATATTACGACGAGAATACTTGTCGAAGAACTGTTTCAGTCCACCACTGGTGAATAAACGATCACGATCATGATCAATAACTTGGTTCAGAGCGTCAAACTGATCATCGCTAATCCATGCACTCATGTCTTCCCAAGCGCCTGCACGAACCATATGATCGTGGAAGAAACGCAGAGAAGGAGGTTCAAAGGAATCATATAGGCGTTTACGCATCTGCGCAAGACGTAATTCCTTTGCTACAGTATCATATGCTGGGTTGTCTTTGATAAGACCTTCAGCGGCTTTAATTAACACATCTTGGAGTGTATCGGAGTCTACAACACCTTTGGGTAGATTTTTCAGGGCAGCCATAACTACGGCAGACCAACTTACGTCAGTATCTTTACATGCCCATGCAGCCCAATCATTGAGTTTTTCAGGAGCAAAGTCCTGAACAGTACCGTCACGTTTAATTACTTTTTCGATGCGATGGCTCATTTGGCTTTCCTTTTTGTAGTTATCAGGATTTAGGAAATATTCTACTTTGTTTTGGGTCATTTTGCAAGTACAATTTTACAGATAAAAAGAGCCCGGATATTTTCATACCCAGGCTCGTCTGTCTTACCATTTAAGTTTATCGGTCATATCAGTTAGTTTCTGTCGTATTTCCTTAGCCATAAGAATGTCTATAGAAGTACTCAGTTCATTATAGTTGAAAGGCCGATTTGGATTAGAGGCTACAATTTTCCACGCTAGGGTAGTCTTAGGACTTTCTTCTCCTTCCTTACGTGTAATCATATTAGCAGCACTCAATGAAGTACGGTGGATCTTAGTTTTGCGGTGCAGATGTACGACGTTTCCCATATTACACCTTCCCCATATCCTTAAAGATATCGTAGAATGCTTTAGACTCTGGTGAGCGAACGTTGTCGATCAGTTCGATCATAGAGAAAGGAGAGTTTTCGTACTTCTCATAGACTTCCATAAGAAGTGCTAGACCTGAATCACCCTTGATGTCTTTCTGAGCTATATCTCCACAGATAATTAGACGACAATCTTGTCCGACACGAGTCAAGAGACAGATCATTGCTTCAACGGAGATATTCTGAGCTTCATCGACAATTACATAGGAGTTGTTGAAAGTTCGGCCACGGGCATGTTCGATAGCCAGGAATTTAATTTTCTGACGTTCGACATATCCTTTGTAGGCGTGATCACCGATTGCCCATTTCATGCCATCGGCTATTGGTTCCAACCAAGGCTCTAGCTTTTCTGCTAGATCACCTGGGAGCATACCAAGAGATTTACCTAGAGGTTCGTTTGGACGCACGAGGAACACTTGCTCAATATCTGAGTGAATGTCTACGAGTTCCTGAGCTGCAAGAACGGATGGAATAAAGGTTTTACCAGTACCTGGCTCACCAATACCCACAGTCACTGTGTTGTTCTTGATCATATTGATATATGATTTTTGCTCACGGTTTTTACCAACTAGGGATTTAGCAACTGGATTGGCGTAATCACCAGAGAAATCTGCTTGAATTACGTTACTCTCGTACTTGTTGCCACGCTTTCTTGAACCATTGCGGTTCTCTCTTTTTTGACGTGCTTTTCCCATAAATAACACTCCTATAGTGTACTTCGCTAACAGAGGATCAACAAAAAGATCTTGTTTATCAACTTACAAATATATTATACCAATATATGCGGGAGAAAGCAACTACAATTTTAAATAAGCCTATGATATTGCATTTAAATAAAAAATTTGCTTGCTTTTATTGGGAGATGTATGGTACTAGATAATCATTTTATATCGCGTACACGGGTGCGTGATTATACTATTTTTAGTAGAGGTTGGCAAATAAAATTTTTTGACTCAGATCAATTTACAGAATGTTATAGTAAAATATTGTTGACATCCGCCTTCGAATGAGTTATAATAGTAGTCTTAGTTAGAGAAGGAGGGTATAATGAATCGCAATGAAGAACTAAAGTATAAAGGAATGCAGTCCTTGATTCGAAACTGCAAAGAAATTATCGAAGGTTCAGCAGATGAAGAGCTGCTGTTTAATAATGCCAATAAGCCCTCAGAACGTTTCCCTACACAAAGGGATATGCTTGCAGGGGAATTGAGTAAATATCTGATTCTGGAAGAAATGCCGATCCAGATTCGAAATGCTCACATGATTGGTGATATTCACTTCCATGATGCTGATTACGCTGCGTTAGGTATGACTAACTGTTGCCTGGTTGCTTTGGAAGATATGTTGAAGAATGGTATGAAGGTTGGTAATGCTGAAATCAGTACGCCAAACTCTATCACTACTGCGGCTGCTATTACAGCTCAGATTATCACTCAGGTTAGCTCACACCAATATGGTGGTACTTCTGTAGACCGATTAGATGAAGTATTGGCTCCTTATGTTCGTAAGTCTTATGATAAGAATCATGCGTTTGCAAAACGTTGGACTAAGGATGAAGCCAAAGCATCTGTAATGGCTACGGAAATGACTGAGAAAGAAGTTTACGATGCCTGCCAGGGTCTAGAGTACGAAATCAATACGATGTTCAACTCTAATGGTCAGAGTCCATTTATTACCTTTGGTTTCGGTTTAGGAACTTCTTGGGAAGCACGTCTTGTACAGAAAGCAATCTTAGAAGTGCGTATGGATGGTTTGGGTATCAATAAACGTACTGCTATCTTCCCTAAACTGGTATTTGTTCTACGTGACGGCGTAAACATGAAACCTGGCGATGTTAACTATGATATCAAGAAGTTAGCTATGAAGTGTACTGCTGAACGTATGTATCCGGACTATATCAGCTATGATAAGGTTGTAGAAGTTACGGGGGACTACAAAGTCTCTATGGGCTGTCGTTCGTTCCTGGCTGCTGCGGAAGATGGTGAAACTTCTGGTCGTAACAACTTAGGCGTTGTTTCCGTAAACCTTCCTCGAATCGCTATCGAAGCGGAAGGAAATATTGATCTATTCTTCGATCTGCTTGAGCTGCGTGTGGATACCGCGTTAAAAGCATTGGAGTGGAGGGTTGATCGCTTAAAATACATTCAAGCTAAAGCTGCGCCCATCCTCTATATGTCAGGAGCCTTTGGATTACGTCTGGGGCCAGATGAATATGTATTTGATCATTTCTACAAGCGTGCTTCTGTATCTCTAGGATATATTGGTTGCCACGAAATGTTGCAGCTCATGTTTGGTAAAGATGTAGATACAATGTCTGAGTCTTGTATCAAGTTCGTTCAACGTGTGCTACAATACATGCGTGATCGTGCTGATCAGAAGAAGGAAGAGACTCAATTAGGGTATAGTCTGTATGCTACACCATCTGAATCTCTATGTGACCGCTTCTGTCGCCTAGACCGTGAGTATTTCCCAGAGCATGAAGATATTCTGGCTAAAGGATATTACACTAATTCCCATCACCTTGATGTAGAACGTAAGGTTGCTCCAAATGTGAAGTTTGATTATGAGTCTAACTTTACTCCTATTGCTTCTGGTGGGTGCATTTCCTATGTGGAATTACCGGATATGAAACGATTCCCTGATGCACTGGAATGGGTTATTAACTATGCTGCAAGTAAAGTTCATTACTTCGGTATTAATACTCCAGTAGACTCTTGTGGGGAATGTGGGTTCTTGGGTGAAACTATAGCTTCTGAGGATGGTTTCAAATGCCCAATTTGTGGCAATCATGATCCTGAGACTCTTGAGGTAACTCGTCGAGTTTGTGGATATCTTGGAAATCCAGGTGCTCGTCCGTTTAACCCAGGTAAACAACATGAGGTTATGGGTCGAGTGAAACATCAAGACATTCGCGCTAAATAATGAATCAGCCAGGTTGCTAGTCGACCTGGCTTTTATTTTATTTGCTTTCGAGCTAAAACTTATGTATAATTGATTTATAAATTTGAGAGGAGAAAGCTATGAGCGAATTGCTTCCGAAAGTAGATGTTTCCCATCTTGGAGAGCCTAGTGAAGAACGTAAGGCTCTAGATTGGTTGGGCGGATTTGATTATCGTCGTGTTGTTGCAACATGGAATGATAAGAAAGTTAAGAAGTTTCGGGTACATTATGTAGGTAAAGACAAGTGGCTCTGGATTGATTATGAAGAATCGAAGGGGTCTACTAAGGCTGTGAAAATTTATCGTATGTATGGGTATTATTATGCTCACTGTGATAAGAATGAATTTACAGTACAGAACTAAGGAATAAGAATGAAAAACGTAAAACATCTTAAATATCGCTTAATTTACAACGGACGTATGGAAACAGAAGATCTAGCTCAGCTAGCGATCAATTCAGATGAAGTTACAGTTCGTGCTTTGTCCATCGAGAAGCTGCGTGCTTCTTATGAAAATCGTATTATGGAATTGGAGGAAAAACTTTATGGACTTCTTGAATCAGAATCTAAAAAGTAATTTAGAAAATATGCTTATGGAGCAGTGGAATGCTGGGTATAATGCTGGAGTAGCTACCTGTATTGCTGGTTTGGATATGCTTATTAAGCAAGAGAAGGTTCGCCCAGAAGAAGCAATTCTGCTCCAAAATATCATCGAAGGATTCAAGCAAGGAATCGTATAATGCGTAGACTAATCGTTGTTAGTGGTGCAGGTTTGAGTGTAGATAGTGGTGTTCGTGCTTTCCGTACTGATACTGCTAGTGGGAAATCCTTGTGGGATGAGTACGATCTAGAGGAAGTATGTAGCTTGCCTAACTTTGAAGCTGGCTTCTGTCGCTTCTGTGGTGAAGATGATCCTAACTACTTCAGTGCTCGTCTCCCTGGCATTGATGAAGATGGTAACGATCTGTATCTCAAGACTCATGAGTTCTACAACATGCGTCGTCAGGAATTACAGACTGTTGAGCCTAACATTGCCCATCTGCGAATTGCAGAATGGTTCCAGCGTTATGGTGAGGATAGCGTGAAGAACTTCACTACTAACGTTGATGACCTTCTGGAACGTGCTGGTATCCCTCGTGATGAAATCATTCACGCTCACGGGTACTTGAAAGAGGTGATCTATCGTCAGGGTCGCAACCAAATCATCGAAGATGTTGGGTATACTGCGATTGCCCCTGAGGATTACGAATGGGTAAAACCAAACGTAACATTCTTTGGTGAGACGGCTCCGTGGTATATGGGTCAGATTAACCTGTTTGATACACTTACTAGCAATGATATGGTTATTGTAGTAGGTTGTAGCAACCAAGTAATCGACTTCAACTGGGAGCTATTTCCTGCTGTATGTCGTGGAACTAAGATGATGGTTGTTAACCCACAAGTTCGTTATGACGAACAGCTTGAGTATGAGAAACGTGGTGTTACTGTATGGCGTGCTGGAGCTGCCGAAGTTTTTGGTAATAAACACTTTATTGATCAAGTTGAAGCTTTTATGGAGGGAAATATTTATGTCCCAGAAAAGCATGTGTGATCTTTTAGTATGGCCAGACGGTAGTTGGTGCTACCGTTTCGAATTTGCTACTGATGACTTCTCATGGAAGAGTGATGATTTCTGCGTTATCTATGAGGATACAGCAGAATGGAAAGAGTTCCTTATTAAGGAGGGAGAATATGGTGAAGAAGATTTTTAAGGGTATCTGGAAAGGTCTAGTATGGTTTGTCAACCTAATCGGTATGATTACCATTTATTCTCTGTTCCTATCTGTTATGTGGGGTAAAGGTGAATTGAAGGTTCCAGTTCCTTTTACTGATGAAGTTAAAGTCTGGACGTGGGATGCTACTGGTGGAAATAAGTAATACTCCTGTGATTTTCCTGGATATTGATGGGGTGCTCAATTCGAGCATCTCTCACCATCATGCTCCAGATAGTGAGAAGCTATTCTTTGGGGGTGATTGGGTTTACAAGCCATTACTCCAGGCTTTTCAGAACTTTCTTGAGCCATCCCCAATAATGATTGTTGGGGTATCTTCATGGTTTTCTGTACGAAATGAAATGGAGAACGTTCAGATTATGACCGGACTCGGTTTGATCGATCGTTTTCTTGGTACAACAGATTTTACTGGAGGTGGTTTATCTCGAGGTAATTCTGTTTTACGTTTTGTCGAAAAATATAAGCTCAAGCATTGGTGTGTCCTAGATGATGCTGGTGCTATGATGTATCAATTTCCTACTGTTATTGTAAACGGCAGGACTGGAATAAACCTTCAAGATTTAAACGCTATCAGCTATATGCTGGAGTTTAGTCCAGATCTTGAAATGTGTAAGGCTCTTCAGAAACTTAAGGTATAAGCATGTTCAATAATATTTTCATGAAAGAGGTAAATCCTATGCTTCTCAACTTCTGGCGCTCTCTCCCTAATGGTATGTATAATGAAACCATCAATCTCCTTAAGATTTGGTGTGAGAATAACGATATCTTCCTGTCTTTTAAAGGCCCGCTAGAGGAAGCTCCGTGTATTGGAGTTAGTGTGGATTTAGGCGAGGGAGTAGAAGAGATTGTAGACTGGAAAGAACTTGATGAAATGGGTCTGGTTTTTGCCTTGAACCATAAGCTGTTTATGCCTGCAAATCACCGTCTTATTGTAAATTATCGCACTGGTGAAGCTCCTGCTTTCCAGGTAAATGAACGTGAGGGCTGGTCATACTCGCCCGGGGAAGTAAATGAGGGGATTCAGAAACTTCGTCGTTTCGGGTATATGATCCCAGGTTTAACTGCTTAAGGAGGCAGAATGGAACAAGTATTTTGGCGTCAGATAGATCCTAGTTTGGTAGAGCGTGCTGAGGGGCTCCTTGCACGTTGGTTGGGGGTTGACAAGGTTAGTGTAACATTTCCGTTTACTTCTGTAACAGACCCTAGTGTAGGAGTCTTTGTGGATGAAGATGAAGATGATGGTTGGGAAGCTGACTGGAATGAATTGTCCAGCATGGGCTTGATTGTTGCCCTCAACTTCTCTATATTCCATCCACGTGGCTTAGCCATTACACGTGACCCCGAAACTGGTGAATCCCCTTATCTTTTGCAAGTAGAAGATGATATTTGGGAGTACACCGAAGATATTCTCGAAGAAGCTAAAGGTCAATTAAATCGCATTGGGATCTATGTCCCAGGCCTAAATGATGATTGATTTTCATTAGCCCAATCCTGATTACCGAGTCATTTTGGCTCGGTTTTCTCTGTGCTCAAAGACACTGATAGCACCTTCGGAAAAATTTTACTTGCAGGATGCTCAAAATCTTGATATAATATTTATATTGAATTGAGAGACATTAGTAAAAATTGATTTTGCTAATTTTTCTTGTTTACAATCCGCAATACGGAACAGTTAGGCTGCCCCATTAAGGGTTGTTTTAACTATTACTAGTGTTTATACTGCATTAGTTAATTATCAATTAAGTGATCTGCGTACCCTGAATTCGGAAAGGTAAATCCAAACCGTGCATATTTAGCTCGTTATATAGGCAGAGCTTTATATGGGGGTGCGAACGAAAAGAGCAGCGAATGGTGACACGTCCAGTAGCCACCTACCAATAGGATAGTGAGGGCAATCAGAATCGGCTTAGCGGCCAATGACCTAGGTTCTGATCTGGATAAGAGTTAAGAGAGCGCAGCACTGAGGTATGATAACTTATTCATACTGCTTGATGGTGATTAATGTTTGTGTAAATGGTAGTAATAGTTGTTCTATTCTTTTGAATAGTCCTAAAGAAAGATATCCGAATAACCAACATAGGAGTATTGTTGTGTTCTCAATCCTACAAGGTCACGCAGGATTTTCCAGAGATAAAGCCACTGGCATCTGGAAAGAGATCAAAGTGGAAGATTACACCTTTGCAAAGCGATTCTCTAAAGAGCATCCAGAAGGTAAACCAGCTTCCATGCCCTTCAAATTTGATGTACTTGAAGAACTTGACCCGCAAAACCTTGCTGAAATGTTACCTATCATGCGTCGTCTTACCAAAGACCCGCATATTGTAGCTATTCGGGGTAAGTGTCTAGCTCCAAAAGATAATGTGCGTCGTACCAGAGGAAACTTTAACGTATCCAATCCTAGTCATATTATTGCTATGGACGTGGATGGTATTGTAGATACTGGTGGCTATGACAAGTTTAATCTTGTTGGCATGGCACGTCATATTATTAAGATGTTGAATAGTATTAGTGAGGATATGTTTCCTCTTGATGCAGGGTTTATTGCCCATGCATCGTCTTCGGCTGGATTAAAACCAGGTATCCGAATGCACTTAATGCTAGAATCTAATGTCAAGGTAACGCAGGGACAGTTAAAGTTCTTATTTACATCTATCAATGACAGTAGTAAGCAAAAGTATGGCTTTGATATTGCTGACTTAGCTTATTATTCTTCTGTTCAGCTTCACTATTTTGCAGATCCCTTATTTGATGATGGTATAGTCGATCCGTTTAAAGCGGAGAATAAACCACGTCTTGTATATGTTAAGGGTTCGAAAGTGAATCTACCCAATAACCTAGTTGACTTTGAAACAACTAGAGGTGAGTTTAAAGAAGAATTCTACTCCTTACTTGACCAAATTAAAGGCAAGAAGGCTGCATCTGATAAAGTGGAAGAAACCATCAGCGAACTAGAAGAAGCTGAGGATGGGGTGTACCTGCGTATTATTCCAAAACTTTACCACAGAGCGTTAGAAGATGGTGTTGACTTTACATGGTTAGAACGTGAGATTAAACCAGCTTTATCTGAATATATTGCAACTAAAGATAATAGTCGTAATATTCAAGATTACTTTAATAACGGTCGTAAGCAGGCTCTCAAAGCCTTTGTAAATAACTCCAAACGTGAGATTCCACCAAACTTAAAAGGTGTACCATTAAAACGTCTAGACACAGATTCTCCACCAGAAGTTCCATACCTGAAAATTAACATTGTACCACCAAAAGGACATTTAACATTTGTTAAGGCAAGTCTTGGTACGGGTAAAACTACCGCAGTAACTAAGTGGCTAGATGCAGGTGTTCTTCCAGGAAACTTTATTGCAATCACAAATACTAGGGCACTTGTATCTTCAAACGCGAAGAAATTCGGTGCTGGTCAGTATGATAAGTCAGTTGATATGCTGAACTTCAAACGTGGTGCCATTGATCGTATGTCTTCAACTATTCACTCTATCCATAAGTTCAAGAGCTTTGTGGGTCAGATTGATACGATCTTTATTGATGAATGTGACGCAGTAATGAATGATCTGTTATTTGCTCCGGTTGTTAAAAACCGTCGTGAATGTATACAGGTTCTTCGCGATATTCTTATTACTGCTAAAACGGTGATCTTATCTGATGGTGATATCAGTGCAGAAACGATTGAAGCCTATGGTTCTTTGATTGATTTTGATAAACCAGTTGCATTCTATAATCATCACCGTAAAATGCTGGCGAAAGCTCACGCTTATGAATTCCCTGACGAATCCAGTATTTGGGTTGCACTTCAAACATCTCTAGAGATGGGTGAGAAGTCAATCCTAGTATCTGACTGTGGCCCGGATGAACTGAATGAGAAGGGAATGGCATTACGTCGTAATACTGGTGCGTTAGTTAAAGAAATTCACTCAAACTCTACGTCTGATGTAGATATCCGACGTATTCTGGATTATACAACTAATGAGCTAATTGATCAACAGATTGATTGTTTATTATGTAGTCCATCTGTAACGAGTGGTGTTGACTTTAACTATTTTGATAACGTATTCGTAATCACTAGAACCTCAAACCAAGCGCCAAACATGCGTTTTCAAGCAATCAGGCGCGACCGTGGTGCTCAGAACATTTATTATTTTATTGATAAATCTACGAGTGGATTTTCTGCGGGTTCCGAGCAATATAATATTGACGAAGGTTGGATTGAGTTAGCCCAACAACTGTACGCACGTCGTCGTGAGCTGGAATCTAGAAACTATACCAGTACTTTGCGGTATTATCTTCTCGATCAAGGTGCAACTATTGATATTTTCAGTGAAAGCTGGGGAACTATCGAAGGTGCAGGAAAAGAGTATACAGAAGAGCGAATCAAAGCTATTTTGCACTCAACTCCTGAATATTGTGCACCACGTCATGCAGATGCCTATGAAGCCAAGTTACTTCTGGTCCGCTATTATCATCTGGATTCTATTAAAGATGTAACAGTGGAACATGTTGAACAGTATATCAAGGATAAACCGAATGATCGAGCTGCATTTTTCCACAAGATGCACGACATGTTCTGGGAAGATATTAAAAAGTGTTCAAACGTAACAATCAAACCGTTTATCGAAGCTCTTAAGAATAAGAAGAAGGATTTCTTCCTTAAGACAGGTCAGAGCGCTAACCCAAAATATGCTCGTATGTATCTTGGCATGATGGGTATCGGTAAAGATCTGGATACGGAAAAGATTGTGGACTGGTACAGAACTTACTGTAAGATCGAATGTATGCCGATTCCAGTTAAGTTTATGACAGACGAAGAACGTCAGATGCACGAGGAAGCTCTTGCTGAATTGGGAGCTAGAAATGACAGTGAAGAATAAAAAGTGGGAAACAAGGAAGTTTCCAGTAAAAGAACGTAAAACTTCTGTTTACGATACTGCGGAGAAACTATGTAGGGTTGTACCACCTCGTCTCGCTGGCATCCCTAATGTCTCCATATGGTTACTTAAACAACGGAAGACTCGTGTGTCTCTTCGCATTGGCTTTGAGTTAGATAAAGTCTATGCTGAACTTGCTTCTTTGCTCAAAGAATCATAAAAATTTTATTTGCTTTCAGGAAAAATTTTCTGTATAATAGATTCATAAATTTGAGAGAGGAGTTTAAATATGGCTGGTTCTCGTAGAAAGAAACTTATCCATGAAATCCCTGATGAAACCTTTAAAAAGGTTATTGAACATCTGGAGAATGGTGGTACTAAGAAAGCAGCATGTGAGATGCTCGGTGTTTCTTCTAACCCAACTATGGAACGAATGATCGAAGAATGGAGAGATCGTCAGGTTCAAGTTGCGGAAATGAAAAAGAAGAAGCGCGGAACACTGATTGAGGGGGTTGAGCTTGCAAACGTAATTGAACAGTATCTTTCTGGTGATTCTTTTGAAGAAATCGCAGATCGTAATTATCGTTCTGTAGCGATGATTAAATCTGTTCTGGAACGTTATGGTGCTCTGCTTCGTTTAAACGATATTGTTGATCCATTGAATCCACCGCTGATTCCTGATGATGCAATGGCAGAAGAATTTGAAGTTGGAGAACTTGTTTGGGTTCCTGGCTACCAGTGTATTGGTGAAATCAAGAAAGCAATGACTAATCCAGTTGGTTGCTATCGTGTTTGGTTGTTATCAGAAGGTAAACAACAGAACGTTCACTATATGCACTACGAATTAGCTTCTGTTAAACATCTGGAAAAGCTGGGTGTTGATGTTAAGGCTCTGGGCTTTAAGTGGAGTCGTGAAGAAGTTATCACGTTGGTTAATGAAGCTGTTAAAGCTGCCCTGAAACTAGATAAAGAGAAAGGAAAACGTCGTGAGTAAACTAACTGATCTGTTAAAAGCTGGAGACGTAAAATATCTCCAGCGAACTAGTTGGGAAAATAATAAAGATTACACAGTAATCCTGAAATTCTTTGTAGATAGCAATACCGTACGCCAGTACGTGTGGATGCCTTTTGATACATCATTATTCCCAAGTGATGAAGTGTGTGAACTAACCCTAGAAGAAGCCCTGGCCGACGATTGGGAGATCGTTGAACTAGATGTGTAGCAGTTACTGAAAAATTTCAGTTGCTTAATCCTGTAATTCTTGATATAATATTCTCATAGTTTGAAAGAACTATTCTGTTTAATTCTTAATTAAGGAAATCGAAAAATATGACTACTCCAACTCAGTGGACTGATGAACTGTTCGAAAAAATGTCTTCCGACTACGTTGCTCGTATGGAGCAATTCCCAGAAGATGAGCGTCCGGGCGTTAGCATGGAAATTGTTAGCGAAATTGCTCAGGAAAATGGTGTAACTCCGAACGGTTTCCGTATGAAGCTGACCAAAGCAGGTCTGTATATCAAGAAAGCTGCTGGCTCTACTTCTAAATCAAGCGCATCTACTGGAGAAAAAGCTTCTGGTGGTTCTCGTACTTCCAAAGCTCAGGCTCACTCCGATCTTCGCTCTGCATTCTCTGATGCTGGCTTAGCCCCGGACTTCCTGGACGACGCAATCATCGACAAGCTGACCGGTAAAGCAGCTGCTCATCTGGCAGAAGCTATCCGAGCTATCACTAAGTAATTCTTAGATAAATCCACCAACACAAGGAATACAGTTATGAATAAAGCTGAAATTATTGCTCAATGCGAAAAATTTGGTGAGTTTTATCTTCATTACGAAAAACTTCGTCAGAAAGGAACCACGTACCTTCAGGGTACGATGGAATTTGATCCAGCTCAGGATAAATACCTGGCTGAGCGTATTAAACGTGAGCGCATCCGTAAGCCGAAAGAAGATGAAATCCTCGTTTTCTCTCGTACTAACGATAGCTTCCGTTTCATTCCTGTTGCGAAAGTTCGCCGTGTGACGAGCCTCCAGTCAGAGTTAGATCGTGCTTCTCCAGTAGGCCGATAAGAAACCAATTAGCCCCTATATGGGGCTTTTTGTGTATTTGGGATATGTAAATGAGCGATCAGGTAAATCAAAACTATGAAGGACACGTTGACGACCAGTCCATCATGCTTTGGGAGAAGGAGGGGGAACAAGTAAGACTAACCGTATCTGAATTTCGTGGGAATCTATACATGGGAATTCGTTACTGGCTCCAAGATATTACTGGAGAGTGGTTTCCAACGAAATCCGGCTTCTCTTTTCCTTATACCCTAGAAACTACATCACAGCTATTCTACGCTTTTACGCAAATCCTCAGTGAATCAGAGGTCTTGCATGAAGTACAGAAACGAGCTGAAGAACTCAAAGCCAAGAATGTCTAGTTCTTGGCTTTTTCTTTATAAATGTACTTGCTTTCGACTCAGTTTTCATATATAATATTTATATAAATTGATGAGAGGATCAATTATGGCAATGACAATAACACTTCCAAAGATTCAAGCAAAACTTAATTTGCTCTCCATAGCAAGAATCAATTACCAGGATAGTATCGGCACTCCAAACCAGAAAGCGTACAAAGATGCGTGGTTGAAAGAAGCTGCTGATTTAGCTGGTATGGCTGCGCAGTATAGTAAAGAACTCAAAATGGAAATCGCAGATGATGAATAATGTAAAAGACTTTATTAAACGTTGTCAAGAAGCGTACTACCAGGGAATGAGTCTTATTTCCGATGAAGAATATGATCGTCTGATTAAAAGATTCCCACTAGAGGAAGAAATCGGACCGAAAGGTGATATCCCTCATTTGTATCGTATGTATTCTTTACAGAAAGTCTATTACGATCGTGGTGATAAAGCTCCATTTAACCCATTAGGTCAGGTTGAAACTGATAAGTTAGATGGTTGTGCGATTTCTCTATTATATATTAATGGTGAATTTGTTCAAGCGTTAACTCGTGGTAACGGTATTCTAGGGAATGATGTAACGCATAATGTTAAAATGCTGAACATTCCCAAAACTATTTCCCAAAAAGTACCAACTCAAATCACTGGTGAAGTTCTCATTACTAAAGAAGTAGAAAACAAACGTAACTACGCTTCGGGTGCTATTAACCTGAAAGATAGTGATGATTTCATGCAACGTATTGGTGAAGGTGGTTTAATCTTCGTTGCATATGGTATCCAGTGTTCAGCGGAAACAGTCGGTATTACAGAAGCCTATTTAAAAGATATGCTTTGGCTAGAGAATGAGAACTTCTTGACAGTTGTTAATGTTCGTTCCTTTTTTAAATGGATTCCGACGGACGGTAAAGTTGTTCGTATTAACGACAACAATAAATTCTTCCGTGAAGGTTGGACTAATAAATTTCCTCGTGGTGCATTTGCTATTAAAGAGGATGAAGAAGGCGAAATTACCACACTTGTTAAAGTTGAATGGCAAGTAGGGGCTTCTGGTAAAGTAACTCCAGTTGGTTATTTCGAGCCGGTGATTATTGATGATGCCACAATTGTTAAAGCAACTCTTAATAACGTTGACTATATTAACGCTCTCGATTTAGAGATCGGTTGCCAGATTCGAGTGATTCGTGCTGGTGGTGTAATCCCTTGTATAGTAGAGCGAGTATACGACTAATTCGTAACCCTTTGCTACCCGTTTACCATGTCGGAATTATAAAGTGGTTATTGACATTTTCGCCGCTTAGGTATATACTATTATCATTCAGTTGGGGGATAGAAAGTTATGGCGAGGGTAAGCAAAGTTAGTTAAAATTGTAGTTGCTAAATGCTTAAATACTTGCTATAATATTTATATAAATTGATAAGGAAGAAATTTGATGAAAATCGAAATTCCAACACAATGTCCCTCTTGTGGTTCTAAGCTAGATCTTGTCAACGGGCAATTATTCTGTAGGAATAAGTCCAACTGTCCAGCGCAATCAAGTAAGTTAATCGAGAACTTCTGCACAAAAATGAAGTTAAAGGGCTTTGGCCCGAAAACTATTGAGAAGCTGGAGCTGACTAAGATCTCAGAACTGTTTTACCTGACCGAAGAAGATTTGGTCGGAGCTGTGGGTAGCAAGGTTGCCGCTAAGTTGATTAGCGAGTTAAATACTAAGGTTCGCGGAGACATTGACTTTGGTTCAGTTCTCGGTTCTTTAGGAATTCCTCTTATTGGAGAGGTTGCAGCAAAGAAACTGTCCCAAAATTGCACTAGCTTCCACGATGTGAAGGCTGACGGCAAGGCTGGAGAAAATTACAAAACCTGGCTAAATTCCCCACAAGGCAAGGATGTTATTGAATTACCGTGGAAATTCTCAACTGGTATTCGAGGCACTAAAGCTGATATCATCATTACGGATGATTTAGTTGCCCAACCAAATGGAATCACGGTCTGTATTACCGGATCTTTGCAAGATTTTGCAAATCGAACGGATGCAACAAACTATTTAGAAAGTCTAGGATATACGGTTAAGAAGTCCGTTACCAAAGATGTCAAATACCTAATCTGTGAGGATGAATCAAAACGTTCTTCCTCATCTTATAAGAAAGCCGAAACGAATGGGATAGAAATCCTGTCGATTAAAGAACTATTGGAGAAAAATAATAATGTCTAAACTGAACTGGAACGTAGAAGGTGTAACCGAGTCTCTGAAAGCAAAAGCCACTGCTCTGGGTGTTGCTGTAATCTCTCAAGAACAAGTAGCTGCTATCGCTGCTGAACTGGCTACAGAGACTGGTAAAGACGTTACCGCTCGCTCTGTTGGATCTAAGCTGCGTAAAGAAGGTTTCGAAGTACAGAAAGCTAACGAAGTACAGAAATCCCCGTGGACTCCTGAGCAGGAAGCTGAACTGGTTGATTTCCTGAATGCTCATGCTGGTCAGTATACTTACGCTGAAATCGCTGCTGCTGTAGCTGGTGGTCAGTTCGGTGCTAAGCAGGTACAGGGTAAGATCCTGAGTCTGGAAATGACTGCTTCTGTTAAGCCAACCGAAAAAGCTGCTGCTGTTCGTTCCTTCACTCCTGACGAAGAAACTGATTTCGTTAATCAGGTTGTTGCTGGTGCTACTATTGAAGCTATCGCTGCTCACTTCGGTCGCAATATTAAGCAGATCCGTGGTAAAGCTCTGAGTCTGCTTCGTGAAGGTCGTATCGCTGCTATGCCGGTACAGGAAACTTCAAGTGCTAAAACTCGTGAAGATCTGTTAGAAGGTCTGGATCTGGCTAACATGACTGTTGCTGAGATCGCTGAGAAAACTGGTAAGTCTGAGCGCGGTGTTAAATCTATGCTGTCTCGTCGTGGTCTGGTTGCTAAGGACTATGATGGTGCCGCTAAGCGTGCTAAACTGGATGCAAAAGCTGCGGCTGCTGAATAATCTGGTAAATTAAACCTAAGGGGAGGGGGCTATGCTCCTTCCCCTTTTTGCATTTAGAAGGCACGAAAGCGTGCAAAGGAGAATGACCTTGTTTAACGTGCAAGCTGTAGTGTTGAAGATGCTTCTCGCTTCTGAACAGAAGCAAATAGCATTGGAAACATTCTCAAAACTGCATAAAGATCATTTTAATGACGCTTTCTCCTCAATTTACCAAGCCGTCCAGAATTATTATAAGAAATATAACGCAATGCCGTCCATTGACGCACTGATGCTTGAGGCCAATAGGAACGCCCGCCTTTCTCAAGCTCTTGTCGTCTTAGCTAACACTCAAATTCCAGAAGTGAGCATGGAACAGGCACTTGAAGTCCTAGAAGCTGAATATACGCAGGATCTATTCCTGAAACTTCTAGAAACAGACGTGCTTCAAGATTTAACAATGCTGGATCAGGGAGAAATTCTCAACCGAGTTGCCTCCCTTCACTTAAAATTAGAAGAGAAAGTAACGAATACTGGAAAGGTATTCAACGCAGACACAATGCGTATTTTCCAGAGAGAAGAAGATACCAAACTGAACTTGATCGCTCTTGGTATTTGTAATGAGTTCGACGCTCAAATTGGTTTAGCTCGCACAGAAACGTTACTGCTTGGTGGTTGGCGTGGTACTGGTAAATCCATTATCTGTTCAAACATACAGGTTCAGCAATATTTGAATGGAGACATTGCTCCATATTTCTCAATTGAGATGAAAGAGCACGAAGTGTTTAGACGTAATCTGGCTATGTTAGCTAGGGTATCTGCATTAGCAATGCGTAATAACACTCTTGAAGGTGCTGCTCTGTTGAGATTAGCCAGAACTAGGGCTAGGATGTTTAATGGTGGTGAAGAGCTTTTCGATAACTTCGTTAAGCAGTACACTATGGCTAAAATGAGCGACTTCTATGATATGGAAAGTAAACTCCTTGAAGGCTATGAGCTTCACACTCCTATGATCATAGTTTACGATCCTGAACTGTCTATTACGACGGTTGACGTAGAATTAAATAAACTAGTTGCTAAGTATGGTGATAAGGTTACTGTAGCTCTTCTAGACTACATTAACCAAACAAGACTTCCAGATTCAAAGACCATTGACATGTATGACTGGAAAGAACAGATGGTTGTTAGTTCATCTTTCAAATCTATCTGCCAGAAACATAATGTGGCTGGTGTTGCTCCTTACCAGATTGACCAAGATGGTAGAACGCGTATGTCTAAAGGGATTCTTGATTCCGCAGATATGGCTGCTAATCTTAATGCTGCAAAAGCTGATAATGGTCAAGGTGCTATTATGTTTGACTTCGTTAAGACTCGTTCTTCTGATAGCGTGAAGTTTATGCCTAAGATGAACTGGGAAACTCTACGAATGGATAACACTACCAACCTAGCAATGGAAGATATTGCGCAAATGGAAGCTGAGTTCGTTATTCCTATTGAAAAGGATAAACCAGCTCAACCTAAACGTGCTAAGAAAGACAAAGCTGAAAATTCAACAGGTGAACAGGCCAGCGATATATGAGTAGAATAACAGAACTACTTGATCTGAAAGGCATTGAATACAAAGACACAGGTGGGGACATCCTCATCTGTTGTCTCAATCCAGATCATGATGATAAACACCCAAGTTTGCGTATTGATCCTGAATCAGGTATTATGCACTGCTTGAGTTGTGGCTTCGGTAGAGGAATACCGAGCATTTACCATTATTTTAATGAGACTCAGTACAGACAGTCACCAAGATTGTCACAAGTACGTAAAAAGATTTCAGAGATTAGGAATGGATCTACGAATCTTGCAATTCCTGAATCTGCTTACCTTTTCGAAGGTGATTTCCGAGGTATCAGTTCTAAGACCTTGAAGAAATATTTTGCTTTCCAACATCAAGCAGACTGGGAAGGCAGAATTGTATTCCCAATAACAGATGCTGTTGGACGCAATATCCTATTCCTGGGACGTTCTATAAACAGTTCTGCCCCTCCTAAATACTTAGTAAAACCAAAACAAGTTTCACCACCGATTTTTCCTGTACGATATAATACACCAGTTCTTGTTCTAGTTGAAGGTATCTTTGATATGTTAAATCTAGAAGATAACGGTGTGGATTATGCTTCTTGCTGCTTTGGTACACATCAGTTTACATCTGATAACATTGCCGATAAGTTCAGTCCTTACATTATTGCTGGAGTAAGAGTAGTAGTTATCCTATTAGATAATGATGCCTCTGGTAATAAAGCCGCACAAGCACTAGCGAAGCTAATTCGTACAAAAACGCGTTTAACACCTGTAGTTGGTAACTTCCTTCTTCCAGAAGGCAAAGACCCAGGTGATTTAAATAAAGAAGAGATCGATATGTTGGCTCAACGTATTGAAATTTTAGTTGCCGAATCGCTCAAAGATTTGGTATAATATATTGGTAAGTTAGAGAAGAAACACTGAAGTTATACTTACTTACCAAAAGGAGACTAAATTTGAAAATTGCAGTAGTTGATAAAGCTCTAAATAACACTCGTTATGATAAACACTTCCAGCTTTATGGTGAGGAAGTTGATGTATTCCATATGTGTAACGAGAAGTTATCTGGCCGTTTGCTGAAAAAGCATATTACAATCGGAACTCCAGATAACCCGTTCGATCCGAACGATTACGATTTTGTTGTACTAGTTGGTGCTGAACCTTTCCTGTATTTCGCAGGTAAGAAAGGTATCGGTGATTATACTGGTAAACGTGTAGAGCATGGCGGCTATGCCAATTGGATTGCAAGTATTAGTCCAGCTCAGTTACACTTTAAACCTGAAATGAAACCAGTTTTCGATGCAACTGTAGAAAGTATTCATGACATTATTAATGGTCGTGAGAAGATTGCAAAAGCTGGTGATTATCGCCCTATTACTGATCCAGATGAAGCTGAAGAATATATCAAGATGGTGTATAACATGGTTATCGGACCTATCGCATTCGACTCCGAAACCTCAGCTCTGTATGCTCGTGATGGTTATCTTCTTGGTGTTTCTATGTCTCACCAAGAGTATCAGGGTGTCTATATTGACTCTGATAGCATCACCGAAGTAGCTGTACATTATCTCCAGAAAATTCTGGATAGCAAGAATCATCAGATCGTTTTTCATAACTTGAAGTTCGATATGCACTTTTACTCCTATCATCTAGGACTTTCCTTCGAGAAATCACATAAAGAGCGTAGACTTCATGATACCATGTTACAACACTATGTTCTCGATGAACGTCGTGGTACTCACGGCTTGAAATCTCTGGCTATGAAGTATACTGACATGGGTGATTACGACTTTGAACTGGATAAGTTCAAGGATGATTATTGCAAAGCACATAAGATCAAGAAAGAAGATTTCAGCTATGATCTGATTCCATTTGATATTATGTGGCCTTATGCTGCAAAAGATACCGATGCTACTCTGCGTCTGCATAACTTCTTCTTACCGAAAATTGAGAAGAATGAAAAACTTCGCAGTCTATACTATGATGTTCTGATGCCTGGTTGCGTATTCCTGCAACGTGTTGAAGATCGTGGTGTACCAATTTCTGTTGATCGCTTGAAAGAAGCTCAGTATCAGTTAACTCACAACCTGAACAAGGCTCGTGAAAAGCTGTATACTTATCCAGAAGTCGTTCAGCTAGAGAAAGATCAGAACGAAGCATTTAACCCGAACTCTGTTAAGCAACTTCGTGTTCTTCTGTTTGATTATGTTGGTCTGACTCCAACTGGTAAACTGACAGATACAGGTGCAGATTCTACAAACGCAGAAGCTCTGAATGAATTGGCTACTCAGCACCCGATTGCGAAAACTCTGCTAGAGATTCGTAAGCTGACTAAGCTGATCTCTACTTATGTTGAGAAAATTCTTCTGAGCATCGATGCAGATGGTTGCATTCGTACCGGTTTCCACGAACACATGACTACTTCTGGTCGTCTGAGTTCTTCTGGTAAGCTAAACCTGCAACAGTTACCACGTGATGAATCTATTATTAAGGGTTGTGTAGTAGCTCCCCCTGGATATCGTGTAATCGCATGGGACTTAACAACTGCGGAAGTTTATTACGCTGCTGTACTGTCTGGTGACAGAAACATGCAACAAGTATTTATCAACATGAAGAATGAGCCTGATAAATACCCTGACTTCCACTCAAACATCGCACACATGGTATTTAAACTGACCTGTGAACCACGTGATGTTAAGAAGCTGTTCCCAGCTCTGCGTCAGGCTGCTAAGGCAATTACCTTCGGTATTCTGTATGGTTCTGGCCCAGCTAAAGTAGCTCATTCTGTTAACGAAGCTCTTCTGGAACAGGCTGCTAAGACAGGCGAACCGTTTGTTGAATGTACCGTTGCAGATGCGAAGGATTATATCGAAACTTACTTCGGTCAGTTCCCTCAGCTTAAGCGTTGGATTGATAAGTGCCACGATCAGATCAAGAACTTTGGATTCATCTATAGTCACTTTGGTCGTAAGCGTCGTCTGCACAACATCCATTCCGAAGATCGTGGTGTTCAGGGTGAAGAAATCCGTTCTGGATTTAACGCAATCATTCAGTCTGCATCTTCTGATAGCCTGCTGTTAGGTGCTATTGATGCTGATGAAGAAATCCTATCCCTGGGTCTAGGAAAAGAGATGAAGATCGTCATGTTGGTTCACGACTCCGTGGTTGCTATTGTACGTGAAGATCTGATTGATCAATATAACGAGATTCTGATTCGTAACATCCAGAAGGATCGTGGTATTAGTATCCCTGGCTGCCCAATCGGTATTGATTCTGATTCTGAGAAAGGTGGTTCTCGTGACTACTCTTGTGGTAAGATGAAGAAACAGCACCCATCAATCGCTTGTATTGATGATGATGAGTATACTCGTTATGTTAAGGGTGTATTACTCGATGCAGATTTCGAGTATAAGAAGTTAGCTGCAATGGATAAAGAGCATCCAGACCACAGCAAGTACAAGGATGATAAGTTTATTGCTGTATGTAAAGATCTGGATAATGTGAAAAGGATTTTAGGTGCTTGATTTCAAATTGCCCGTATATGCTTTACGGGCGTTTGTATCAATTGAGCAGGAAGGTGATTATTCCGTAATTACAACAAGATATAATAAATATGTGCTAGATAACAGGGAGTTGCCTGGCACATTCTCTCAACGTAGGTTAGCCTTATTTGAGAAGCGGAAAGAATTACCTTATAAGCTCTATCCTATTCGTGGTAGAATATCAATGTTGTCCCAATTAGTTGGGTCAAAGCGTAGCCAGTTCATAGATTCTGATGGAAATCTCATTAACTGGAAGAAAACTACGTTCTATGATGTTATCACGTCTAAAGTTCTGCATTCTGCAAGAATTTATAATGGAAAGTATCAATGCTATGTGGCTAAAGTCCCGTATCCATTCGTGCTATCCTATGTTCCAGCTTATATAAGCTATATTCTGGTAAATAATAGCCCTGTTATTTACCAAGTCCATCAAGAGGAGCCTGAAATTCCTAGACTTAGAATAAAATTATGAAGGTTGTTATATCTAATAAAGCCTATTTCAAGCCCGATGATGAACTCTGGGATTATTGTAGTAAGCAAACCACTTATCACATCGAGACAATGACTAGTAAATACCCTATTATGTATAAGAATAGTGGTGTTGTTGCTAAAGAGATTAAGTGGATTCCCATTACGCGCCTGGATTTACTAGATGCTAAGGGAGTAAAATACGAATTAGTTGATAAACGCACATTAGCTCCGGTAGAAATACCAGAACCTCAGTTCAAGCTACGTGAAGAAGATCAGCTTCCTATATATGAAGAGTGCGATGATACCTGTATTATTAATGGTAAGCCTGGATTTGGTAAAACTATCCTAGCTCTAGCTCTTGCATATAAGTTTGGCCAGAAAACTCTGGTAATCTGCACTAACACATCCATTCGTGAAATGTGGGCTGCAGAAGTTCGTAAATGGTTTGGATTCGAGCCGGGTATTATAGGTTCTGGAAAGTATAACATTGATCCACCAATCGTGGTCAGTAATATACAAACAGTGAACAAACATGCGAATAATCTTTCTAAGGTATTCGGTACTGTTATAGTTGATGAAGTTCACCACTGTGTAGCTACAACTTTCACTAATTTCCTAGAGATCTCATGTGCTCGCTACAAGATCGGTCTATCAGGTACATTAAAACGTAAAGATGGGCTACAAGTTATGTTCAAAGATTTCTTTGGATATAAGATCTTTAGTCCCCCTGTTAATAACACTGTTCCACCCACAATCCATAGGTACTCCGTACCTGTCGAGTTATCAGGAAACCAGAACGTACCATGGGCACTACGTGCTAATGATGTATATAATCATCCTGAATATCGGGAAACTATTATAAACCTAGCACATTTATATGTGTCTATGGGGCATAAGGTTCTCTTTGTAAGTGATAGGACGGAACTAATCCAAACAATATTAGAAGCTCTCGCACAACGTGGTGTTACAACCTATGAGATTATAGGTGCAACTCCTTTGGATGACCGATTGAGAATCCAGAAAGATGTAGCGGAGGGCGGACCCTGTGTGCTTGCAGCAGCTCAGAGTATCTTCTCAGAAGGTATTTCTCTTAACGAGCTGTCTTGTTTAATAATGGGAAGTCTCATTAATAATGAATCTCTCATAGAACAGTTAGCAGGCCGCGTTCAACGTATTGTTGACGGAAAGCTAGATCCGATTGTTGTAGATTTAATTATGAAAGGAGGTACTGGTTTAAGACAGGCTTCTGGACGTATGGCCGTGTATCGCAATAATGCATGGAAAACTATTACTATGACTCCGGAGAAAGCAGTACAATTAGCTAAAATTGCATTTGGCAACTACTCATAATTATTGTATAATATATACATAAATTTGAGAGAGAAAGTTTCGGATTGATAAGAAAGTCCGAAGCAGAAAAATAAAAATTGTACTTGTCAAATCCTCCCGATTTAATGTATAATATATACATAAATTGATGAGAGACAAAAATGAAATTCTTTGATTACGAGAGAATTTACCTCTTAGCTAGAGGAAACTCCGACCTGATTGTCAAGCTATTTAATAGAATGCTTGCAGAGCCTGATGCTCACCAACTACTGGTCGGTTCTTCATTCATCTTGAATGAATCAACTATTGTTGATAACCCTTACAAATTGTCTAATAGACAACTGGCAGAATATCTAGGAATTCTAAGTCTACGAAATTATGCCGAATATAAGTTTACAAACGATCCGAGTTTGGACATGCAATATGTCCCCATATGGATACCACGTTCTGTAATCGACACTAACCCACTAATTGCAATCAATAAATCGAAGATAATCTTTAAAGAGGAAATAAAATATGGCTAAGTCTTGGGGCGAAACTACTGGCGGTTCTAACGATAAAATCGACTTCCTGAAATTCAACAACGGTGTAACTCGTGTTCGTATCGTTTCTGGTGTTCTTCCACGTTATGTATACTGGCTGACTAACAAAGATGGTAATGCAGCTCCGTTTGAGTGCCTGCGTTTCAACCGTACTAAAGAGAGCTTCGTTCGCGGTAAAGCTGACCCGATTCACGAAATGGGTTTCTTCGAGAAAGAGCTGGACAAAGATGGTAATCGTGTTCCGCTGAAACCGAAGAAAAACTACATCGCTTTCGTTATCGACCGTTCTGATAACAAACTGAAAGTTATGGAAGTTAAAGCTACGATCCTGAAAGGCATCCAGTCTATCATGAAGCAGCTTGAACTGGCAGATCCATTCGATATCGATATTTCTATCGAGAAGAAAGGTAAAGGCTTCGATACTGAGTACGATGTACAGCAGATCGCAGCAATGCAGTTCCAGATGAAACTGAAAGATCCTACCAGTGCTGAGTCTAAACTGCACGCCGCTGATGTTGATATCCTCGGTGAAGCTATGTGTGATGATACTGGTGAGTTCATCAAGTTCGAAAAAGTTCCTTCTCTGGAAGAAACCTACCCGGTTCCGTCCTATGAAGAGCAGAAAGAAGCTATTCTCGCCTTCATGGAAGGTCGTGAGAAGCAAGAAGGCGGTGACGCTAAGTCTGGTGGAGATGCTGGTTCTCAGAAAGGCATCGACGCTGAAGCTGCTAGCGATCTGGACGACTAATAAACCAAGGGGAGCTACGGCTCCCTTTCTTTTTAACTTATGAGAATACTATTTAGTGCTGATCATCATATCAAATTAGGACAAGATAAAGTTCCAAAGGAATGGCAGAAGCGTCGCTTCCTGATGCTAGGAGAACGGTTAAATGACATATTCCATAATCATAACTGTGATCTGCATATTGCTGGTGGTGATATTCTTGATGTTGCCGACCCATCGTCGGAAGAAATAGAACTTCTTGAACAGTTCATGTCAAGACTTGACCATCCAGGCAAGATCTTCACAGGGAACCATGAAATGTTAACTAAAACTATTTCATGTCTGTATCACTATGCAGGAGTTATTAATAAAGTAACAAACGGAAATTGGGAAGTCATTACTAAACCATATCGTTCTCCTGAATTTGATATTGTCCCTTATGATGAGATCCACAAACCAAAGTGGAAACCATCTGAGTCAAAACTATGTTTCACGCATGTTCGTGGTGAAATCCCTCCACATGTAAAACCAGAGATTGATCTAACGAGGTATAACTGTTATGACACTGTAATTGCTGGCGATTTACATTCTTATACTAATAGTCAAACTGTTGGTTCTACTAGACTTCTTTATCCAGGATCTCCATTAACTACATCGTTCCACAGAGAACGCACAAAAGGTACAAATGGTTGTTTTATCATTGATACCGACACATTAAAAGTAGAATGGATTGAACTCGGTGACTTACCACAGCTGATTCGTAAAACAATCGGAGTTGGTGAGGAAATGGAGCCTAGTGACTATGACCGTGTAATTTATGAAGTCACTGGTGACGTCGTTCAGTTAAAGTCTATTAAAGATTCCGATCTCTTAGATAAAAAGATTAACCATCGAGTTACTAAAGATGCTAAGTTAAATCTTGTTGATCTTGATATGTTAGGCGAACTTGAACTTTACTTCCGTGAAGTTGAAAAGCTGTCTCAAGACGACATTGATAGAATCTTAGCTAGAGCTGCTAAATATGTCAAAGATTATAATTAAGACACTAAAATTCAGCAACGTTATGTCTTACGGTAAGGATATTGTAGTTCATTTCGATAAGAATCCAGTTACTCAGTTAATCGGAGGAAACGGTCTAGGGAAGTCCACTATTGCTACTGTTATCGAGGAATTGTTCTACAACAAGAACTCACGTGGTATCAAGAAGGACGCCCTATTCTCTTGGGGTTCTCCGAAGAAAGAGTACGATATGCACGCTTACTTCTCGAAAGATGAAGATGAGTATGAGTTGCATAAAGTAGTTAAATCAACTGCTAAGGTTATACTGATTAAGAATGGAGAAGATATCAGTGGACACACAGCAACTCAAACATACAAGATGATTGAAGAGATTATGGGCGGTGACTTCCAAACGTTCACTAAACTGATCTATCAATCTGTCGGTTCCAATCTAGACTTCCTCAAAGCAACTGATGCGACACGTAAAGCTTTTCTTGTTAATCTGTTCAATCAGGAACAGTATAAAGAGATGTCAGAAACTATTAAGGCTGATCGTAAAGAAGTGGCAAGTACGTTAAGTAACTTGCAAGGCCAGATGGCCGTAATTACGAAGATCCTCAATGGAAAAGGCAATCTCGGAAGTTTACAAGAACCAGTTGAAGTTCCAGAGTTTGATGAAGAACCATTGGCACAAGAACTTACTGAATCGAAAATTAAGGCGGCATTAGCCAAGTCACAAGAGGCTAATATTACTAAACTCCGTAATTTGGACAAAGCTGTACAAGTTGCCGAACAATCTTTCGAGCCTTTCAAAAATTTCCCTGCGCCCACTGACCAATCTGAAGAGATCTCAAGTGTTACGCGTGACCTAACGATTGTTACCTCACGTGCGGGAGAAGTCAAGAAACGTTATCAGAAGTTCAAGCAAGAGGCTTCAAATACTGAATGTCCTACTTGTGGCACTCATCTTGATACAACTGCTGCTCAAAAAGCAATGGATATGGCTAGAACAGAGTATGATCCTCTATTTAAAGAGAAGCAATCTCTTGAAGCTACGCTAGAGCAGTTGAAGAAAGAACAAGTCGAGTACACTGCGTATACTAGAGCTAAGGATGCTTTGGATAAGGCAGTAGCAGCTAGAGACGAATTCAAAAATTCAATGAGTGATGCTTCTTTTGAAGAACTCAATGTGCAAATCCTACAGGTGCAAATCCGACAATTAGAACAGGAAATCGCAGATGGACGTTCTAAAGTTGCAATTGCCAAAGAACATAATGCAAATGTCGAATTAGCCAATGCAAAGTATAAAGCGAAACTAGAACAGATTGAGAAAGCTGAGGCAGAAATGTCTGAGATAACGTCCAAACTGGATGGAGTATCAGAAGCTGTCACTGATCTTGATATTCTGATAGCTGCATTGAAAAATCTGGTAGGATATAAACTAGAGCATAGTGTGAAAGTATTTGAGGAATTGATTAATAAATATCTTTCTATTATGACTGGTGGTAAGTTCGCACTTGGATTTGAGCTTGATGAAACTAAATTACAAGTAGTAATCTTCAATGATGGAAACCGTACCAGTATGGAGAACTGCTCTACTGGTCAGCAGAGTAGAATTAACCTAGCAACTCTGTTGGCAATTCGAATGCTGTTAACATCTATCAGCAAAGTTAATATTAATCTTCTATTCCTTGACGAAGTTATTAGCTTTATTGATACGAAAGGACTTGATACTCTTGTTGAACTATTAAATGAGGAAGATAGTCTGAACTCTATCATTGTTTCTCATGGGCATACGCATCCATTAGCCCATAAGATTACTGTCAAAAAAGATGCAGAAGGATTTTCCTACTTAGAATAAAACATGGCCGTAGATAGTAGAGAGAAAGGTAAACGTGGTGAATATCAGGTAAGAGATATACTGCGTGAACGTACAGGTCTTGAGTGGGAACGTGTTCCAGGCTCTGGTGCTTTTGGTCAGAGCCATGGACTGAAGGGTGACATCTACCTTCCACCACAAAGCGGACACATTAGTAAATACTGCTTCGAAGTTAAGTGGTATAAAGATGATAGCATATCAAGTAATTTATTTAATGTTGGTGAATCCACTCTAGAGAAGTGGTGGCAGCAGTGTTCCCGTGAAGGTGAACAGATGAACTCCAAACCAGCTTTAATATTCAAGAAAGACAGAGGACAGTGGTTAATTGCTTTGGATAGCTCAGACCCGATGGTGGACAACTTAATGAGTCGTACCCATATGGTGTTAAATAAGAAAGACATGGAAATCGTAATCGGGTTATTCGAACCGTGGTTACATCACGCATCTGTTGAGGACTTAATTAAATAATGAGTAAATCCTGGGGAAAATTTATTGAAGAGGAAGAAGCTGAGCTGGCTTCTCGTCGCAACCTAATGATTGTTGATGGAACTAACTTGGGCTTCCGCTTCAAACACAATAATAGTAAGAAACCATTCGCATCAAGTTATGTTTCTACAATTCAATCTCTAGCAAAATCCTATTCAGCTAGAACTACAATCGTTCTCGGTGATAAAGGAAAGTCTGTATTCCGTTTAGAGCATCTTCCTGATTACAAAGGGAACCGTGATGAAAAGTATGCTCAACGTACAGAAGAAGAGAAAGCACTGGATGAACAGTTCTTTGAATACCTTCGTGATGCTTTCGAGTTGTGTGAAACCACATTCCCAACCTTCACTATTCGTGGTGTAGAAGCAGATGATATGGCAGCTTATATTGTTAAGCTCATTGGTCATTTATATGATCACGTTTGGCTGATCTCTACTGATGGTGACTGGGATACTCTATTAACTGATCGGGTTTCTCGCTTCTCCTTTACTACACGCCGTGAGTACCATCTTCGTGATATGTATGAACATCATAATGTTGACGATGTAGATCAGTTTATCTCTCTGAAAGCAATCATGGGAGATCTCGGTGATAACATCCGTGGCGTTGAAGGCATTGGTGCAAAACGTGGTTATAATATTATCCGTGAATTTGGTAATGTTCTGGATATTATTGATCAGCTACCTCTGCCTGGGAAACAGAAATATATACAGAATCTGAACGCATCGGAGGAGTTACTTTTCCGAAACTTGATTCTGGTTGATTTACCGACCTATTGTGTAGATGCTATTGCTGCTGTAGGTCAAGACGTATTAGATAAGTTTACGAAAGATATTTTGGAGATCGCAGGACAATGATTAAAATTAAACTAACTCATCCAGATTGCATGCCGAAGATTGGTTCTGATGATGCCGCAGGTATGGATCTGCGTGCATTCTTCGGTACTAACCTTGCAGCAGATTTACGTGCTATTGCACCAGGCAAATCTCTTATGATCGACACCGGTGTCGCGGTGGAAATTCCGCGAGGTTGGTTTGGTTTGGTAGTTCCTCGCAGCTCTTTAGGTAAGCGTAAACTGATGATCGCAAATACCGCAGGAGTGATCGACTCAGACTACCGTGGTACTATTAAGATGAACCTGTTTAACTACGGTTCTGAAATGCAAACTCTGGAGAATTTCGAGAGACTTTGTCAGCTAGTGGTACTACCACACTACTCAACCCATCATTTTGAAATCGTTGACGAACTAAAGGAGACTGATCGTGGAGAAGGCGGCTTTGGAAGCTCAGGAAGTAAATAATTTTACTGACCCTAATATGGTAGGAGTAGATGTAGATCAATCTAACTTTTACAAGATTGACGTTAAATACGTTGAACCTGAGAAAATAGTACTGAGAGTTGATGTATCTGGTGTAGTAGAACAGTGGGATGAAGAAGGGTTTATCGCACTTTGCACTGAATCTCAAGATCCTATGCTTAAAGCCATGCTAGCAGTATATAACTTAGGTATTATTGCAGGTAGTAGATAATAATAAACCCCAGTGGACAATCCACTGGGGTTTTCTTTTATTTAGCAATAAGTTGTTTTACCAATTCCTTTATTTTATTAATCTTTTTTTTTTTTTTGAGAGGGTGCAAAACGAACCTCTTGCATTTTGCATTTTGCATTTTGCGTTTTCATATTGTACATAAGAACAGCCTAAGAATCAGCGAACTGTTAACATAGCAGAACACGCGTTGCGTTGCTAGGATAATCAATGTTCAGGCTTGTTTCGCAGCAATATTTTTCAGTGACAGATTGCACTCCACTTATATTACGGTAGTTCTGTAATTGTTGGAGCATTTCCGTTAAGCATTGATTTTACAAGGTTTTTCAGTTCATATAACTCATTGCGTAATACATTAATTTCCTCCTGTTGATTATCAATCTTTGCTTTTTGCTCTTTGAATGCGTTAACAAGAAGTGCGACAACACCATTATAGTTAATGCCTTTGATTGCCTCGCCTTTTGGGTCTAGCTGACCATCGTTATTCAAAGAATGAACCGCTTCCGGCAAAACCCTTTCAACATCTTGTGCGATCAATCCAGCCTCAATACTATAAACGCTGTTTTCATCTTCAATTAGATTGTTGCGCTTGTAGTAAGTATAACCAGTTAGATAATCAATTTTGTCGGATGCCGTTTCGATCTCTTTTAGATGTGCTTTTAATCTAATGTCAGACCTGCTAACCCAATTTGATGCGCTACCATTTCCAGCACTATCAAAAATAAATTCAGCGCCCTTAACATAAAGATGTGTTTCAGCGCCGCCAGAAGTCCACGGAACAACATCCATGCCAGCTATCCAATCTTTCCCCCAATAAACAGATTTAAATATGGCAACCGCAGAATCAAATCCAGTGTGCTCAACAAGCAATCCAGACGCACGACTACGCCAGTTGGCAAATGAACCACCCTCAACTTGACCAGCAATAAGAGCGTTTGGATCACCGCGCCTAACTCCATTTACATACATACCCCTTGCGTTATCATCAACATAAGATGATATGACCCTGTAAGTGTTTATTCCTGATGGAGTCCATGCAAATATTCTCGCTGAATCAGCAAACGCGCTTATGTGACCATCACGATCCCATTTAAGACCTGAATCATGATCCCCAATTGCTATAGAGTAATCACCAAGAGCCGATTGAGCATCCGGACTTAATAACATCAATTGCCTATCAGATCTTGCTATCCTGTACCATCCACCCCAAGAGCCAGCACTGCAAATGATACCCCATTTATTACCGTTCATTGCGGTTGCAACAATATTTCCATACTCAACATGACCGTTTGCATTTTTACCGTGAACATGCAATTCATACATCCACCAACCAGAGGCTTCAGGTGGTTGATATGTAACAAGTTCTCCGCTTGAGTAATAACCGCTTTCTGCGTATGTTGACATAAACCCAAGAATGTTTGAATTATTAGGAATAATAATTGCTTGACCACCAACAGGAGTATTTAAGTTCTTTCTTGCTCCAACTTCAGTATTAGATCCAGTGCCGCCAGCATCAATTGAAAGAGGAATCCATCTTCCAGTTTCATCAGTCCAAACACCCCACGCCGCATCAGGTCTAATTGTGATTCGATAAGGTGAGTTACTCCCTGGTGCATACATCATAGTTTCTGTTTCTGTTTGCTTTAAACGATCAATGCCAAAGTTTATTTTTGCGCCCTCAACGTTTTCAGCACCAGTACCGCCAGCACCAATAGAAAGCGCAGATGTGCTGTTATTGTCATTACGCGCAACGCGCCATTCCCCATTGTTAGCGATCCGTAATTCATAAGTCCATGCAGGATTACGAAAAGAATTATAAGCGCCAGCATATTGATCTTTTACAGAATTAACAGCCTCAACTTTTAGCGCCTCCCTTGCAAGGTCTTTGTTTGCAAGATCATTAAGGTTCTGATCCTTCTTTAACGACGCTTGCATAACCTGTTCTGCTGATGCAGCCGCTGTCTCCGCTCTATCTGCTGCACTGGTGGCATTAGTAGCTTTCTCTCCTGCTATTGTAGCGCTACCAGCGGCCTCCAGGGCCTTGTCTGTTGCTGTCGTTGCAGCAGTAGTGGCGGTATTTTTAAATACCTCTGCTTCGTCTCTGTAGCCTTTGGTTGTGGTCATCGCTTGCGTAGCTGTATTCGCACTACCTGATGCACTTTGCTGAGCTAGCTTAGCAGCGTCTTCACTAGCTTTTGAGTTAATTTCACTAGTCTTTGTATTAGTTTCTGAGTTTTTTGCTGCTAATGCTGATGTGGAGGCTTGTGCAGCGAATGCTTCTGCTTCATCCCTGAATCCTTTGGAGTCAGAAGCAGAGGCAGCGGAATCAGCAGCATTAGTCTCACTAGTTTTTGCTGCTGCTGCATATGCTGCTGCATTAGTCTCACTAGTTTTTGCATTAGTCTCACTAGTTTTTGCATTAGTCTCACTAGTTTTTGCTGCAGCTGATGATTCTATAGCAGTAGTTTCACTAATTTTTGCTGCATCTGATGATTCTGCAGCTTTAGTAGCGGATGCAGCAGATTGAGAAGCAGAAATAGCAGACTGAGAAGCAGAAGCTTCAGAAGCTTCAGCAGAAATAGCAGATTCATTCTCAGAATTCTTAGCATTAAGTTCTGAAGTCTTAGCAGCTATCTCGGAGTCTTTTGCAGTAGTAGCGTATTCTCCCGCCTCTGTAGCAGAACCAGCAGCAGCAATAGCCTGATTGGTAGACTCAGTAGCAGATGTAGCAGCATTTTGCTCAGAAGTAGCAGCAGCAGTCTTAGCAGCCTCAGCGTCCTTCTTAGCTTGTTCAGCTAATAGACGACTCTGTTCAGCATTTTGTGCAGCAAGTTCAGCAGAATCACGGAATCCTTTGGATTCCTCAGCTGACGTAGCAGAGGCATCAGCACTATCTTTAGATAAACCAGCTTGTCTCTCCGCTTCAGTAGCAGAAGCAGCAGATTGAGTTGCAGAAGCTTCTGAAGAGTCAGCATATATAGCAGCTTTGTTTTCTGAATCTCTAGCGTTTATTTCCGATAACTTTGCAGCTACCTCGGAATCTTTTGCTGCCGCAGCAGAAGCAGCAGAGGCTTCTACAGCAGCAGTTAATTCACCAGCAGTAATAGAACTAATAGAATTACCTAAAACTACTGTATATTTAGGATACTTACTAGCAGTAGTTGTAGTGTCTTCTATGTTCAGAATCTGCTGTACAATAATTTTAGTTTTAAGTGCCATTATTGAGTTACTCCATCGCTGATGTATACTTTACCTTCCATAATACGGAAAGAACTGACTTCAGAGCCAATTACATCACGAGTCATTAGGATATCATAATAACCAGCAAAACGTTGTCTTGGGTTATACTTATCACGTTCTTTAGATGCTTTTTCACCAATATTAGTAACGTCTGCAACGGAAAGACTAATTGCAGCAGCACCTTGAGCAGCATCAATAACACGAGTTTTAAAGTTAGCTAGAACCTCGGCGTTCTCATCTAAACTAGATTTAATAGTTCCTCGGAGTGAATACCCCGTCAAGTTAACAGGAACTTCTGTTGGTGGATATACACTATCATCAACATCCATAAATTGCATGATAAGACCATAAGGTACTTTTTCATCAACAACAATATCAATAACTCGGTTTTCTGTACTCATTATATTACCTTATATGGATATACCCACTGTTTAGGTCTATCTTCATCTTGTAGTATGCTTCAGGGTTCCCTGATAACGCAGCATTTCTATCGTAGATTATATTAACACCGATTTGTGATAAGAAGGCATTTCCTGCCACAATCTTATCCGCAGTAACAGTTCCATTAACAATCATATTGCCATGAAGAACCATTGCAGGGTTAATCCATCCAGCCCCGCTCCATTGACGGGTAAATGCTGTTTGTGGAGCATTACTGTTAAATTGTGTTAGAACATCATACTTAACCGGGGGTTTTCCAAAGTTATTTTGGAAGAATGCGTTAGCTTGTCCATCATCCCAACCGCCTAATCCAGGAATACCCATGGAGTACATCCCAGGACCACGCTGTCCATCATGTCCTATAGTACCTTCAGTACCACTCCACTGAACTACATCAGACCAGCTAGTACCTTCAAGAAGTTTGTTAGTAACTGGATCAAGTGTACCTGTAGTCGCATAGATATTTTGTGTCATATCTGTACGGTTAGGTGGAGTTTTTGACCAACCAGGAGGTGGATAATCTTGTTCTAGCGGTTTGGCCGGTAAAGATGTTGCTAACTTATAAACAAATACTGTTTGCTTACCCTGTAAACCAGTTCCAATATCTACGTCACCATTTGGCGTTCCAATTACTACACCACTAGAGATGCGCAGAGTAGTACCATCATAACGTATCCATTGTGTAGCATTACCAATGTCTAGTTTAGCTTTGGCAGAGGTATTATCCATACCCATCCAAATACCAGAGTTATTATCCCCCCAGGATTTACCCTGAGTATAAATTGCTGGGTTATCTTTACCAGACAAGTTAGTCATGATAAAGTTCGCAGCATTAATATCTCTAGTAATTACTTTACCATCAACGTTAACAACACGGTTTATAGGGTCGAAAGAAATAGGTGTTTTTCCTTCTTCATCGAGCAGACCAATGTTAATAGCACCAGTAGCTGCATCAATTAAGAATGTCTGTCTCCAGATTTCCCCATCTTTCATGCTGCCCTTAATAAAGGCGTAGTTAACATCAATACCAGTCTCATTGACAAAGCTGTTGTCTAGAGGAGTATCTTCATTCAATATAAATGTTACAGGAGCTGATTCTGTTATATCTTGCTTATTTGGTCCCCAGGCAATTGATGAAACCTTAAAGGTATGTTCAACTTTCCATGGGAATGATATAATCGTTGCAGCTCTAGCAGCACCCACGTTTATCTTTTGAGCTTTAGCCCATCCGGTTTTAGCATATTCTTCGGAGTTTATATAAGTAACTAAAAATTCACGAACGTTAGCACCAGCACCACGTTCCCAATCCCACTCAATTCTAACATCATATCGTTCTTTACCATCAGCAATTCGTGCAGCTTTAAAAACAATATCGATAGGTGCAGTAGGTGGAACAAAGTTATAAGCTACAGTTAGAATATTAGGAAACTCGTAGTATCCTGAAGAATCAACTGTAACACCATCAGGCATAGTTACTTGACCAGATATTCTGATCTTATAGTCTCCGATAGGAACTCCACCAAATTTAATAGTAGAACCTAAAGCCCCAATATAATATTTAGTCCAAGGACTGTCTTCAGTAGCTGTACTTTTTAACTCAATAGTACAGTAACTTGCTTCACCAGTTGTTTCCACAACAACTATCGGTGCGCCCACCCCAACATCCACAGGTTCTGACTCAGATCTTGCTGCGACAATTATTGGCTTCTCTTTTGTTTTAAAGTTAGTTTCATTAGAGAGGTTAATACCAATTTTTGCATTTAAAAGTTCTGAGTCAATAATCGAGTCATAAAAAGCTCCCTGAACCTGATAGGTAGTTGAGGGAGTTAAATTATTGATCATAACAAAGAAAGTGTCGATTCCAGTGAAATCTCTTCTATCCACTTCTTCGCCAAGTTTAAGCCAGAATGATCTACCGATAACATCGTAGTCGGTATAGATAGAATGCTGGATATACGCCATCGTATACCCAGTCATAATACTATTTAAGACCATCTTGGCTGGTGCATTATTCGAAATCATTTAAATAGATGCCCAATCCACAGATTGCTCGCCATTATCACCTTCTGCTCTTATACGGAAGCGTAACTTCCTATTAATACCCAGAGCATCCTCATTATGAAGAGCATAGTCTGCCTTATTGTATATCAGTAGATAATCGTAGACATACTGATCTTCAATTCGTACACTTCTTAATAAACGATCTAGGTTATCGTAGATTTCGAGAGTGTAGAAGATTCCATCAATGATATCTTCTTCTGGAATTCTATCCCAGGCCAATTTAACGTCTGGTCCTACAAACTCCGAAGCATCTCCTGAAGCTGTATTAGTAACCCTGAAGTTACTAACGACGCTTAAGTTTTTAGCAGAGTTAAGTTCTACTGATAATGTTACAGGAGAACTTCGTCTACCATTAATATCTACAGCTCTAATCTCAAAGACTGCTAAACCAGCAGGTTCTCCAATAATTTCTTGGATCATTCGTAGATTTGGATTAGTTTCTAGTTGCTGTACGATATAAGGATCAGCATGTCCAGAATGAACGATGGAGTAATAAACAACGTTATTAGTTAAGCTAGGAAGCCAAGATAGCTCACCATTCTTACCAATAGACCCTACTTGTCCACCTGGTGTTGGTGTATACATAAAGTCTCTGGGAGGCAGTACGTTATTACTAACATCAGGGATATCGTTACCACTATTATCAACCTGCTCGGAGTTAATGAACACATCCTCACCATACTCTTGCAGTGTAATATTAATCTTACCTTCTCTAGAGTTTTCAACTTCATCAACTAGGAAGTATTTCTTGTCCCAACCATAACGACCGTATGTAAAAGCAATCGGATCGTTAGGCTCAATGCCTATGAAATGATATGGTAATGAGAATGTGAGAGTTCGTGAGTAACGAGACTTTTTCAGTTCTCTATCTGCAAAGCTACGCGCAGTATAGTAGTTAGTGATATTTGCAAAAGAAAGTTGAAGTTTTTTATCTAACCCTTTATCTTGTTCCTTAAATATAGAGTTAAAGAATGTAATGGAGTTAGTTTTCCAGCTTAATGCAGGATCTAGTATAGAGGCTTGTACTGAGTTGAATTTATTTCTACCAGTAGTATCTGACAATTCCAGATCACCATAGGTATCTAAGAAGTCAATCTCTAATGGGGTATTCGAGAACTTCTCAACAGTTATTCTATACTGACCAGATAAGTTGTTGATAGCACCCCCATAAGACTCTATTAATCCCTGCACGTTTTTAAATACTGACTCAGAGGTATCGAGAATAGTGTTCATTTGAACTATTTGTCTATTCTCTCCTACAGCATCAGTCCATCCAACGTATCTCCAGTAGGGTTGCCAAGAAACCTGATAGGATTCATCAATTATATCCAGAATAGCTGCTTCTTGAATAAGTTGCTGGAGAGGGAACTGATCAATAGTGATATTAGCACCATAGCGATCAGAGGTTAGGTAGTCCAGAGTTTGCCAGATACCATTTAAGCTAGTCTTATCAGCAGTTACTCTACCATCTGAATGATAGATCTTAATCTTCTTACCTTGAACTTCAGCGCTAACTTCTGGAATTTCTGTTCTGTTTTCATTAATAGTAAAGCGAATGATAGCATAAGCAGTATCTAGCAGTTTATAACGAGAGTCCCAGTATTCCGGCCCATTCTCGTTCATGTTCTGTAAATAGAAACCTTTCTCTTTTGCAATGTTAACTAGAACATCAGCAGCAGATTGATCGGCCTTACCATGATAAGTCCAGATACGGATATCGCCATTACCATCATTATACTTATATTCCTGTCCATGAACAGAGGGTTCAGAGCTTGGTTGACCAGAAGCAATACGTTGCATGGTATCACCAGCTACTTTCTTAGTACCAAAGCAAGTACGAGACTTACTATCATTAGGATCAATACAGATCATTGGTACATCACCAAAGTAAAAATCTAGGAACCCATCAATCTCACCCTCACAGAAAGCGTATACTACATATACGATATTAGGATTATGCAGTTCAGTATCTGCAAATACTGGGATTCCAGGAATTTTCTGAACTCCATATACTACTGGCAGGAATTTAGCAGCTAAGTTAAAATCAAGATCTACTTCCTTAGTTACAGTCTCATAATATTTCTTTAGACTATAGCTTCTAGAAAGACCAAATAATTTTTTCTTAGATTGTAACTTATAACGTTCTTCCTGAACCTGATACTTAGCAAGAATAGAGATACTCTTGTTAGCGTGGAAGAACCCGTAGTCTTCTTGGTATTCAGGTCGCTTAGCACCATTAGACGGAACTAATTGGCCGGCAACAATCTCAAGCCCTCTATGGTCAGCATCATCTGTGAAACGTCCATTTACTCTATCAAAGTCATAGAATTGGTTTGAACAGTTCCATGTAATAACGGATGTACTAACTCCAGAAGTACCAATGTTATCCTTAATACCACCACCAGTAATTTTACCACGGAAGTAAAGTAAAGGACCATTAGTGTCTGGATCTACAGGAAGAATGTTACCCTCTTCATCAATAACCGCTTGATGAATTGAAATAGATCTATCTAGGAAGGATACACCATTTTGGACTAGTTTTAATACTTCATCCTCAGCAGTACCTGTGATAGTAAAAGAAAGGCTACCAATGGAAAGTTTTCTATTTTGTTTATGCGTTGTTATAGACTTAACTTTACCAGATGTATAAAGAATACCATTATAAATTACGTCTCTAAAATAATCTGTAAGATATATGTAGGCAGAACTTGATCCAGTAGAGCCAGGCAATTCAAGAGTAATAAGACATGCAGTTTTTATTTTATTATGAGTTCTTAAATACTCTCTTGCACTGTCAAGAATTTTCTTCATAGACTTTCCCTCAAGGAAAGTGAAATACCAGTATATGTACCATTGCTATTTAACGTAGAGCCGAAGCTGTCTCCGTTCATTAATTTGGTTCTAAATAGAATACCATTAAATACCGGTTTCTCACTACCCGTAGTAGTAATGAATAGATCAGGGTAAACACTTATATTCCAAGTATTTCCTGCTGTGTTGATAGAAGTGATTTTGTACACTTTTGGGTGGTTGGACAGTTTAAATAGATCGCCTGGTTTAGGCAGTCCACGAAGTGTACCCTTAGTGTCCATAATAACTGTTGAACCTTTTTGTCCAGCAGGAATATTTACAGCACTAGTATCACCACGAACTCGGAAAGCTTCATATTGTGGTAATAATACATCAATATAGCTACCTGTTCTTTTATAATCTAGGATGAATGAATCTAATTTAGCAAATTCATCTGGGAATAATTCTGGATAAGAGATATTAATACCCCAATATTGAGCAGACACCTTAACCTCCCTAACTTTACCATTAGGTAATTCATCACGAATCATAGGGTCATTGTCTACTAAGTTAACGCTTTCAAAACCTAACCCTGATAGCTCTGGGTTCGTGTATGGGTCTGGTAGTCTCATAGTTAATTTCTCCTCTTAATAACAATATTATAATAGGATTGGAAAATTTTATCAAGAAATTTTTATTTTTCCATAAAGAAAAGGAGGACATAAAGTCCTCCTCCAGTATTAAGAATTACCAAGTGATTTCAGGGTGGTTCCATTCTCATTAAGAGCCTGTTCCACGGCATCCCTGAAAGCAGCACTATTGCTCGAAGCAAAATCTCGGAAGCTAGCCGCATCCATCGTACTGATGTTCAGCACAATAGGTCTACCCGATGTGCCTTTTGAAGATCCTTTGAGTTCATCAGTAGGGGTAGCCTTCATCGGAACCATAGGAGTAATTACTTCGGTACCATGCTCACCCATCTGGTAACTAACTCCAGGATACATATTACCACCTTCTGCACGAGGTACGAAAGAGTTAGCATTACCAATCCCTTGATCTCCTCGAATATAAGAAAGTTCACCTGCGTTAGCCGACATAGAAACGTCTACATTCTTCTGGCGCTCTCCAAGAGTTAAGTAACCCGCTGTCTCAGCACCAGAGTCTCCAATAGAAGACATACCAGAGGCAGAGGATGCTTGAGCAAGAGCCATAGCACCTGCTAAACCAGCCGCAACCATCAGAGGAATAGAGAATGGATACGGAACAGCTGTTGCTGCTTGCATCACCGCTACTGCCGTCTGGATAATGATTTGCTTCTTAGCTGCATCTTGCTGGATCTTGAGCTTTTCAGCCTCTAACTTCTTGATCTTAGCTTTGGATTGCTCAGATTTACCATCACGTTTCTGTTCTGCTGCAATAGCTGCATCAATAGCACTTACCTGTTGACCAACACTATACTGAATCATTGAAGACACAGTTTGCATACCAGCCGCTACTAGAGAAGTGGTATCCAGAGATCCTTGTGAGAACTGGATCATAGCGTTAGTTAGGTTACCCATGCTTTGTGCTACAGCGGTTGCTTCGGAGTTCAGTTCAGACAGCTTAGAAATAGCCTGGTCATAGGACGCCATTCTATTCTGCATATCTGCGAAGTTTTTATCTTCTCCAGTTAATCCAGTAGTAGGAGTATACGTAGCCCCTACAGCCGCACCTACAGAAGACTGCATTTCTGCATCGCGCTGTACTCTTAAAGCTGCGAGCTGGGCTCTAGTTTCTGCTAGCTTTTTATTATACTCTAACTGAGCAGCAGCATTCCCTAAAGTTTTTTGCTTAAGGTCTTCGAATAGCTGGATTTGCTCCTTGATACGTTCCGCAGCTCCCATTAAAGGATTTGCGGTAAATTTCCTTTGTTGCTCCTCTTCCCTGCCAGCAGCCATTCCCCTTTGCTGATCCTGACGGAATTTCCAGATTTCACGTTCAATTTGTGCCTGAGCACGTCTTGATTGTTCAGCTTCCTTATGCTTATCAACCTGTTTGGAGTACCATTCATACTTTTCTTTCTCGATAGTCAGTTCAAGGTTCAACTGAGCTAAACGATATTGAGTATCTGTCATAGTACGGTTATTCAGGAGAGCAATTTCACGATCAACACCAAGAATCTTATCGGTATAGTCCTTAACCTTCTTCTGAGCTTCCATACCTTGGTTAGTGATCTTGATACGTTCTAGCTGAATCTTAGCTATCTCACCTTCGATTGCTTTGTTACCCTTGTTAGTTTCTAGGACACGCTTAAGAGCTGCTTCCTGTTCTTCTAACTGTTGGATTTCCAGACGTCTACCAGCTTCCTGTGCTTTCTCTTTGTCCTTAGTCTGGCTATACACTTCGGCAATCTTCTGCTGAACTTCTAGCTGATTCTTAGTCTCATTACCAGTTAATTTTACATAACCAGCAAGAGCTTGTGAAGCAGTCTTCATCTCACTAAGAGTATTATACCCTAAGTTCAGGCTCTTAACATACTCATCAGCATTTTTACCAGTACCCGCGGATAGAGACTCAATAGTCTTAATCGTATCTGATAAGGATGCACTAGTTTTAGCCGCAGTATTAGTATTCTGAGCGATGTTCTGGATATCGTTAGCTAAATCACTAGCAGTTTTCTTAGCCTGATCATATGCTTTCTGCTGTTCTGTCAGTCCTTTCAGAGTTGCAGAGTTGAAGTCATAAACCGCATCAGGGTCATTTGCATCTTTCTGTAGGTTAATTTGCTTCTGGAATTCTGGATTAGCCTTAGCAGCTGCAGCACCAGCAGCTTGGTATGCCGATTTCCATGCATTAAGATTGCCAGTTGAATCCTCTACTTCCTTATCAAGACGCTCTACCTGGAGAGCTAATGCAGCAGTATCTGCAATAAATTTCTGGTTTTCTTCAGAAGATCCTATGCGAACTCCTCCTACTTCAAAACCTCCTGCAGCTAACCCTACCGGTGCACCTTGAGCAACTAAACGAATAGCCCCTGCTGTAGATGCATCTGCTTGCTGCATACGCTTATCTAGATCAGCTTTTAACTTATTACGCTTTTCTAGAGATTCTTTGTACATATCAAGAGCTTTATTATATCCTTCCTCAGAAGCGGAAAGACTTAAAGCTACAGCACCAACGTTAGTTGGGTCAATCTGACGGTTAGTTTCTTCCTGTGCTCTAGCAGCAGAGGCCGAGATAGATGCTTGAGAAGTATAGAACACTGCGTTGATAGAATCAATTACTGGCCCTAAATACTTAGCAGCAGCCTGTTGAACCTTTCTCAGTGCAGCATCAGCATTAGCAGCAAACTGTTCCCATGGAGTTGCACGAAGTACATCATCAAGATAGCCGAAACGTTTAGTAGATTCAGCGATAACTGCGTTAGCATATGCTTGTTGCTTCTGGAAAGTAGAGAGACTATTAACGTTATATGTAATACCTGTGTTAGCAGCATTTAACTGTTTAACGTAGTCTGCGTAAGCATCGTTAAGACGAATAGTAACACCAAGTTCATCTAGAAGTTCGATTTCTTGTTTAGATACACCCTTGATTACACGGTTAAGTGCATCAGTCATATCAACACCAAGAACAGCAGCAGCACGACGAGCTACTAGACCAAATTTATTAAGTTGTTCAGCGTCGAATCCATATGCAGAAGCAGAGGATGCCTGTCTCATTGCTTCTTCGAAGGAGATTGCATAACCAGCAGCCTCTTGTAGAGATCTAGCTAGAGTTTGTACAGGAGTACCTGTTTGAGTACCAACAATAGTACCAAACTTCTCAAGACGGTTTAACTGGTCACCCATCTTAAGTTGTTCGAATGCAGATTGCAGAACGAACACGTTAGACGCGATAGCAGCATACATAAGAGGTAAACTACCACCCACTTTAGCCATAGCTGCAAAGTCACGAGTTGCACCACGTGCTGAACCAGAAGTATTACCAATTGCACGACTAGCACGTCCTGCAGCGGTAGTTGTATCATTAAAGCCTCTAGCAGTATTACCTAGTGCTCGGTTAGTATCATATAATCTATCTTGAACTTTTTCAGTTGCAGCAGCTACATCGTTACCCATCGCCTTAACAGATTTACCAACGTGTGTAAATCCAGACTCTAGCTTATCGGATACCTCGATCATAGCAATAGCAAGGTCATCTAACTTAGCACCAATACTATCCATAGATTTGGTGATACCAGTCATGCCTCTACTAGCCTGCATTTTAGTTAGACTTTTAGCTGCTCTATCCGCCGCCCTCTCAATGGAGTAAAGAGTTTTGGGCATTTTTCCTAACTGCTCATTAGTCAGTTCGGAAGCGGCAGCAGCATTTTCTAACGCATCGGAAACGTTCTCAATAGATTTTGCAGTACGGGTTGCCCCTTTCTGCTTTACATCTATAAGTAGTTCTCGTATTAGCTTATCAGTCATTTATTTTTCCCAATAAAAAAGGCTCTGGGCAAATCACCCAGAGCCAAGCCTCATCGTGGAACGCCCATTGGAGGAAACTTTTACTGAGCTCGAGATCTAGCATGTGGTTTAATGTTCGGGGTACGACCATTAGGTTTACTATACTTCTCGGCTCTCTTACGAGCTGCATCTACAGCTTTCGAATCAAATATATTGATGATGTGTAGAACAAACTCTTTCTCTATAGGATCAGTAATCCCATAGATATCAAATAAAACACCTAATGCACTTTTGTCTTTTCCTATAAAGATAGGAAAGTCACCTGGTATGAAACAGTCAATAAGACTGTTATAAATATTCATACTAGTAGATACAATAGGTGGAAAATCTTCGAGTTCAACAGGCATTGCCTTAGGATCAGGTTCAATACCTAGAGACTCGCAAAGCATTAAATATTGTTGTTTTGTCATTTTAGATGCTGAGGATTTAATGCATTTATCTGCAAAATCGGCAACAGCATCTAGTAACTGCTTACGCTTTTGAGCTACGAAAAGTGTCTAAGTGGAACACTGTCTGGTTGATCCAAGAATCAAACGCAGCAGAGTTCTGCATAAGCATGATAGCGTTATCGCGACTAAACGGAACTTCAGTAGTAGGATCAGCTTCAGTTTCGATAAGCATCAGCTTCTCAACATCTCCAATCGTCAAGCCAGTCCAGCCAGCAATTGCAGTATCAACGAAAGCTTCAATAAACTTATCATCGTCCTGAACCTGAATCATAGTACCGTTAACCCACTCATCACGCTTAGCGGAAGAGATAACACGCTTAGATGCAGCACGAGACATGTAGTTCAGTTGCAGCTTGAAGTTAGGCATACCTGGGTAAGCCAGCTCAATAGTACGAGTTTCAAGGGTAATATCTTTTAAATTGATCATTTCTTTATTTCTCCAAAGAAGTCGATTCTTACCGGATCAGAGTCTGCAGTAGGGATTACATCCCATTCAACTCTGTATATATCCGAGAATTGTAGGCGTTTTGTTATACGTGCTGAAGGAAAGTCAATCGAAATATGTTCATTTCGGATGGTTAATGGTATGTCAGTTTCGGGTTCAATATTATAAAACATATCACCAGCAAATCGCTTAGTGTAGTAAAATGCAATTGTTGCCGAAGCATTCATTTCATTAACATAAGCTCTCTTATTATTATATATTTTGTTTATGTCAAATACGCTTTTATCTTCTCTCCAAGAACATTGTTGCTGGAATGACATAGAAGCGGATAAAAGAGCTGGTAAAACATTACTGTTGGTAGATACTCTAGGAGGACTATATGACATAACTTCACCCTGAACAATAGAACCAGCAGGAGTAAAAGTAGACACCTCAGAGAACTTACCAGATTCAATTCCTACGTTTAGGATAGGAACGCTTTTGTCTAGAGAAAAGTCTACAGTAGATACATAGCAATTCTCAAAGTACACACAGTTATTATCTTTATTAACTATGTATATATTAAACATTGTTGGCTCAATATTTGTACTATAAAGTGGTAGTAAGAATGTGTTACCCTCTCGGTCAAAGCCCATCCATTCAAAGAAGTTAGCTTCAGTAAGGGTATTACTAAAATTTATAGCCAGCGATATTGAAGATGGAGTTTGTGCATTAATAATAGAGTCAGCATAGTTGGTTCTACGATGGATAGTCCTACGAAGAGTTTTAAATTCCTCATAGGACGTATTGATATCGTAATTTGACAGGGCATCAAAATGATAAGCCCTGCCATCATACTCAACTATAACTTTTGACTCCCTCATTAGAGAGTAGTACATTTAATTAGCCACCAGAAGCAGTAACTGTAATGCTCTTAGTACCTTCTACACCAGAACCATCTTTAGCTACGGCTTTCACAGTAACTGCACCAGTCTTAGAAGCATCAGCGGTCAGTAAACCAGAAGTTGCATCAATAGTAGCAGCAGTACCGGAGGAAATAGACCAAGTTACTTCCTTATTAGTAGCTTCAGCAGGCAAAACATCTACAGTCATCTGAAGAGTTGCACTATTATCAACGGAAGCTGCATCACCCGCGGATTTAACAGTAATACCTGTTACCTTAACCGGAGCTGCTTTACCACCGTCACCAGTTGCAATCAGATTTGCAATAGTAGTTTTGGTGTACTTATTAGAGAAACCAAGATAACCTTCATCACCAGTATCCAGATCAGTAGGAATTGCTTTGAACTCTACAGAAGTACCAAGTACATCGTCAGTCTCAATAGTTGGGATGTTAACGTGAGCTTGCTTAGCAACTAGAACAGCGGCTGGGCGCTCATCATCATATTCACCGCCAAGTACTAGAGCGATTTCGAAACGGTTAACTACCTTCAGGGTCTTAATCAGATCTTTATACAGATCCATAGAACCTAGAGCTTTATCGTTAAGATAAGCGGTCAGAGAACCAGTTAATTCGAATGCACCAGTAAATGAACCGATTGGGATGTTAACACGGGACATGACGTTAGGAGTCAGATAGGTGATGTTGTTGTTAATTGTAAAGCTACCACCAGTGATCGGAATGTCATATGCCTTACCAGTATCCATATCCTTAATTTTGAGGATAGTCAGTTTGTTCTTGATGTAAGAACCCTGGATAGTCATGTAAGTTTCATCATCAATACCCACAGTATCAGGATCAAAGGGAGCAGCGTCCAGAGGGATCAGCTGGTTACCATTACCTGACCAAGTTACACGACCGATATCTTCGATATCAACGTTTACTTCAGCCTGGTTGATCTGACAGGAATCGATGTAGCTCCATGCTTTATCAGTAAGGATGTAAATATGTAGCATTGCCAGCTCGTGGTATGCGTTATCCTTAAAGTTAACCATGAAGTTAGTTTCGTTAGTGTGAGCACCTGTATCACCGTCTAGGTTGATAGGCTTACCACTAGAAAGAGCATGCCACAGCATGTAGTCCGGAACGATCTGCTTACTAGTAGTCTTATCTAAGTAAGGCAGGATGTAAGTAGAGAAACTCCACTCAGCTGCGTTCAGGGAGTCGTTGAAACGTTTTGAACCACGAGTTGGACGCGGACCAGCTTCGTTAACAGTAATATCGGTTGAGTTACTGTCCTGACCCCAAGAAATATCATCTTGAACTAGAATCTCCTGCGTGTTGGTCTTATCGTGACCAGTCTTAACCGTAGACACGAAGATTCGAGTATTACGTAATAGTTGTAAAGACATTTATTTATATTCTCCTAATCTGTAACTTATCTGCGAAGTGCCCTACGAGGTGGCTGATACCTCACTGTTACATTTATTTCCGCTAAACCATATGGGGCCAGTAGACCCTCATCTGTAGCTACTGAGGTGATGCTCATATCAGTTGCCTCACATGGGAAGGTCGATCCATTAGGTTTACTAACAGTATATTCTAAATTTCCACCTGTGTCAATGACGGTTTTTATGTCAGCTACGAGTTTTTCAAGTTGCTCTTGAATATCTGTTTTCTCTTTGTCATACACGAGGATTGGAAGTTCTAAAAACATCCACTGTTGGCCTGAGGGAAGATACTGCCCAGTTTCAGTTCCGATATGGACTGCTACATAAGGAAATTCTCGGATTTCCTCGAATTTATAAGTTTGACGAGAAACGTTTCCATAAAGGTTATTGAAATACTCGTCAGGTTGTGAACCATCCATTTGTGTGGCGATTCGGTCAACCACTGCTTGTGCAATACTTGTTCTGTGATCCATTTACTAGGTTCCTTGATTAACCTTGATTTTATATCTAGAGTGAATCAGGTCTCTTGCAGCTTTTGCGATTGCTTCCCCAATAAGTTTTTGAGGGTTTCGAGCGCCAGGGTAAGGTCGTAGAGAAAGTCTTCGATATGTAGAAACTGCGGGGTTGAACACAGAGTAAGGACGAACCATATAGTTATACGTCACATTCAGCTCTGGAGCACCTTTACTAGTTTCTGCATCACGTAGCATAACGTCTTTAATCTTTAAGGAGTTAGCAAAGCGACCAGTTCTGAACTTCAATGGTGCCCCTGCTTTTTTCATATCCTTGATTAAGTATTCCTTAGCTACTATCTCAAGAATAGCACGCATGTTACTATTCGATACGAAACGACCGGAAGCACCTGTTACTGCACCAGAATAGCCATCTTCAGTATCTCTAGGATCTCCAAAGTTTACCTGAACTCTACCGGTAGAACGTTTTTTACCAACGGCGGAACGTTTACCTGCGGTTGCTTGAATTAGATTCTCTAGAGCACCTAAATCACCAGAAAGATCTAAGTTAGAAGAAACAGCCTTCAGTATAGATGCTGTCCTAACATTTAATAAGTCTTGTGATACTGGTTTCGAGAATTTGAAAGATACCTGTGCAACTGTACCATCTCTTGTAGGATCTTTCAAACCTGTCTCAACTGTATACACAACAGTATTCTTATTATTCTCAGATCGTCCTGCAGTATCTAGCTGCTCTTTAATAATTTGTCTAGCTAGATCAGAAAGAGCCATTACACTCTCCTATAGACTTCGATGATTGTACGAATATGTTCTGGAATACCAGACTTAGTATTGTTAAACGTAACTGTCTCACCACCAATAGTCTTGGCTTGACGATAATCTTGCTTATGCCAGTGATCTACTAACAGACATGCTGCCAGTTTAAGATCTTCAGGCATTGGATTGAAACCACCTTGAGTATACTCTACATCCATATATCCTTCAGGAGGATTAAACTTAAGGAGAATAACACCATCAGGATACAGTTTAAACTGTTCCGGATCTATTTCATTCTCGTTAATAGTCATCTTTGTAATAGATGTGGCTGAAGGAGAACTCAGGAAATATTTCCTACGGCTAGGTTTTGTGGTAATTAATTGATCTACCGCATCTGCATCATCCATACCTAGAAGGCTTGTAATCAGCGTATTGGCAGCTTTAATCATCATCTCAACCTGAGTTTCCATATCGGGACGTTTTAAATTCCCATATAGTTTATAATCTTCAACAGTGATGATTTGCATTTATTTTTCCCAATAAAAAAGGAGAGCCGAAGCTCTCCTTATCGGCTGAAAAGCCTGTATTAAGATGCAGCGTAAGCACCAGATACAACGCCGTTTTCGAAGTAACGTTGCAGGTTAACACGCTGGGTAACGTAGTATGCATCACGCTGTTTGCCAGCTTGGCGCTCACGTTCAACAGTAACGGCACGCTGACGCGGCATTACGAAGTTATCTTTATAAACAATAACTGCGAATTCAGCGGAAGCAGCTTTAGCTGGGAAGTACTCAGAAACTACAACCGGCAGACCGTAAATACGACCAACCTGACCCTGCAGTTTAACAGCATCGTTACCAACCTGGGCAACATCCTGCCATTCTTCATCTTCCAGCAGATCGTAGTAAGCATCCATAGATACGATCAGTACCAGTTTGCTCAGTTTCAGACCGTGACGGCCCAGTTTACGACGCAGCTTGGAGATAGTCTTAGCAGTTACCAGAACAGAACCGTCAGCTTTAGCTTCGGTAACAACCTTAGCACCATCATCAGCAGCCAGTTTCAGCAGACCCTTAGGCTGACCAGTACCATTACCGGACATGAAAGCTTCTTCGATAGAAACAGCGTGTGCTTCGATCAGACGCTTACGCAGCAGAGGCAGCAGGGAGAAGATTGCATCTTCTTCAGTTTCATCAGTGATGAAGGATTTAGCAGCCAGCTTGTAAGTTTTGAAGCTGATTTCAGTCAGTTGACCTTTAACTTCGTCACCAACAGTTTCGTCAGTACCGAATTTGGAAGCATCTACCCAAGTAGCACGACCAGCTTCTGGTTCAACGAGCATAGTAAGGATTTTGCTGGACATTGGCAGTTCATCGAACAGTGCACCAACTACCAGTTCCTTCTGCAGGTCACGGATAATACGGGTAGAGAAGATAGTTTCGTATGCTTCGCTAGACATGGAAACGGAAGAAGAACCGTTAACAGCTTTAACGTGAGCCTTACCGTGTTCAGTTTCGAATACGTCTTTCTCCATCATATAAGACAGAAGAACCAGTTTCTCAACTTCATCTTCGAAAGCATCCTGAGTGCCATAAAGAGCTTTAGCTACGCTATCACCAACGAAGGAACGACCTTCACGAGCTGCCAACAGAGACTTGATTTCGTCCTGAAGACCAACGATGGTTTCCTGTTGCTTTTCTACAGTCTGTGCAAACAGTTCTGCGCTCTTCTTAGACTTCTCATCCAGGTTCTTAACCAGATCCAGAGCTTCTTCCAGACGCTTACGGTCTTCACCAACAGCTTTAGATACTAGGTCGTTCATACGAGCCAGTTCTTTTTCTTCCTGCTCTTCACGCAGACGCTTAGCTTCCGCAGCTTTCTGAGCAGCAGTCAGACCTTCCAGAGATTTAGCCAGATCACCCAGACCAAGTTCTTCCTTCAGCTTATTAATATCAATAGTCATTTTTAAATAATTCTCCGTTATTCTTTAACGTAGCCTAAAGCTATCGCAAGTTTTTCTAGTTCAGAAAGATTACGTTCTTGAGCTGGGACAGCCTTAGAACTTGTTGCAGTAAAAGATTTGCGCCATTCAGTGTAATCGTGGCCATTCATACTCTTAGCGAGGTTGAACGTTGAGTCCTGATTACAAGGTACAGAAACTACCGAAACTTCGTATAGTTCTAAATCTTTAATAATAAATATGTCAGTAGCTTCATCCCATTCTGCGTCTAGGCAGCGGAATCCGATACTGAAGGTTTTCAGTACACCGTTTTTAATTAGTGAGAAGATAGCTGGATCAGAACTTTCATAAATCTCGCATTCAATTTCGAGACCCATTTCAGTAGGGTTAAGATCAATACACTTGCCGATTGGACGACGATGGTCGTGGCCGAAAAGAATAATCGGGTTTTTCATGTAGTTAGCAAGTGCATTAGACGTTTTCCATGCCGAAGCAGGAATTACGTCACCAGCGCGATCTTTACTAATTGTATTAGCGAATCCACGGATTTTTACAACACCCTCTTTGGATTCGCTATCAATAGACTTAATGTAAGCGTCTAAATGAACCGGTGCTGATTTTAACTTGTTATAGTCAATAGCAGCATTTGTCATTTATTAAGCCTCCGGCGCAGGGTTGATAGTTGTTACACACTCATTAGAAGTAATGGAAGTAGATTTACTATCCGTTACAACAACTTTGTAAGTACCAGCATCTTCTGCAGCAGCTGTAGCTTTGTTGAAATTAGGGCCAGTAACACCACTAAGTGGAGAACCGTCTTTAGTCCAAGCATAAGTATATGGTGCAGTACCACCAGTAACTGTTACGCCCAGATTAATTGCTGCACCAGTATCAACAGCTAGAGTTTTAGCCAGATTCTTCGTGAAAGCTAGAGCCGGAACAACCGGAGCAGTAACTTCGTATGCTTCTTTGAACTTATTCCAAACCTTGCGGTTGGTATGTGCAGTGGTCATTCCAAACTCTTTACGTAGAGTAGCGTAGTTTGGAACGAACTTGTGTGCTGCAACCGTAGCAAAGAAGATATGAGATTCTGGCAGCTTTTCACCAAAAATGGCCTTTAGACCATCATAATCAATCATTCTTTATCCCCATCGGCAGTGCCTTGCGGTCTACCACCTTCTTGACCAGATACACCTGTTGCAGAACCAGCAACGTTAGCAGGAATACGAATCTTATTCATCTGCTCATCATCTAAAGGTTCAAGGTTAAGCTCTTCACGAGCCTCGTTACCAGTCATGATACCGTTATTAACCAAAGAGGTTAAATGTTTAGCCTCAGCTTCTTTATCTGGCGTCAGTGCAGCTACTTCCTTAGTATTAGGAGTAACCTTGTAGCCAAAGAAGAAAGTAAGAGAACTAGTCAGCTTGTTCAGCATAGGAATGATAGTCATGTAATAAAACAATTCGATGTTTGGTCGAATATTAGCATTATTACCACCATCAAGTAACACTTGCGGAACACCAAAGGCAAGACAGATGGATTTATTAAATCCTTCGATATCTTCCTTGAAGTCTAGATCTTTAAAAGAGGATATTTGGGAGTACGGTTTTGCTTTCATACCACCATCTAGAATCAGGACAGTAGACTGACCAGTACTAGGATTATAATCGAGTTGTAATTCTTCTTGTTTACGCTCACGCAATTTCTTGTTCAGGATTTCATCCGTCTCAAGAATAAGACCAATCACTGTGCCGTTATCGAGGAACTTCTCTTTAAAGTTAAGCATTTTAGAACGCTTCTCAAGAGAGTCAATAACTGTAGCAACACGAGATTGTCCAGAAATTTGGGAGTTTGTGCCACACACGTAACTGTTATCCTTTATAAAGATAATCTCATCTACGCGATAGTCTATCTGGTTATTAAATATGAATTTTTTGATAAACTTATTGGCATCTGCCTCTACTTGCATTAGTGCAGCAGGGACATGATAAAGTGCTGTGCCATCCCAATAGATATATGCACAACCCTCAAAAAGTAGGTCAGTGACTACAAGTCTACGGAATGTGCTTATATCCATGAATGGATTAGGTCGTACATTTAAGAGAGTGTCTAGAGTCTTTGCCTTGACGCCATTAGCGTACGTGACAATATTATATTTATCTCCGACAGTATAAGAACACTCCGCCGCACTATCGATAACCATGTTAGCAGTTCGGTTGAGAATCTCAATCTTACTGTAGGCTTGTCCAGTGGTAAATGGCTTACGGTTAGTGCGATGACTAACGGGTTCCATGTCTCTTATAATACGTTGACCCGGATTTAGCTTTTCAGTAATCCAGCTTTTTAAACCCATTATAAGAACCTTGCGAATCCTGATTTAGTTTCAGTCTTGACTTGTGTCTTTTCTTGAGGATTCTGTAGCTTTTCCTTTTGTTTAAGAACCCATGCCTTCTGTTTATTAGCAGAGAAAAGGGGAGGTTCTTTAGTGTACACCTTATGTAATAGTTGGTGATGGTGGACACAAAGGGTAACAGTGTCATCTACTAGCTCATGCCTATATCTTTCATAGAATGCCGTCCTATTTGAGAGGACTGTTTCTTCGTCAGTGAAATCCAATTGGAGTTCTTTAGCAAATTTTTTAACTAGTAGAGACACTGTATGGTAATGATGAAGCTCTAATTCTTCACCACAACCACAGATTTCGCAGCGATCGGCTTTTTTATATTGACTTTTTATACCGTCTCGCATGAGTGATATAGCATCACGTTTATATTTTACATTTCCTGCCACAGTATTCTCCTCAACTGTATGAATATAGTATACATAATCATGTCGAATTTGTAAAGGGGATTTTAAAATGCAGGAATGGGATACCAACTGAGTAGTATCCCATCCTATACTTATTTATTTCCCACGGGAAATTGAGTAAATTCCATAACGCAGTGCGTCACAAAGGTGAGAGTTCGCATCATGACGTGGTTTTTCACGTGATAATTTCTCTTCGCCTTCCTGGAAGTCCCACTTGTAGTTCGCTAGGGCGTGGATCAATGAGGTACATGAAGCATCTACGATGATCTTACCTTGCTGGAACAGTGCTTGTAGGCATGCCAGACCATCTAGGACAGATTTCTTAGCAGGAGCAGAAGCGATTTCATGTTCATATGCTAAGTCCTGACGGAACTGAGCAGCAGCGGAGTCTACAAATATACGATCAACACTATAACGATCTATGCAGTGTTGGATATAAGCAGCGTGTTGAGCTGTAGTCTTTTCAGCCTGCTGATACTCTTCTAGTACGTAATAAACATCAGTATCATAGTGATACTTGATAGTAAGAACTGCTGTAGGGTCACGATAACCAACGTCGATACCAAGTAATGTTTCGAAAGCCTCATCCTCTTTAAAGAAGTGACGCATACCTTTGAGGTCTTTAACATGTTCGATAGCATTGAAGGTGTCAAAGATCTGACCTTCGAATACAGAGAAGTCAGCCTCATATTCTTGACGGAAGTAGTTTTTACTAACAGTACGACGCGCTTCTTCGATATCGTTCAGATCAGCACGTGGGTTATCACGATATGTACCATGAATAGATACCCAGTTAGGTAGCGTTTCGTTAAATCCTTTCTCATAGAACTCTTTAAACCAGTTACCACCACGAGGTGTGGAAATAAACAGAGCTTTAGAGTTTGGCTTATCTAGAGTAGGACGTAACTGAATATCGAAAGCTGCACCACCAACGTCGGAAATCGCTGCTTCGTCAAAAATGATGAAGTCATATGAACGACCAACCGCGGAGTCAGCCTGCGCCGCAGAAGCCAGCTTAAAGAGAGAACCATTCGCTAGTTCAATCTCTTTATCTTTTGCGTTCTCACGTTCAGTCTGTAATCCATACTTCTTAATAAGACCACGAATCTGTGACCAACCAATGTTAGCCAGTGAGTAGTTAGGTGCAACTACCAGCACCTTCACATTGGGTTCCAGAAGTTTTAGGAACCCAAGTGTATATGCGATGAATGACTTACCTACACGACGTGATACACATGCAGTCACGAAGCGGTGTCTTGGGTCTTCCAGCGCATTAATGATTGCAATCTGAGGGGCATTAGGTGTAATCCCCTCTTGAGCTAGAATGCTAGAGACTGGCAGACGGAAGAATCGTTTGTCAATACCAAAGTCAATAACATCTGTGGTGTTAATATAGTCTCTAGAGACTTTCATTATCTCTTACCTCCTCCTGCTAGAGCGGTAATAAGATTCATATAGTTTTCGTCACCACTTCCAGCAATAATATTATTCTGAATATTAGTCTGATTAGCCGGAGTACGGGCTGCTGCCTTCACTTTCTCCAGTTCTACCATCATTTTCATTTCTTCCATCTTCATCTTGTGCGCCTTCCAGAGAATATCCATGATATCCTGGTCAGAACCCATGCCAGTTTCTTCAAGTTCTTCCAGCTTACGCTTGATAACTTCGTCAAGAACTCCGAATAAGCGGTCACGATTACGGAAGCCACTTTCCATAAAGATATCGTTGAGATAGTTTTTAACTTCCCCACGATTCATTATATCACGGAATGCAATCTCGGACATTCCAAGACTACGAGCGGCGGCAGGAACATCACTACCGCACTGTAAATAGGCTTCAATAACATCCATGCCTTCGGGAGACATGAGATCGGGAACTAATACATCATTTGCCATATATCCTCCTTTAGGTTAGGCGTTGAACTGTTACACGTAGTCTTGGCAAGAAAACAGCTGCCGCTTCTGCAGCGTGAATGATAACACCCAACTCAACGTTGCCATTACCAAGGTTTTTAATAGTATAAATATATCCGTTCCTACGGAAAGCAAACTCATCAGGCCTACTAGCCCAAGTCTGTGTATAACTATAGGAAGTTGTACTGTGATAAGGTACTAGATATCCAGGTGGCAGAGTAAGAATCTGGTGGAATACACCATCACCAGCTGTATAACTTTGTTGACGTCTACCTTGTACCTGCCAAGCGCTACCGCCGTAAGTACGCACAGGCATTCCAGCAGTATTAAGATTACCCATAATAACTTCAGTAGTTAATATAACAGTAGAGTGAGCATTTGGTAATCCCAACCAAACTGTGGCCAAAGGTGTGTAGAAGTCACCAGCACCAGGGTAGGATGGAGTTATATCGTCCCCTACATAAGTACTTGCAACGTTGCCTGGGAATAACCTGAGGGGTACAGTACTAGGACTCCACACAGGTCCATGTTCATTACCAATGGAGTTGGTATTAGTATCTACATACCATTGTTTACCTACACCAAATTTATATAAGCTAATTTGAGAAGCTGCACCCCCATAGTTAACAGGAGACCACAATCCGCCATTACTAGAGCCGATAAATTCACATCGTGCAGTATTATCACCAAAAACTCCGGTATACGCAGCGTTATTACCAACATACTCCATATCAGGGCGATAGCCTAAGTTTCCGAAAGCATTCTGGTTAATAAATTTATAGCCTGTATTTGGTAGGCTAACACCTTTAATAGTAAAATTAGACGGAGATATTAAGATATCTGAACCGGTAAATGGATTACCAGAAACTCCCATACTACCATTAGAATAGCGCAGATTTAGCACATACCAAATAACCTTAGTTGGCGTAACGTTATACCAGTCCTGTACATATACCTTTCTAGCAGACTGAGCAGCCATATTAGAAGTAGAACCTCTACAAACATATATTTTTTCTGGGTATGCAGGAGATTGGTAGTTAATGTTTACATTAGAAGGTATCTCCCCTTTTTTACCTACAAATCCACGAATATTAGAACTACAAACATAAAACCAATCATGGCCTCTACCAGCAGAACCAATAGGCGCCTGCCAGTTAGGTTCCCAATAATCTGCGTTACCACCATCTAAAGGAACAGTAGAGACACCAGTTGGAAAACCCATAAGACTCCAGGCTCTGGAAATAGCTTCACCTGCGGAAACACCACCAGGTCTAAAGATCTGGAAACCGGAAGATTGTAGTAAAGTACCACCAGTTCCTTGCCTAGCAATAGATTCCTCATGACCAAGACCACCATTGTATATATAAGTACCGTGAGCTAAACTATCACCGATTGCAAAAGCAGATGTTATAGCCAGTTCAGCACCAGCACGTGGTTGATCTTCGAAGAATGTTAAGAATTGGCCAACCTGAGATTGTGTACCATTCAGAAAGCCACGATGAGTACCGTTTATCTCAATAGCAGTTAGTATAACTCTACCAGGATCATTGGATTTAATGTTTATAATATCCCAAGGCATCTGAGTAACAAAATACCCATTGCCTGCATCACCTAGAGCGGCCTCGTAAGTCCCATCAACTAGGACAAATGGCATATCTGAGTGGAAGATACTATTAGTATTTGGAGAGTAGTGCTGATTTATATCACCACCATTAGCAGCGTTTAGAGATAATACAGTTTTACCATCACTAAATTTTCCTGCGAAAAAACTCATACAATCTCCTTCTTTAAAAATGTATTTGCTTAGATCCCTCTATTTTGCTATAATATATTTATAAATTAAACAGAGGAACGATTATGAAAAAGTTACTAGCCATCGTAGTTGCAGCAGTAGTGTTGACGGGTTGTGTGCCAGCTCCCGAGCCATTTTGTAAGGCATATGTGAAGTCTTATGGTCATGTTGGTGAAGAACACTACGCTTTAGATATTCGAGAAGCACGTACTGTGGGCTACCGATTCCCTAAAACTCAGTTACGCACTAAGTTTGGGTGGTGGGATTTGTCACAGTTTGATCTCAAATATGGTGATTGCAAATTTAAACTAGAACAATCTGGTCACTTGTAATTAGTATAAAGTAAAAAGATCTCGAAGTAAACAAAAATTTTTATTTCTGGGATGAGGTACAGGTAGCAAACACAATGCAAGATGAAGAAAAGTCCTTTCAGGAACCTGTTAACTTTGAAATAAATCCCAGGAATAAAAAGCAATACATGATGCAATTGATGAAATCATTCAAGACGTCATAGAAGATACAATAGAAGACGTGATGGGAACATCCTTCTTACTAGAAGAATCCGGCTTCGACGAAGTAATGGATCTAATCAGGACAGTCGTAATGGTTCGTGCAATTGCTAGGGTATTCCAAATACCAAGACTATAGGAGAAGCAAAGAGATGTCAGATGACAACAGAAGAAAGAACAGACGCGGGGAAGTGTACGAAAGTTGGATAAATAGTTTCGGATTCGGGACTGTGTTATTCTTTATCTTTGTACTCTTTTGGTTAGCAGCTATGGCGGGGTGGTTATAATGGAAGTAGTAATTATTACTTTACTAGTTGTGGTAATTATAGGGCAGTGCATCTTAGATAACCACTTAGCTCGTATCGAACGTAAGCTGCGGGGAGACAAGTAATGTTTAGTTTTGTAGCTATCTTCATTATCGGGGTACTTGCGGGAATCTTCGGAACACTCGGGGCTATTAACAAGCATCGTGAATACGTTGCGGGAGTATCGCGGGAGCTTTCGGAAAGGGAGCGGAAGTTTGCGGAGAAACGTGCGGAGTTTGAGCGAGAGTGGTCGGATGGATCTCGGGCGTCGCAGAGGAGGTTTCGTATGTCAGAATCAGGAGACAAGCCAGTAGACCGGTGTTCTTCCTAAGTTAGCGCTAATTACCAATTCTCGAAATTTCATAAGATTACACATGAAGGTGTGCCCAGAGGTTCCCTAGATGAGAATGAGTCTCATTACCGCCCCGGTACTTAGCAAGCTAATAGTCACACTATGTGATGATAACATAGTGTGACTATTTTATTTTTAATTGTTATGCAACTTTTAATTTATCAATGAATTGTTGCGGGCTGCAACTATATTCCGCGCGTTCTTCCTCGGTCATACCTTCCCAACACATTTTTAAACGTTCGGCTAGGAATTGATAATCGTTATCATCATCAAGCGATTCATCAATAAAGGTTTCACCGATCAATGTTACGCCGATTGATAGGATATCATTAACGGCTTGAGCGTCCAGCGTTTTAAATCCAGCACTTGCCGCCGCCGATAATACACCTTTATGATCATCAATCATCGTGAAATCAGCGTTAGGATATAGCTGTTTAAACAGTTCAAAGTAATAAGATTTATATACAGCATCTTTGCTGTGGTATATTTCGCTAACCTTATCCGCTTCAAAGTATTTGTGCAGTGTATCGCGGGAAAATACGCGGATATTACTATTTCCGCGCCCTCGCAAGCCTTGTTTGCGTAAATAAAAATAATCGCTTTTAGACATTAAGCGCGCGGTACAAATAATATTTAAAGTATTTGCATCATTCATACATTGGCGCATATATTCAACCAATGGCAATAAAGAATCTTGCATAATTAAATCATGTTTGCAGGCTTCGCGGGAATACTTATTTAAATCTAAATTCCCGTTATCATCAAAGCAAGGCGCTACACGATGGAAAGAATTTATAATCGTTCCGTCTAAATCCCAAATCATAACGCGGGAAATATGCGGGAAAGCGCGGGTAATATTCATATTGACTTTATTCATTTTGTTACATTCTCCATTTAAGGGATTTAGGTTAATTCAATCTTGCCAGCTAATTATATTAGATTAGCTGGCAATGTTCAATTAACTATTAGTTAGTGAGGCCATACGCTAGCGCGTCACCGATAAAGCTAAGATCTTCACCATGTACGCTAGAACGAATTCCCGCGCAAGTGTAAACCATTGCGCTAGCTTCTGGATTGCAGACCGGACACGGCTTAACAACTGCAAACGCTAGACCGGATTTAAGCGCATCAATAATAATTGTTTGCACTGTCAAAGTATCAGCGTAAACGCCTTTTGCTTTTGTATGGCTTGCCACTTTGCCGGTATCATAAGCAAAGGTAGTAACCTGCAAAGCGTCGTTATAATTCAGCAAATCGAAATTAACTTGCCCCGCCTCGACGTGATAACGTTCGCCATTAGAATAAACTAGAACGATGGAAGAAGTAGCACGATCAAAAGGAATGTTTTGGTTTTTCATGTTTATGACTCCAGATTATTTAATTACGGGATTAATTTATTTAATTGCAATTGTTAATTGATACGGCGTTAATTCGCCGTTATTAGTAATACTTTGATCATCTAACCATTCCATAAAGTCAGAATAATCATTAAACGTTAATACGTCATTATCACGGGTATCAACTGCAATAATACAACCTGTATTCGTCGGACTAGCCAACATATAATCGAATTGGTATACCTTGCCGCATTCCATATCATCCGGCGTTATATACTGCTTTTTATCCAGTGTTTTAGGTAATACAATATTCATTTAATAAACCTTTTATTAATGGCGGTATATTTCAACCGCCGATTAAATTTAATTATGCAAAGAATTTACCGTTTTTGAAATCAATCAAAGTACGTTGCCCGTTTGCATAGGTAATTAAATGCGTTTGCGTCCAGCTTGACGCGCCCACGTTGTAGCCCATATCAAGCGACCCCGCCACGCCAGCGGTATAAACGCCGCCGTATATGCTAGCCGTGTGAGTATGGCCAGTGTTGAGGCGTCCCAACTTTTTAAACTGCTTAGGATTGCCCCGACTGCCATTAATGCCATTGTGACCATGTACGCCGCATTCAATGCCAGCGATTTTAAACGACTGGTCAGTAGTCAGGAAAATAGCGTTAAATTCGCAACCTGCGACACTACGCAAGGCGTAATCTAGCACGTTAAAGGTATCATCCTTTTCAGCAATAGCGGCGTATATAGCAGCGTTTAGACGGTGATACAATTCCGCGTTTGCGGGATCGTCTTTAATGTTAGCGTTACGATCATCTAACCAGCGGGATAAAGCTAAATCATGGTTAGATTCCACAATGATTGTTTGAGAGAAATCACGCTCCATAGACTCTAATACGCGACCCGTATCGATAAGATCATCAATAACTTTATCACGTCCGGCGGCGTATTGTTTCGCAAGGAATACACCACTAGCGCGGTTGTGATGGTTACGCGATGTAAAATCATGCACGTCATGAATAAATTGATATTTCGGTTTAAGAATATCAAGCAAGCTGTTTTCACTAGCCCATGATGCAACGGCGCATTCATCATCTAATTTTTCGGCGTGAATATCGCCATATTGCAAGCCTAGAACATGATCGGACGTTTCAAAACATCCGGTAGGCATAGCGCAAACATTCAAATCATAGAACATTCCGCTTTCATCCATTGTTTCAAGTTGGCGGCAATAAAATTCTCCGTCGTCGTCAAATTCTACCAGCAAAGCGCCGTAATTATGTAAAGCCTCAGCTTTTTGACCTGCTTTCTGCTGAATGTAGTTTTTAAGCGTAGCCGTTCCGGTTGAATACATACGGCGCACTACTTCACCTTTTAACGCTGGTACACTTTCAGCGGTAATTTTTGCCGCACCAATTGTCAGACCTTCAATATTTAAAGCCGTGGCGGTTTCTGCGAATCCTGTAAGCGGATAATCTGCCGTTGGTAAAACATTAATTTCAGCCATGAAAGCAAAGCGGCGGTTATTTAAAAATACGTTTTTATCACAAACATATTTATCAAATGCGGGATCGTATTTAATACCGTTTGCCCCTTCCCCGTTCTGGAATCCATTTTTATTATAAATGAATTTACTAATCAGCAATTCAGCGCCGCAATATTCAGCGAATTTTTCCAGACTTGCTAAAAAGTTTTTATGCGGGAAAGTATTATTTTGAATCGACGTTAGAATAAAACGGCGACCGGATTTAACTTCCCATTGTTCAACGGTACTAGAAACAATTCCCGCCGCTTCGGGGCGATCATCATTTTTAATCGCCTTTTCAGCTTTTGCCGCTTTCGGTTTCGCTGGCTTATTTGCTTCCAGCCAGTCACAAATTGCGGTCGAATGTTTCGGCGTATCATAAACAGCTTTTGAAATATCGTCGCAAACTTCCAATTTAGTAGCGCGTAAACGCTTACCATAGAAATTAAAATCAGCGGCCATTTTCAAAATTTGAGCTTGTTTTTCTGCGGAAATATTCATAACTAAATCAACTCCTATAAAGGGATAAATATTAATACTGGCAATATTGCCAAATATAACGCCTTGCCTGAAGTGAGGACAATTTAAAAGGCGTTATAATTTGCAATATTATTCTAGAATTGGCATAAGACTAGAACTAAACCCGCAACTAATAGCCAGCGTTAAAAATATAATCGCCAGATATTTTTGTTTATTAGCTTGACGTTTAAACATATCAGCGGCATAAGCTGAATTAATGCCGATAATAGAGATTATATATTTGCCGTAATTAAATATAAATATAGCGGCAACTATAAATAAACCTAAAATAAACGCTTCACTAGGAAAGAAAATCATTTTAATAACTCCGGTCAAAGGGAAATTATAGCGGGGAATATTCCCCGCTAGTTAAAATTTATTCACCTGCGGCCTGTTTTACTTCCTCCGCTACGCCTAACAATTGCGCTACGACGTCCAGCGTTTCCAGTTTTGCACTTTCCAGACTTGCCAGATCGTCGGCGTCTTTAATAACGCCAGCGTCAATGGCATGTTTAGCCATAACGCGCACATAGTGAGCTTTACGGACACTAGACCCGCCGCCAACTTTACGCGGTTTATCGCTTTTCTGGTAGGCTTTTGCACTGGTCAATTTAGAACGTACAGACACCGGACTAGCAGCACCAACGGCGGCGGCGATTTCTTTCAAGCCGTCACTGTTAGCAAATTCAATTCCGCTTTTAGCGACCATTTCAGAATACATAGAAACAGCCTTTTCGGTGTTTTCTTCGTTCCAAGAGAATTTTGCGGTTTTTTCGGTTTTAACGTTAGACATAATAAATACTCCGTTCAATTATTAATTAAGGGATTATGATTAACTAATGTTAATCGTTATATTGCCCATATTTCAGGGCAATATAAAAGTAACACTAATCATATAAGTTTAAATTGTGTGCCATAACATTGTTCACACTACATGGTTAATATATCGAAAATCTAACATGAGGCGCTAGCCTTATTTATTTACGCCGATTAAAGGCGCGGGTTAATAAGCTATTAGGCGATAGCTTGCCATTTATCATCTTTCTGAATGACCTTTACAACGTCGCCAGATTTAACACGGACGGTATAAATCGGCTTGCCGTTGTTGCTACGTTCCGTTTCCGCGTAAACCGCTTCGATTTTATCGAAAGGATCAAGCGCCGCACCTTTGATACGTTCGGCTTTTCCGGTTAATTCATCAGTTTTAGTTACAAAAGGAATGAAAACAGATTGACCTACTTTCGGCGCGGTAATAACGTTTTGCATTTTTAATACTCCGGTTTATTGGGGATTATTCCACAATAGCGCCTCGATACTTTGAAACGCTATTAGATTATAATCCGCTAGGAGTTAGCCTAAACATTACCGTTATCCAAATTTTTAAAGAGCAGTTACTACGGGGAACATCTTAAAACCTATCGGCTAGCGTGTCAAGCGTTTTTTAAACTTTTTTCGATTTGATGTGAGTTATATAAATCAATCATTATATTACGCCACACCATTTCCAGCCCTTGTTGCTTGCCTTTCTTGTATTGCTTGAATCTGTATTTTACAGATCGTTGCGCTACTGTCAACAAATTTTTTGTTCTGCTATCTAATGCGCTAGCAGGTTTCGCACTAATCACTAAAGCGTTTTTTGATTTGATCATTATCGTCGATTCCTTATAATGTATAAGTTTACCGCCGATAGGCTTTAAGATGTTCCCTAGTTTTTAAAGAGCATGGCGGTAAACTTCCCCGCCGTGTAGTTCGTCATTGCCGCCCTACGTGATAAATAATAGGAGAATACCGAGAAGGGCGCAACCTTATTTTTGTAAAGAAACGTAAAGAAAACCACTATTCGCAAACGTCCAGCGGCGCACTAAATTTAATGAAACGGGCGCGCGAATAACACCAAAACAACCATTTTAGCAAGTAATTTTTTCATTTATATTTGCTCTAGGGTACTTGACAAAATCTAAAATCCTCGTGGTGAGGAGATCGGCATAGTGGCAATGCACTTGCCTAGCTAGAAATTAGAACGCCGTAGAGAGCGATTTAGACGCCTTAAATTGGACTTAACAAATATTTAACAACCGCAAAATTGAAATAAAGTTAGAAAAGGTCTTGACTTTTAAAAATCAAGACCAAATGACTTAATTTAATAAATTAATTAATTGACTTTTTAAATTCTTCTCTTTCCCCTTCTAACCATAATAATAACGTATCTAAATCATAACCACACTTACTAATCTTTTTCTTAGTAATAGGATTTGTAATTTGAGCACGCAAATAATCACGACCTAAACTATCACGTGGGCGTTTCTTATCATGATAAATATTAGTAGGCAAACCATTAGCACGCAATTTGTAACCACGGTTACTAATATTCTGCAATTGAGTAGCAAGGCATAAGTTTTTAATGTTATTATTTCGCCTGTTACGATCAATATGGTCGATTGTTAGGTTGCTATCTATTTCACCATGAAATAGTACCCATATGATACGATGTACCGTGTAATCAGAGTTATTAATAGAAACGCGATAGTAACCACCGGTACTATCACATCCGGCAATATCACCTGCCTTTTTATTACCGCGTGAAACTTTCCACCTTAGAAATGTTTCCGATGTTTCATCATAATAAAATAAATTATTTACAGTCTCATAATCAATATCTTTATAATTAGTCATCTAATTGTTTCCTCATGTTATTAATTTAATCTCTATTATATTATATCAAAATCATTAGCAGGCTACCTAATGAGTTTTTCAGTTAGTGAGAACCACTATCATTTAAGTTATCCACAGTTTTATTAACAGCACTTTTTGACTTGACACAATGAGAGGAGTTTACAGCACTTTTGCACAGAGTTATCCACAGGTTATTCTACTGTATAAATATACAGGGTAAATAGGTAGCACTAACATCTGCAATCAATTTTGAGGCATCTAGAACGCGCTACAAGGCGTTTTCTTGCTGGTGGCCTTATTAAAGTAAAGCCAGCAATAAGCGTTATATAGCGTTATATGAGTAAACGCGCGATTAGCACACTTTTAGCAATTGAGCAAGGAAAATAAAAAGGTAAAATAAACGTTGCCCCTATAAAGAGAAAACGCTTATTATCTTTCCACCGATTAACGAGGGAGACAAAGAAATGTCTACTGTAAGAATTGCAGTACCAGCAAACACCAATATTATTAGGGGTAGTTTGCGCAACCTGCTAGATGGATCAAATCCAGCAAGCCTACAACATACGGCGGCGATGGTTGAAAAGATTCACGATGATATTTTAGATAATAATGATACTCATTATTGTTTAAGTGATTTCACGCAATTACTAGACCCTACCCGCGTTCTAGTGCTTTACAACCGTGACTATCACATCATGCGAAATCAGCGGGGAAGCGATATTGATTTTATCATTGTAGGTCACGACGAAAAAAGCTATATTGCCCGTGGTTACAATGTTCAAGAAAAAGAAATGGTTTTCGCTACTCGCGTAAATGGTATTACTTCCAGCGATGTAGAAGGTTTACTATCTAGTATTTGGGGCGAATTGACAAGCGCCATTAAACGTGCTGATAGTGACGCAATCGAAACAACTGGCGTATTGTGTTTTGAACGCGCTACGGGTAACATGTTGATTCCTAATGATTATTTAGAGTATGGGAATGAATCAAACGTTGCAAACGCTGGATTTACACTTCTCCCGCTTGACAATGTAGCAAAACAGGCTGTACAATCTCAAACTTCAAGCGCAAATGCGCAAACTACTGAAAATAAAGGAAATATTATGTCTAAAGTATCTTCTATCGTTGCCGCTAATAAATCCGCCGTTGTTAACGCTGCTAAACTGGAAGCGGGTAAAATTGCACTGACTCAAATCACAAAAGTAGCGGCGAAAAAAGCGCCGTTTATGATTAAAGGTTATATTGATACGCCGATTGGTCGTGTAGTGATCGCTAACCTGCTGAGTGTAGCGGTTGACCAGTACGCCCCGACTAACCAGAAAGCGAAAGCGGTAGCAGGCGCGGCAATGGAAGCGGCAATGTTGGAAATGGTACAGAGTTTCAATATTGCTGAAATGATCGATGAAATGGTAAAAGGTATTGACATTTCTACCTTTACCCAAAACACCGAAACAGAATAATAATTACTAGCGGGGATTATTCCCCGCTTTACTATTTCCCTGTTAATTGTTAGGAGACTAATTATTATGCAACTGAATCAAATCATGTTAGCACAATTAGCCGAAAAAATGCCGAATAGCCCACACGTTAATTATTCAGACGATCAAAGCAATATTCCTATATGGGAAAAGCAAGGGCGTCCCTTTTTATGGGAACATGTAGAAAGCGCGAATAATTATCATGCTTTCTTTGATCGTGGTTATGGCTGGCTATGTATTTTTGTAGATGAAACTTTGCTGGATTATGGAATGGATGAAATAGTCCGTGATGACGTAATTTTCTTGAATAAAGGATTTTACGATGTAGCAAATTCTCTATATTTCCCTGCTAATTAATAGGAGACTAATTAATGTCAAAGTATGGCGACGTAGTAACCGGATCACATATTGATCATCCGATCATTGCACTAGTGTACTGTTACACTAATACCCACGGCGAACAATGGGCAAGTGTAGAACATTTTTTCGCTGGCGATATTGAAACGCCGTTGCATGAAATGGCAATGGAAAACGCCTCCAGTTTTAGCAATCATGAAATCTGTCAGAATTGTGATGAGTCTGCTAATGATTGCGAGTGTGACGATTCCAATCTGGTAGAAAATCCAGACGTGGGCGCAACGGCGTACCACTGGCAATTCACGAAAAGTTATCAATTTGTTAACGGCGGTCATGGTGAGGATGAAGTATATAAAGCCTTGCTAGAATTGGGGATCGTCCAGCGTTTTGATAATGAATTGCATGTTTATCAAAAGGCACTAGAAAACGCTTGCTATTTCCCAAAAGAAAACAGGGCGCTAGAATATGAGCGTTTCGAGCAAGTGTTACGATCTGAAAGCGAGCTTTACGGCGATGCAATAATCAGATATATGTAATGTAAAGTTTTGTAAAGGTCGCCTTAATCGGCGGCCTTTTTTGTTATAATGCCTTTACACCGAAACGGTGGATTGAAAATTTTCCCTGATTTCTAGGAGGCGTTAAAATGGTGCATTCATCATCTTCTGCAATTTTTAACGGTATGGAATGGGTATCCGTTCCCGCTATTGTCAGCGTTATGGTTTCTGAATTTGGGATCGGTAAAACTTATGTTACCATTCAGGAGCTTTACGACAACGACAAGATTGACCAGCAAACCGCCGGATTTTTGCTGGATGAATTGAAAGCTAACCATTGCACCAAAAAGCAAGCGGCAAAAATTGTTTTAATGTAATTATTAAAGGGGATATATTATCCCCTAATTTCTAGGAGCTAATAAAATGGTTATTTTTCGATCTATTCTGGCTAGTATCTTGGGCGCTATTTTATCGCTGTTTGTAATAGCTTTCGGCGTTCACGTGGTTATTATTGGAGCAGGTATCGCGGGGTTTTCTTACTTGTTAGGCTGTATGACTGGTAAAGGGGAATAAAAATGTTAAAGAATGTTTCCCTTGCCCGTTCCAAAGGTTTTAAGCTGGTGGATGTTAACACGTTCGAGCGTCCAGATTGTAAAATCGAATATGTAGCACGCAACAAAAACGCTTTCCGTGTTACAGAAAAGAAATTTGACAAGCGTGGCAATTTGGTAGCCGAAACGATTAAACACTTTGCCACCTTTTACGCTGCATTTCGTGGGGTATTATAATGGAAAGGGCAATTGTTAAAATGTTAACTTTTGTTTGTGGCGTGTCTAGTGCTGCAATGTTGATCACGCTAGTGATTATGATTATCCGTGACGCGAGGATCTTTTAATGGTAATTTATGAGGGCAATCGCTTTATTACTAATTGCCGTCCGGCATTATTAGCAAACTATTTAAATCAGCTTTCACCAGTTTATAAAGGCGTAGTTAATATCTATGAGGGCAAAGCACATTATAAAATTTCTGCCGTTGTCGCCCGTGAACTAGCGTTTCAATTTTTAACTTTTGGGTCTTGTGACGTTCAGGTTATGGGGGAAGCGTTAATAGCGGAAAACGAAAATGAATTTATTGACATTTTCCGCAAAGTATGTACGGAGCGCCTGATTATGAAAGGCGCATATATTCAATCAACCGCTGAAAGTATTGAAACAGCGTTTCGAAAGGTGGCGCAATGACTAAAGATGAAGCACTAGAAAAAATGAAACAAGGTTTCAAAGTTAGTAATCAATATTTTACTAGCGATGAATTTTTGTACATGAAAGAAAACGGCGTGATCATGTCAGAAGATGGTTACAATTTTAATGATTGGTTTTTCAATATTCGCAAGGGTGAGGAATGGAAGCTAGACGGTTGGAGCGTCTACCGTGAATAGCTGGTGGCGTAAAACGCAAAGTCACAAATCTAATAATACCGCTGGGAAACATTCCCAGCGTTTACGATTTGGTAATGGCTTCACAATGATATTGATAATCATTCTCATTCTAGGAGCAATGGCATGGCTGTAAGAATTTTACGATATGTAGAACGTAAAGAAACCGATATTATGCAACATCATTTAACTGATGGGCAATACGCGCAATTTTTAGAAATGCGGAAAAGCGGAGCTAGTACGGCGGCGCTAGGGGCGTGGATCAATTCAGTCTCAACGTGTACGCATTTTGATTCATACGGATATACGCCAGCCGAAACAGTCCAGATCTTTGACGACTACGAGAAGGAATACATAGCAGACTAATAATAACGGGGCCGATAGTTGCGCCCCGCCTTTTCTGCCTGCAAACAAATTTCCCCTTATTAAAGTACCTCCTCCAAAAATAAACGCGTTAGAATGCGTTACAGAGCGTTTAAAGGCTATATTAGATTATTCTCCTGCTGGAATATACTGTATATTTATACAGTAGAATAACCTGTTAATAAGTCTGTTGATAACGCCTCAAAATCGCTAGGATTTTGTCAAGTCAAATCATGCTGTTAATAAACCTGTGGATAACTTAAATAGCAGTGTTTCTCACTTCCCTTTCTAAATGCGAATCATTATCATTATGCAACTCATTCGCATTCAATTCTGTAAATGATAACCATTCTCATTCCACTTTCTAAACGCGAATCATTATCATTCGCATTCAACTTTTCAAATGAGAATCAATCTCATTATCATTCGCATTTCGGCAGGCAGGGCATTTTCATTTTGCCCTGCGCTTTTGTGCAAATCCGACATTTGCCTCCATGGATTACGTGCTGGCGGGTATGTGCGAATCCGACAATTTTTGGTAGTGTGCAAATCCGATGGGAAATATTTTTATAGTGTGCGAATCCGACAATGAATTTTCCTAAAAACTCGGGCAGACTCGTGCTGCGCACAAATCCAGCCGTATATGTGCAAATACGACACGAAATTTCTAGGAATGAGTAGTGCGAATCCGACAAGATTTTTGTGATTTCGATTGGAGGGTGTGTGATTGTGTGGGTTTGGGGGGAAGTGCGAATCCGATGAGATTTTGGGAGGAACTACGGAAGGAGCAGCGGTAGTGGTGCTTCAGCACCGGTTTGCTGCGTTTTTGGGGATAATGTGGGATGTTTTGGCTAGAATTGAGATTAGTGGAGATAAAGCGAAATTTTATTAGCAAAATGAGGCAAAATCGCTTGACAAGTGAAAATTCCTGTGGCTCTAAAAACTCAGGCAATCATGGGCCTTCGGCCCGAAATAATGCTGCTATTTTCAGTGTTCCTAAAAACTTTGGAGACTCCTATCAATGTGCAAATCCGACCATAAATTTCTATAAACACAGTGTGCAAATCCGATAGCAATTTCCAGAAATGTGTTTTGGAAAAATGTCTCCTAGAAATA